GACTTGATTCATAGCTCGATGCCTGACTTGACTGCTGACAGCTTTCATTTTTCGTCCCAGACTTGGCTCCTGACTTGGAACCTGACTTGGCTCCTGACTTGGTCCCAGACTTGGCTCCTGACTTGGTTCCCGACTTGGTTCCAGACTTGGTTCCTGAGTTGGTTCAAGAATTGGTTCCCGACTTGGATCATGACTTGGTATCCGACTTGGCTCACGACTTGGGCCCTGACTTGATTGTTGACAGCTTTCATTTTTCGTCCCAGACTTGGCTCCTGACTTGGAACCTGACTTGGCTCCTGACTTGGTCCCAGACTTGGCTCCTGACTTGGAACCTGACTTGGCTCCTGACTTGGTCCCAGACTTGGCTCCTGACTTGGTCCCAGACTTGGTTCCAGACTTGGTTCCCGACTTGGTTCCAGACTTGGTTCCTGACTTGATTGTTGACAGCTTTCATTTTTCGTCCTTGACTTGCTCCCAGATTTGGTTCCTGACTTGGTTCCAGACTTGGTTCACGACTTGGTATCCGACTTGGCTCACGACTTGGGCCCTGATTTGATTCCAGACTTGATTCCATAGCTGATCCAAGACTTGACTCTCGACTTGGTTCCTGACTTGGTTATTAACTGGTTTCATTTTTCCTCCAAGATTTGGTCCCTGACTTGATCCTTGACATGGTTCCTGACTTGGTTCCTGACTTGGCTCCAGACTTGGTCCCCGACTTGGTTCCTGACTTGGCTCCAGACTTGACTATTGACTTTGTCCCTGACTTGCTCCCAGACTTGCTTTTTAACTGTCTTCATTTCCCAACTCTTCAATAAACTTCTCGTACTCAAGCCAAAACTGTTCTATCGCCCACTCTTTAGGCCCGGCGTAAACTTTTAGCAGTCTATATGGCACCTTAGAGAAAACGCTATATCTTGTTAATCCGTCTTCAAATCTTATGCCTATTTTTGCATCATCTCTTATAAAAAACAAGTCGTTTTCAAATATTTTTAACATTTTCTTCTACATCACTTTTTAGGCAGCGTAGTATTCTAATACTAAAAGGTCTGGTAACAGCAAAGGTTACATCTAATACTTTTACTTTATAATTACCAAGATATTTATAATAAATTGTCTTAGTATTGGTTTCTCTCAGAATATCGATAGATTTCATCACATATATCTCTATAAATCTCAAATTTAAACTCGGAATTGTGGGTAATCCACTTACCAACGAAGCCGAAGGAAGTAAAAATCAAATTGATCGACGAAATCAAATTGATAAAAAACTCATTTGATGTTTTATTCATCTGTCTAGATATTCTTTGTGTGACTGGGTTCATTTAAAGCCTGTGTCCTACGCATAAAACTCATTCATCGCCAAATTCTTTTTTTAATTCTAAATAAAGTTTTTTTCTTTCTTTCTCTTGTACTTTTTTATATTTCTCTTTAACGACTCTGTCTCGCTCTTCTCGCTTAATCCTCGCCCAATATTCTTTATCTGTTTCTAATCGTTTTTTAATAAGATAAAAACTAAGAGATTCGTAATCTTTTTCTATGTTGATAGATATCGCACCATCGTCCTTATATTTTTGAAGACGTTCAATAATATCATCAATATTGCCATCAAAATCTCCATAATCCAAGTTAGTATATACTGAAATTTCTTTTCTTAAATAATCAGGAATTGATTCTAGTTTCTTAGTCATGATTTAGTTCCTTCTTTAGATTTAGCAAGTTTTATTAGGTCTTTATTTTCTTGAATTAATGCCACTCTTTCTTGAGCATTAGCTTTTCCGCGAGCCTCAATAGCGTCTAATAGCATATTAGAGTTCATTTTTCTTCCTAGTCAATTGTAGATGGCATATTTTGTAAAATGTTCATTACATCATTTTTTAATTCTTCATTTACTTCTCTGCCGGTTAAGTATGCAACATAATCAAGACCAAGCTCAAACAGGCCCGGGCTACATGCTGCTGCTCCAAAAACTTGTTGAACTACATTAAATAATTCATATTCTTTTTTATCCATTATGTAATCTTTTTCTTTGTTAGCTAGTATTTTAACTTCCTCTTTAAGCTTGTCAACCTCTTCCCATGCTTTATTTCGTTGTTCGATACTGATTTTATAAAAAGAATCCCGCATGGATAATCTATTTACAATCATCTCTACAAGCTCAACTGTTCGTGGAATATGCCACTCATCGCCCTCTACCTCATGTTTCGGTAAGACCGTAAGAGCTAGCTTTTTAATTGCCTCATCTTCTTCGCACCAGTCCTTGTTGGCTAGCCTGATATCATTCTCTAGTTTTAAAATAGTCTCATGCTGCCGGGCCGCCTTGTTGGTTAATTCCTCAATTTTACGCATCATCAACTTGACACGCTCATCTTCGTGATTCTTGGCAAATTCCTTCATTTCAGATATACCAAATAACATTATTTACCTCTTTAATAAAGCTAATTTTCGTCAAAATGGAAAAGGCTGGATTCGAACCAACATCAGGCCCCGACTTAGGGGCGAGCCTACCTTTGTCTCTTATTCTGTATATACAGCGTCTTTATCATCACTTTTCCAGTGCAACCAACTGGATTCGAACCAGTATTCAAGTGCGTCCTGCTTTTGCTCCGCTCTTGCTATTACCAATTATAGGATAGTTGCATCAATGGGTCGGGCAGGAATTGCACCTGCTTGCGCTTCGGTCAGTCCGTTGGAGTCGAACCAACGCCATTTGGTCTTGCCTTGCGGGAGCCCTAACTGACTCTGCGTGTCACTGTCCACGCCGCCGATCCTTATATATTATATACTATTGATCTTTATTTTCAAGCAAAATACTGTAAAATTCTTCTACCATAATATGTATTCTGTATAACTTTGAGCTTGTGCATTTTTTATTGTTAACTTTATAAGATATAATTCCCACATTAATTCCCAAATAGCACCATTATGTGCTTTTAAAAAATAATCAACTTTTATGTTATTTATGTCTTCTATTTTTTCCCTAAATGATATCAAGATGGTCACTCCAGCCCGAATAAAACCAACAATTAAAGTTTATTTTATCTTCTATATAATCTGACAGACCCCTCTTCTTAGTAAAGATCATGTCGGGCATTAATTTAAAATGGCTAATTTTTTTCATATTTTAACTACTACAGATAATAACAAAACAGTAATGTGGTATAAAAAATCATTTCTATAATATAGCCCGGGAAATTTAGGCTTGCCCATGAATGATCTGGGTCTGGATATGTTGTTATAAGGTCACGAACTGATTTCATTTTTTTTGTTTCTTTTTTATTACCCACCGTATCTCAAATAACAAATCATCGATCCATTTTATATATAAAGAAAATGTATGCGGTCTGTAATTTCATAGCGAATAAAATTAGGAATCCGTAAATACCAGTCTATATAAGTATATGTAAATATGTGCGTTTTGTCAAATATTTTTTCGTTTATTAAATCATAAGTTTTTTGAATTTTTTTTAAAGGCTTCATTTTTCTGCTCCGTGTTCATCCCAGACTTGTCTCACGACTTGGTTACTGACTTGGTTCCAGACTTGGCTTTCGACTTGGCTCCCGACTTGGCTCCTGACTTGGTTCCTGACTTGGCTCCAGACTTGCTCCCCGACTTGATTGTTGACAGCTTTCATTTTTCGTTCCAGAATTGGTTCCCGACTTGGATCATGACTTGGTTCAAGACTTGGTTCCTGACTTGGCTCCAGACTTGGCTCCTGACTTGGTTACTGACTTGGTCCCCGACTTGGTTACTGACTTGGTTCCCGACTTGGTTCCTGACTTGGTTCCTGACTTTGCTCAAGGCTTGGCTCCAGACTTGGTAAATAAGTGATTTCATTTTTCGTGCCTGACCTGCTTCCAGACTTGGCTCCAGACTTGGTTCCTGACTTGATTGTTGACAGCTTTCATTTATCACTCCAGAATTGGTTCCCGACTTGGATCATGACTTGGTTCCTGACTTGGCTCCAGACTTGATTACTGACTTTCCAGACTTGGTTACTGACTTGACTGCTAAGAGCTTTCATTTTTTATTCTTATATTGGTGCAAGACTTGGATATATGCTTCCGTCCAGACTTGGTGCCGAAGTGTGTAGGTTTGATTTATATGATTGTACATTTTGCTCCAGATTCGGACACTTATTCGTTCACCAATTTTGTAATTAGTTAATTTTATAATTTTGTACTGTAGTTCAGTTATAACATTTTTCATTTATTATCCCCATAATATTCTTCTATAAAACCCAAGTTTTCTTCTATAAAACGCAAAATAATATATCCCGGCATATCGTGTGATACATGCCAACGGGTTTCCCAATAGCTTTTTAGTATTAATTGACGGATTTCTTTAGCTATTTTCATTGTTTAAAATAAGCCTTATTTTACTTATTGGATGACAAATTTTACGAATTTTTTGAAATATAACAAGATTAATTGACGGGACATATAATTGTATAAGTTTATTTTTTAGAGGTTTCATTTTTCGTTCCTGCTTTGTTCCCAAGCTTGGCTCCAGACTTGGCTCCTGACTTGGCTCCCGACTTGGATCATGACTTGGTTCAAGACTTGGTTCCTGACTTGGCTCCAGACTTGGCTCCTGACTTGGTCCCCGACTTGGTTACTGACTTGGCTCCCGACTTGGCTCCAGACTTGCTCCCCGACTTGATTGTTGACAGCTTTCATTTTTCGTTCCAGAATTGGTTCCCGACTTGGATCATGACTTGGCTCCCGACTTGGTTCCAGACTTGGTCCACTTGGTTCATGACTTGGTTCACGATTTGACTCTTAACTGATTTCATTAGCTCTAAAACTTATCTCTATAAAATGTATATCAGTATTATATAGCTTTCTACAGCCGGATTGCCGGTAAAAAGAGGAAAAAAGTCTATATTTTGGCCCGGGCATTATGTCCATATTGTACATTCTAAAATGTTCAGATAAACTCTTCATAAACATGCTCTTTTAATAAATCGTATCCAAGCGGAGGGTGTGTAACAATTATTCCTGCCTTTATTTCTGTTGATTCGGGTATAAAGTTCCTAAATAAAAAACTATTTCTGCCCAAAGAAACGGCACAATAATATGTTATTAATTCTGTAACAGGATTCATATTTCATCCCTTAATATAAATTTTAATAATATACTAAAATCAGTCCTGTAATATAGTAGATCATGTATTTTACGAAATTCACAATAACTTCTTCCAGTTGACACTTCTCTAATTGATATCGTGGTGCTGAATTTACAAGATTTCATATATTATATTCCAATTGATTATATCTATTTTAGGATAAAAAATTTGATTTATATTATCCCTTAAATGCTCTCTAGAGGTTTTATTGTAGGTTTTTGCCCATATCCCATATATTATCCTATCCTGCACGATAACTCTAACACTATTCATTATTTGACCTGTTCTTTTATCATCTTTCTTAAAGTAAATAATATATCATCAAGCCACACTACATAAGACACACAACAAATATCTATTTTTTGTTTATAATTTAATTTTGGAAATATTTTTTCTTTTAATGTTCTAATTTTTTCTCCCTTTTTCTTTAAAACAGGGCCCGGCTTTCTAGGTTTTCTTTCGTAAAAACTTCCGTATCTTATGCCATAGATTCTGTAGATTATATATCTATTGTAGTACAGATAGTATCAAAAGGCAAGCTCAATAGAGAAAGAAAGATGAGTTGTTTTTAGGCTATATAAGATAGCTTATGATTTGACGTAAGTCCTTTAGTACCAATACTATATAATAAAACAGTAATATAGAATATAGTATATAAGAATGAAGTATATAATAGAGAGTAATAGAAAAGAATATAGAAGGAAATAAAGAACAAAGAACAACAGTGAAGAATAATATTTATGATAAATTTAAACGTCCTCGGTCGGCAGCAAGTCGCCTGCCAAAATGGCAGTGTATCAAAAGCGGACACTTTGTATCATAAGCGAACACTTTGTATCAAAAACGGACACTTTTTATCAATCCTTTTATCATTTCACGTATCATCATTGCTTCCCAAGTGATTTCATTAGATGTTTTTTTACTTATTTTTTCCATTCTGGATTCGTATAGGAATTTTTCTATGGATATGTCTTTTATGCGTACTATATTCATTCTTATTATATCTCTCTATTAGCGTTTTATATCTTGTTTTATGATTCTAAGGATATCTATACTATAATTTGCAGATGTACGTATTTTCCACCCTATTTCATTAAAAGGGGAGAATAGATTATAGTAAAAGGGGCGTATTTTATGGGATAGTATCTTCACGTATAGCTCTCCATAGAGTATTCACCATTCTACCATATACATTTTTAATAACAATATCTTCTATTGATAAGTTAAATAAAGAAGTATTTACCTTAAAGTGAAGTATTACATTCTTCATATGTTTACTACTAGATCGGGCTCTAGATTACAATTACCGGTATATACTCTTACTACGTTCTTTTTTAATTTAAAGAAGTAGGAGTCAATTCTAGTCTTATCCGGGCCTTCTTCCGGGCATGGAACTAAATGATAAATAAACACCCGCCCCCTCTGGATGCCATTACTATTCCATCCTTCATAGAGTGTTACTTTCTCTATGTATATTTTAGATGGTTTATTATATTTCCTGTATATAGCATTTAATAGACTGGTCTGTTGTTCTTTAGTCATAGGCACTCCAATATGATTTTAATAATCTCGGCGTAAATTTTAACTTCTTCCGGGGTACACTCAACACCATTCTCTGCCAGCGTGTTTCTCCATTGTATCAAATCTTGCTTCTGAAGTAAAGATATGCGGGCTGCATATAATAAGAAATTATCGTCATTTTCTATGTTATTTTTTATCTTTTGGGCCATTTCGTAGCCCTTTTTTAATTGTTTATCGCTTGTTTTAGGAAAAATCTTTAAAATTCTTTGTTCAAAATGCTCAAAATTCATTATTTTATACCTCTTAGGAGCAATTATAAGCCCAAAACAACAAAAGTCAAGCCTATTTTTTCAAAAAAGGCCCAAATTTTGCTTATAACGCATTTTTTTAAAATATGACTCAGGAGCCTTGACAACCATAAAAAGTGCGTTAGAATTGAAATATGAAAGTCAACTGACTGCTCCGTATGGGTCCGCTCTTAATACTAGGAGTTTAACAATTCTGTTTTTTATATAAAGAGAAATTCAACTGACTAATCAGGAATGGGGCGCTCTTTATACTAGGGCCTTAACATCGCCAATAACTATGTCTATTTTTTCCTTTATTTCAGAAATGACATCTTGTTTAGATCGTCCTTCTGTAAAAACGAAAATACAAAATACGCCCCGGGCCCTAAGCTGTCTCTCTATTTCGTCATATTGGTCCTTAGAGCAATCACACAGCATATATAAGTTTACCATGTTCTGCTCGAAAAGTCCACTGAAAATTCTGGACCACATTGGCTTATTTTTTATATAAATATCATAATCAACAATAACGTTCATTAGAGCACTGCACCCCCCTTCTACAATATAGTAACCGAAATGGGGGCCGTTTTTAACGTTTTTCTGTTGTCTTTTCCTCTTCTTGTGTATATTATATATTGATCGAAGGTCTTTCTAGACTGTATTACCTCTGATTAAAATAAAGGCCGTGGACAAGTGGGCTGACGGGAGTCGCCGGTGCTTGTTGGGTTTCCGGTCTTCCCTTATGTATTACGGAATAGAGGAACAATAACTATTTATTGTAAAGTTCAGGCCAGTTGGGTAGCCAGACCCGACAGTAACCGCCATCCAAAGTTCAAGGATGGAGCCCGGTGGAACATGTCTCCTCGCAAGAATGCCGTTGATAGAAGTATTAGTTCCAAATAAACCCTAGCTCTGCTGCGGAGCAACTAGGTGGTTCATGCCCCTTACGGGGTCTCACTAATACGATATCAGAACTTGAATCTATAAGACTTTCAATGGGGTTTGTAAAAATACATAGTAATACCTATATAATACATATATAGATATATACTAAGTATCTGATACATGAACCTAAAAACCGGCGGTGTGACCAAAGCTAAAATTTATCATAAATTTACTCTTGGAAACTGAGGTTCGTCGGATTCAAACAGGTGCACCCGGGCCCATCTCTTGTTGTTAGGAGCCCCATTCTGATAGTCTCCAGCGTCGTTCTTATAAGCTCTACTCCTATAGAACGTAATACTCCCATCGGCCCTGTCATGCCTTCTCTGATAGACGTAATCACCTATAAGCATGTAAGATACCTCAACCATCTGACCACCATTTTCCGGGGGCGTAATAAACATATGTTTTTCCTTTATATAAAAATGAAATTTAGCTGACTGCTCTCGATAGGTCTGCCCTTAGTAGTAGGGGCTTAACATCCCGTAGATAAAAAAAGGAGAAATGAATCTCCTAAAAATCCCCCATGCGGAATCGAACCACAATTTCGAAGGTACAAGCTTCGCGTAATACCATTATACCATAAGGGAGTGTATGTATTATACACCAGAAAACCGAAAAGTCAACTGACTGCTCTAAATAGGTCCGCCCTTATTAATAGGGAAATAACACCCCCTACAAGAGGGGGCGTTTTCAGCTCATGCACCTACGATAAAATTCATATATCTAGGCCGGGCGATCTGTATATTCGAAATATTTTCATACTTCTCAGACAGTTCTTCCCTGCATGCTATTTCATCAACACGGGGGTCATTCTTAACCCATTCTATGATATCATAAGTAATACCAATAGCTCCAGCCCGTCGTCCGTTAAAAACTACTTCTGTCATTTTATACCCTCTATTGAGTTTCGAATGCGCCCTGAATTTCTTCAAGGCGCTCTACACGTTCACTAATTTCCTGAAAGAACTTCCTGTCCTGCTGGTAACTATACCATGACATGGCAAAAAGCACAATACATAAAGCAAGAAATAAGTAAGAAAGACACGACATTATTTGTTCAAACTTCATTTTATCCTACTCGCTTTCCACACGGCGAACCGTCGAGCCATTCGCATACGCCCAAAAATTCTTTCGCAATCCACCCGTTAATAACCATGTTGTTTCTGTCACGACTCAGTTCTAATAGATCTAATATCGTGACCTGACGCTCACGTTGCTTCTCGTCCTTCTGCCGATACCACCTGCCTCTCAACTCATCTCGGTCTTCCCACGTATACGGCACATACTGCGGAGCGATGCGGCGACGATAGGCAAACCCCACGCCTTGCTTTTTGTCGCTCCGAAAGTTAATAGATTTTTCCCATCGGTTGCCGTTTAAGAATTGATCACCTTCCTCTACATCTTCGTCAGGATGCAGCAATCGCCAGCCTTCTCCGAGGTCTGGTTCGTCCTTACATTTGCTGCATGGACTGTCTTTCCATTCGCTGATGATTTCCGAGTGATATCTAGACAACATAACCCCACTCGCCAAACCCCATACTGTATTACGATTATCTATAGCAACTACTTCGAAAGCATAATCACAGTTTTTTACTTTGTAATTCTGTCCAACTTCAACTTTCATCCTATACCCCATATCTAAATAGAAAAAAATCTTTAACACACCAATTATAAATATATATCGTATAAAAGTCAATAGAACATTAGAAGAAAGGGGAAGAAAGTTATGTACCACCCATAACTACACCCCCCAACAGAGGGGACCCGGCCGGCCCGGCCCCCCCATTCGGGGGAGCCCCTCTCGGGGCTCCTCCTTTTGGGCTACCGTTCATTTCTGCCAGCTAGTACACCGATGATAAACAAAACAGCAATGAACAAAAATACATGTACACTGCCATCTTGACTATACAGCATTGGCATACTCCATAGCTAGCTCCAAGGCAGTATCGTTAGTTTGACCGTTAGGCCCAAACCAGAGCGAACTCATGCGGTTATTAGAGTTACGTGAAGCATCATAGTTAAGGTACTGATTAACGCTGTTATATGCAGCCCACCAAGTACCGGAAGCGGTCTTCTGATAGTCATGATCGATCAAGTCGATAATGTTGTTCATCGTATTTTTGGTACGGGTGGACAAATCGGCTTCTTCGACGCGATCCTTACCCAAAACAGCCTTGACGTACTTGCGAACGTCCGATTGGTTGAACATGCGAGAAGCCAAGAATCGGAACTGTTCGGCAGTCGCCTCAAATTCGGCATCGATATTGTTCATGACTTCATGCAACTTATCGAGAGCCATCTTGCTCGACTTGGTATGTCGAACGCGAACCAACTTGGAGGCATTAGACCCATGAGCCATTGCCAACGTATTGGCACATACGATACGGATAGGCGTATAGCCTACACGAATCGCCAACGTACCATCGTGCGAATTGGACAGCATTAGGTACTTTAGCACCTCGTCGCCTGCAACGATTTCCGAAGGGGCTCGGTTGATCTTAGCCATCACCCAAATACGCTTTCCCTCATCGAGAGAACCGGCGGTTTCTAGGGCAACTTCGCCCGTTTCGATAAACGGGTTAAACCAACTGAAGGCGTCACGATTCTGGAGCGGTTGGTATCGTGGGCCGACCACACCAAGAATCTTTGTAACGTCACCGACTTGACGACAAACCGCATTGGCTGGGGCATCGAGACCCGTCTTAGTTACAAGCGGGAGCAACGAAACGTCCCAATCAAGCCCGGCTAGCTTGATGCCTTCTTCGATGGTTGGCGGGCCGTCGAGAATCTCGCCCAAACCGTGCCAAGGGGTTTCCGTAACGCTGAACATGTTTTCAATCATAGCTGGCATAAAGCACCTCTCAAAACAAAAAATAAACTCAACACTCAAATTATAAGGTAAACACAAACAAAAGTCAATCGAATTCTTCGGAATCTTCTTCGGAATCTTCCGCGAACATCTTATCCCAGCAGGCACCACAAATACCACTGAGAAGCATTTCCCGTTGATCCGCTGGGATGTACCATAGGGCGTTTTGAATCAACACGCCACAGTCTTTCCACAGATCGTAGTCTTCCGACATGATTTCGAACTTGACATTCGTACCGCATTGGATACAATTACGTGAAATGTCCATTTTGGGTAGTCTAATCATTGCTTTCTCCTTTGTCCTTTCATTGTACAATAAATATCGGCAAAGTCAAGGGGCGGGCTTTAAAAAAAGAAAAAATATTTTATGACCCCCCAGAAGAAGATCCCCCAAAAGAGGGGGCCGGGCCGGCCGGGCCCACCCCAAAGTAGGGTAAAAAATTTTATAAAAAAAACCTACGATCTCGCTTCACAGCGATACCGTAGGTCACACAAAGGATCAGAAGAAACGACCCAGAAACTTCGGTAATTTCAAATACCATGCCATTCTATCGGAATAGTATTTGCGATAACCTTTACGTTCTCTAAGAGTAACTAATTTAGTTCCTCTGAAGAACTCTGGATCATCTTGCCGGTACTTGCTATGCAAGTTAAGCCGGGCGTATTGTTGCTTAGTTAACTGTTGAATGTCCTCAATCTTACCAACCCTGAAGCTACCACCGTTTACTGGTTGACAATACCAGCACAAGATTACATCGTCTTTTTGTACCATAACTTTCTCCTTATGTCACTATTATACATTATCGGCAAAAGATGTCAAGTACTTTTAGAAAAATCCATGCTAGAAATTACCCCAATTAGAATTAAAACAATTAAAAAAATAAATGAAATCATATGAAATCTTTCTTTAGTCTCAATACTTCATAAGTAAGCCCGGTCACCCCTTTAATTCTTTGGGGTACGCAAATATTTAATTCTTTTGTTCTTAATGCACCAAACCACCCCTTGTAATATAAAACGACGTTGAGAGTCCAGCCGTCCGGCACGAAAAATCGCAACCTATCCTTGTTGATATGGTTAACATTATCATAGCGCACAACATAGTCGGAGTCAAGACCTACGGCACGATATGTAACGGGTTTCCATAGCCACGATTTGGGCAAATTAACTAAAACCTCATGATGAGATCCCTGCTTTCTAATTAAGACATACGAAAAAAACAATGAACTAAACCACATTTTATTTATCCTTTATATAAAAAAAGGGGCCCCATTTCTGAGACCCCCCTACTCTGTCGATTTTGCTTATTCTTTGTTGTAGACTTTAACGACTTCTACAGCCAAGCCTGAAACGGCCTGTGGTGCTTCTAGATCGCCAAGATTAAACTGCAAGCTTGCAGAGGCGTCCTGAGTACCGTCTGTTACGGTATGAACAACGACGTAGTCAGTCTTTTGTGAAAGTCCTTCTAGAACTACACTATCAACTGCGGCGTCTAGCGTGACTTCAGATACAACACCGCCATCAACGGTCTTGAGCACAACCACCTGAGAAACAACATCTTGCGAAACCGACAAAACCCAACTTACTTTTACATCTGCTACCATCATAGATAAATCTCCTTAAAATAAAAAAGTGAAAGCCTACTATATAATACCCAAAAACCGGGCACTATAATATTATTTTATAATAAAGATTCCACTTCGGAAAGAGTTAATAGCAGACTCATGGTGTCGTTCATTACATTAGCGTGCCATTCCCCACGTAACTTAACGAAACGGGTACAAGTGTACTCCGAGTTACCCGAACCTTCGGTGAAAACAACAATTTTACTACCAATGCCAAAAAGTTTCATAAACTATTCTCCTGAACCCTGTAATAAGTTTGACTCTTCTATTGTATCGTCTTGATCTTCTTTGTCAAGCTCGTCAATAAAATTTTCTATAGCATAATCAAAAGTTGGTCCGATAGAAGGATACATACTATAAACGTTGTCGTCAACCAACGATCCCCCAGCCTTCCATCGTTCATATTCTTCGGGCGCATAATCTTTAATAAACTGCTTAATAGACTTATAATCACGCATAAAGTTATTAAACATATCCTGCATTTCATCTGGATCTAAACCTAAGTAGCTCATACTATATCCTTTATTAAAGTATTTACCTTAATTATACACTAGGGGCCGACTATTGTCAAGAGCAAAAACTAAAATCCTACTGACTATTTTCCGTCACGGTCGCCCCTATTATTAGGGGGATAACAGCCCCAGAAATAGGTTCTTGAAAAACACAACCGTAATAACAAAAAAAGAAACATAAGTCCAGATAATAGAAATAATCTGAATAATTAAGCTGACTGCTCTCATATTGTCCTCCAGTATTATACTATATCGGCCTTTACTGTCAATAGCTTGAGAATATTTTTTCTTTATTTTAAGCCCCACTTTAGAGGGGGCCCGGCCGGCCCGGTCCCCCCTTTCGGGGGGATCTTGGTGGCATACATAAAAAAAGGGGCCCTCCGTCGAGAGCCCCTAAGTTATAGTTATATGTTTGGCTTGTAGCTTACCGCAGTATCTACAATTTTTAAACTCTTGCGAGTGCCAGATTCTTAATCACTCACCACTATTTTTTCTCTTTCAAGTGGGTCAAGGTGGGCGAATTATTAGGTTTATCCCGAAACCGGATGTTTAAAGTTGTCCCAAAACCGGCCTTTTTACCTCACCGAGAGGCGTTTTAGGTTGTCGCTAACCGGATGCCTCGCCATCGGCCCAAATGGCATTTACTTTTTAACGTGACAAAGGCTAACGACACGGATGGTTAAGCCATCAGCTTTCCGGAAGTTGCTAGTGCTGGAATCGAACCAACATACAACCATTCTAGCAAACGGCTATTCGCTGCATTACCACGTTGCCAACGTCTCCCATTTTTGCTTCATATGCAAATAGGATGCTGGGATTTTGCACCCTTGTTTTAACGAGAAGAAGGGCCCTTTTTCTAATTCTCCGACCAGCTCTAGACTGGATTGGCAGCTTCTCTTCCTCTCTTTTTATTATACCACTATCTTTATCGTTGTCAAGTACAAACTATCAAAATCCTACGAATTCCATCTCAAGATCAATAGAAGCCAGTCTAGCTATTGAACCATTTTTAAGTTTAGCTGTTACTTCACCGGTTGAGTCACAAATGGATTGAATTTCAGCATCTTCTAAATCTTGTTCCGTATACGATACATCTTCCAATTCAGCATCATCAATCCATGCGGTTCCATCATTGCAGTAATAGTCAGCCCTGATTGAATACTTCCAGCCGTTGATTGGTTTCATTGTTAGCCCTTTATGGATCTTCGTTTTCTAGCGTTTCAGTATCGTAATCTTCTAGCTCTAAATTAAGAGCCTTTGCGATGATTTCACAGTCCCAAGCCATCATATCGAAACCCTCTAGACCCTCATCCGTGCTATAATCCCAAACTCCGTCAAGAGCGTCATAGCATGAATTTCGTAGGCGCTGTAATGCGTCTTTGACTTCTTTCAATTTTTCTGTGTCAATCATAATATACCTTTCTAAAGTAAAAAAGCGGGGAATGGTTGGATTCGAACCAACATAAAGGCTTGATGATTGCCCCAAGACTTTTTAGATATTTTCTCTCGCGTCCATCACTGGGATTCATCACTTCCACATTTCCGACGCGATACCTTTTTTCTAAAAATTCTTGACCGTAGGTTTAATGCTACGTGCTTTGCCGTTAAGCTACATCCCCGTGTTGTTCTTCTATTATACATTATCGACTGTCGTTGTCAATAGTATTAGAATATTTTTTCCAAATTTCTAAATCTAGTTCAGCCGGGCTTTTGTGAGCTTGGTCACAGTAATCTAAAAAGATTCGTTCCAATTCAGCGTATTTCTTGTTGGTCGGAGTGCTTTTGGGCGCGTCGTGTCCCTGTTCTCTTAACCATCGTAAAATATGGGTGTCTAGCACTGCATGCCTAGCATTACGTTGCGAGTGCACCACAAAAAATGAAGCGGTCTTTCTTCCTACTCCATAAACTTGTTCAAGATCATCGGCCTTAACACACGACAAAGAATCTTTTAGCTTAACAATTTCGCTGAATGCCCGGGTAATTCTTTTATATTGACCCAATTTATGAATTTGTGTTACTCGCAAAAGGGCCGAGTCGGATATCTTGTTAAGATGAATAATCCACTCAAATGGGGTCATTGTGCCCATCTGACAAGGGGTAAACAAAAAGCTTTCAAGCTTTCTTGCGGTTTGACGAGCGTTCTTGCCTGCAACCAAAATAGAAAACAAGGCGAATTCTTCTAACTCAAACTGACTACGATCAAATTTTGTAATTTGCTCTGGAATAATCATCCTTTTGGCTCCTTATGTAAGTATTATACTATACAAACTAAGAATGTCAATAGCTAGAATTTATTTCAAAAGAAATTTCGTACTTATCAGATTCCGGCTGGGCCTTTACTGTAACCCTGTTCACCTGAGTAGTAGCACAACCTGTACACAATACAACCAAGATCAAAACTAGATATTTCATATTCTTAACTCCTTATACCATATATATCGGCAAGGCGTCAAGAGAACATGAGATAAAAAAGAAAAAAGATATACCCCCCGAAAGAGGGGGCCCGGCCGGCCCGGCTCCCCCCGTTAGAGGGGTAGCACTTTGGGGGTATTAGTCTTCTAAATTAAAACCAAGAACTTCAGCGATTACTTGACACTTTTCTATCATGCATTCAGAATGACCAAGCAAATCATCGAGACTGTCACCTGTTTCAAAATCAATTGGTTCGATACCACCTTCGTTAACAATTTTATTGAAAGAGCTGTACATCTCCTGCACTAAATTTTTAACTTCATTTAACTGAGCCGCTTTAACAAAAAACTCCATCGCACTGTCCTCTCAACTTAGATTTACAACCTTCCATTCCTAACCACACAACATCTGCATTATACACGGCTTTTTCGTTGTTGTCAACAAAAGAGCAGTATTTATAAGGATTATATTTAATGGGGCGATTCCAAATACCTTCAAACGAAGGTGTCCTAATCTCCAAGCGTTCTGCAACAACGTAAGCATGAACATTCTTACGCTGATCTTTTAGGACACGTTTCCGGCCCTTCTGCGAGACCCTAAATTCTACGTTATAGGCGATTATATTTGTATGGTGGCCGACCACCTTGCCCCGGTGCTTAACAGAGTAGCAATCTCTATGCAAGTTCCAATAAACGTAATAGCGGGCTTTACTCATGGCTTTCACTTATAATAAACCAAATAAATCTCGTCTGCGTCCATTTTATACCCTGACTTATCGCCTGTCAAGAGGTCATTTACTGGAAAAAACTCATCGCCAAAAGAAAAGTTTTCGTCAGCCGCAAGAACTTCTACTTCTTGTCTTAGTTGCTCGGGTGAAAGCCTCTTAAGCTTTTCTAATAATTCTTTATAGGTCATGTCATTTCTTTTCTCCAATTAGATATACAACTTTACCATTCTCAGAATCATCAAGTTCAACATTGAAGTGTAAACTGTATTCTTTTTCATACCTTGCTTTAAGTTTTTGAAGTGCCTCAATGGCTTCATCAATACTATTACACTCAAAAATATCCCAAAGATCTATGTGTTTAATCAGCCTATCTTCCATTACTTTCTCCTTACGAGGCTTTCGCCCCGCTCCTTCGCGTTTTCCGCCGTGGGTCATGTACAATCTCCGCCTTTCGTCTACTGAACGAGTTATCACCGCTATGATGCTGTTGCCCTCGCATGAGTCACAAATTGAAGTGTTGTGTGAATACAACAATGAACCGCATTTCCTACAATTTTTCATATTCGACACTCGCTGCATTCTCTTGGCTCTGATAATTCAACAATGTGCCACTCTGTATCGTCGTCCTCGCAATAAAGCAGGGCCGAATCGTGGTCAATAAATGGGCCAACAAAACTTAATCCGTCTACAAAATTACCATAAACAATTACAAACATATTATTTTCCCTTTCTCAAAGCCCTTACAGTAAGTCTTAAACTAATCATTGCTAGCTCTGGACTTGGCCCTTGACCGTGACAATTAGCAAACTCGCCACCTAATAAAGTAGCAACATATAAACCGTTCCAGTGACTAAATTGAATGTGTGCCTTGATATCCATTGCTTTCTCCTTTACGATGATTATACACTATACATCGTCACTGTCAAGGCCCGGAGTTTAATAAAAGATATATTTTTCTTTACCCCCACAAAAGAGGGGGCCCGGCCGGCCCGGCGCCCCCCGTTAGAGGGGCTACCTTTTAGCTAGTTCTTGGCAACGATCTTTTTGAGGCTCAGCGTTCGATAGCCACCGTTTGCACAATCGACGGTGATATACTTGCCATTAGGGCCGATACCCCTCTTTTCAACTACTCCACTGATAGAACGCAAGATATTGCGATTACCATGCAAAGGATAAAAAACATCGACCACGCTACCAACTTTAGCACCGATAGCCTTAAAAGAAACCATATAAAATCCTTAAAAATAATAAATTTTAAACAAAGGATGCGACAGCTACATCTCTGCAACTGTCGCACCCCCACACAAAGAAAAACTACGCTTCTTTAGTCGCAAACTTTTCAGCCTGATCTTTTCGGTAACGCTCTTGACGCTCAACAAGGGCTTTAATTAGAGAGTCTAGGCCAGACGCTCCAACCTTAACGGAAACCTCGTTATTCTCGCTGTCACGAAATTCGATTGAATCGTAATTCCAACCAATATAGGTCGTAGAAGCATCAAACGAAACCGACTGTTTAACCTTGAGCATTTTAGCTCTCCTAACAAAGAAATGAAACTTACACTCTAATTATACCGGGCGATCAATGATTGTCAAATTTCAGACCGTTAATTTCAAAATACTTTTCGCAATCATTCTTGGAGTCAATCAAGCTCTTTCCGGTGCGTTCCTTATAAAGTTTAACACACGCAAGCTTACCACGATGCTGACCCTCATACTGTTCTTCAACAGTCAAATAAATAGAATGAGCGGTCACTTCACAAAGCTTAATAATTAACTTTGCTACGTGAGAATCCAAGAAAGGGGCAGACTTTGCCGCATTCAATAAATGTCGGATGGCTTCAGTATTCATTCGTTTTCTCCTTTTCCTTATTATACATTATCGACAGAGGTTGTCAAGTTCTTTAGTAAAAATCTTACAAGTTCTTTCGGCCCGGCTTGCCCTAATTAATAGGGGGAAAACTAATCTTTTCCAAAATAATCTATGCTATCGTTATTGTGCGTTAACCCCTGCTTGGTCAATTCTCCAACAACATCGATAATCCCTTGATCTCGGTAAAGTCTTACCAAATAATCCATACAAAATTGCTTCCATTCGTCAACACTTATTTCCCCGGATAGAAACAATCTTCGAACGTCGTCATAACTTGACCTATCATTCCATTTCATTTCAATTCCCCTTTGTGCTAATAATCGTACTGACCGTGATCCCAGTCATCGCCGCCCATGTAATCCTGCCATTCCGTATATTCGTCCGGCTGGCCGTCGTCGTAGTTCTCGTTGGCTTCCTCGTCGCCCCAAAACTGGGCCATTTCCTCGGCGGTCAACTCTGGGCCATTGAATTCATCGCACTGAGACTTTTCAAAACTAGACATTTTAATTCCCCTTTGTGTCTTTTCTATTAATCCTGCTGACTGTTTTATTATACAATATATATCGTCCTTGTCAAGTGCCCGGCTGAAATAAAAAAAAGAATATTTCTTTTACCCCACCAAAAGAAGACCCCCCATTAGAGGGGGCCCGGCCGGCCCGGCGCCCCCCGTTAGAGGGGACTTACCCGACACCACCTATCTGGAGTAGCTATGTTTGACCCCCTCCTTTTTGAGTACCTTGAGGGCCTCGGATGCTTCTGAACCCTTTGGCTGTACCCCATGAATGAGGAGCCCGAAACTGGTGTACCTCGTTTGGGGGTTGGCTGCGTGTTCATCGGTATGATCGATTTCCAAGCCTAGTTCAGTGGCTTGTTGTACACTGAACACAACTTTAGCATATCTTAGTTTATACTGTTCGATCAAGTAGTCCTCTCGACCCCCCTCGCTGGCGGTAAGCACTAGATTCTCTGGAATGTCATACAATCGGTTAACCCAGTATCGTACACTCTTGGTGTAAGCGTAGAATAAGCGGCCCGGGTTGTTTCGAGCAACTTCAATCCAAGCGTCAAAATAATCTTGGTTGAAAAAATCACCGGCAACATGAATCCGGCATACCCCTAAATCGTGGGGCATGCTAGACTGAATCGATTCGATCATCTCGGCTTTAGTTAATGGCCGTAAAGCGTCGAAATTGTGCTTGCGTGAATTGTAAACGTTAGTGTATACTACTTCCTGCGAAGCGGAAAAGCAGCGGAGTTGAGTAGCCGGGCCATCTTTGATAGAACGTTTACCGTCTTTTAAAACGGCTTTAGATAGGCAATCCTTAGCGAATGGGCAAGAGTAGCCCGAAAGCAGGTCTAATGAATAAACCTTTCGGCCATCTTCCAAGTAAACAGCGATAGATTCTACTTCGGCAAGTGCTTCGATCTTTGCATTAGCTGGGCTGAATTTTAGCATTTCTTTGTTCCTTTGTGTTATTGCCTTTGACTCTCTTATTATACAATATCGGCAACCGTTGTCAAGTACTTAAATTTATTTTTTATAAAATCCTGCTGACCCTACTAATGGGGGATACGCTAGAAAAAAACTTTTTTGATTTTATTTTATACCCCCCGAAAGAGTGTACCCAGATAGACACCCCCCAAAAGAGGGGGCCCGGCCGGCCCGGCTCCCCCCTTCGGAGGGGTATCCCACCACAAGATACTACCCCCGAGAGAGGAGCCCACGCTACTATACCGCTAAATCGCTGACCCCCATATCGGATTCGAACTGGTGGAAAAATGCTTCGTTGTAAATCGCCGTCGATTCGATGAAGGCTTCCAGCTCCAAGAGGTCTTCTTGGGTTGGCATGTAAACTTCGTCGCACTGCTGAGTTTCAAAAACGTTTTCCATTTTCCTAATCCTTTGTGTGATAGAACGTCTTTCGTATGTCTCTATTATACAGTATCGGCCCGGTTTGTCAAGAACTTTATTGAAAAATCTTAGTTGGAGTCCAGAATTTTGGACGGGCTCGGAACGGCCCTTCTTCGTCACAGAACATCATTCCATCGGGGGTACAATAATTCCATTCGCTGAAAATTTCATACCACTTTACCCAACCTTCATCGGTTAGAATTGGCGACCCGTCTTTTGGGGCGGTTTCAATTGGTTGAATATCAATCATTTTCCAGTCCTTTTTCTGATTAGCTGATTATATTATATCTTATTTATCGGCCTTGTCAAGACTAAAATTTAGCTGAATGCCAAAATCTCAGTGACTATTACCTATCCCAGCCGCCCCTATTTATAGGGGTGTTACACACCACAAAATTCTGCTGACCCGGAAATCCTACTGACCATTCACCCAAAAACACGCCCCTATTTATAGGGGCGCTACACCCGCCCGCCCGAGGCCCCCCGCTAGGGGGGTCAGGCCACCCAGTCGGGGGGGATAGCCCCCCTTTCGAGCGTACTACTCAAAGTCATCGGCGTCGATTATACCTGCACGGATGGCCACCGTAACGAACGCGATTTCCTTTCGGTATACCATATCCTCATCGATATTGTATTGGATATCGCCTTCTGGATTCGCTTCAAGCTGGGCCCGGTAATTTGCTACCCGAGCAGCTTTTTCGTTTTTGTGTTGCCTATGCTTGGAAGTCTTTTTTGTGGCGATACCTACCGCCTTTGCGAGAACACGTAGCGAACGAATACTACCGCCTTTCGAACGGTATTCAGCTTTCAAGTGCTTGTTGGCAAGGCCGAAAGCGTTTTCAATCGCAATGTCTAGTTCTGTGAAATCGTACATTCTTTTTTTCCTTTGTGTGAGATAAACTTGCCTTACACTACTATAACCGCACAAACTAAACAAGATTAACAGGTCCGATTTATATTTTGTGATAAAAAGATTTTTTGATTGTCGTAAGTTGTTATATCGCATAGACTTGTAGCACGAAATTATTTTACAACTTTTTTTTGGCACGATATTTGCAATAGATATAGTATAAAAGGGGGGGGAATATAGAAAAAACTTTTGTGATTTTATTACACACCCCCCTAACGGGTGGTCTCACATATACACCCCCCAAAAGGGGGGCCGGGAGCCCCCGGTCCCCCCGTTAGAGGGGGTATCCCCCCTTCTGGGCTACCACCCCCCCCGTTCAGGTGGTTTTCAAAAAAATAAGAAAAGTTTTTTTCTGGAGCATCCCCCGATAGAGGGACGCCCCAAAGAGTGGCTGGGTTGCCACCCCCCTTTCGGGCTACATGGCTTGGATCTTTGCCAACCCCACTTCTAGGTTAGTTCGCAAGAGGCGGTAATCGTCTTGGCTTAAATAAACCTGTTCGCCTACTTTGTTGAAAACGTCGTGAGTTTCGTAGCTTCGTTCTTCCTCATGTTCTAAGGTAGATACCACGGTGAAACCGTTGGTTAGGTTGTACTTGATTGTTCGTTCATTTACTTTTTCTACTAGCATCTTTTTTTCCTTTGTGTTAGTTGCTTTCTACTCTTCTATTATACCTTATCGGCCCGGCTTGTCAAGAGACTTTAAAGATATTTTAAAGCTTTTTCTGCTTGGGCCTTTAATCCCTCAAAAAGCTTGCGGGTTTCTTCGCTAATTCCTTCTTGCGATAGAAGGTCTTCGATGGCTTCGATTGCTTGTTTGATGTTTTTGTAGTAGTTCATTTTCTTTTTTCCTTTTGTGTTTTGTTTTGTTTTGTTTCGATCAAGCCACGTTAGGTTTGTTATCGGCTTTCGCCTTCCGTTTTAGTCAAGCAACTTTTTGTTTTTCCTTTTCTTTATTATACCTTATCGGCCGGGCTTGTCAAGTCTCTTGAGTCATTTTTTAGAAGAAATTTAAAATTTCTTCCAAGGCAGCTTCTAGTTCTTCCGACATCCCCGATTCAGGGGATTCTTCGTTCACTTCTTCAATCCAGATCAATTCGATTTCGACCGATTCTAGTACTTCATCCGATTGTAGATTCTCAAAAACGTTCATTTCTTTTTTCCTTTGTGTTATTGTCTTCGTTTTCTCTATTATACTCTATCGACCAACTTTGTCAAGAGACTTTATTGAATTTCTTCAAATTTCTTTTCGAGATATTTTAAATCGTTTGAACGATTTCTGCAATTTCTTGGCGATCCCTCACCGTATGCAATCCAATACTTCTTTGACAATGCAAAATATTCTTTTTTACCATTGCCAGCTTCTACGATGCTAACCTTAACACCACTTTTTAAAACTTTGCTTTTTAGAATGTTCATTTCTTTTTTCCTTATTTTAAACTTTTGTTCTCTTCTACCACTATAACCGCAGAAAACAAATAAGATTAACAGGTCTGATTTATATTTTGTTGCAAAAAGATTTTTTCGTCGTCGTAAGTCATTGGTAGATAACAACTTATGATTCGAAATTATTTTTAAAATATTTTTTGGCACGATATTTGCACTGCTTGTAGTACAAAAGGGGGGTATTGCAGAAAAAAACTTTTTTGATTTTATTGTGACCCACCCAGAAGAGGGGGTATTTGAGAGATCCCCCAAAAGGGGGGTTCCGGGCCGGCCCGGCCCCCTCGTTCGGGGGGATATCCCCCCTTTCAGGCTACACCCCCCCATTCGGGTGGAGTTTAGAAAAAAACTTTTTTCTTTTTTTTCTCGTACCACCCAGAAGGGGGATCACCCCCCTTCCTAGCGTACCACCACTATCCAGCAAGTTTTTCCAACATTTTTAACGTCCATGCGGGGCCACTAGGAAGCGGGTGCATTTCCCCGGCAGGATTGTAGAGGGTGCATTCTTCATAGTATCGGTCGTCGTCCCATTCTGTGGTTACGATAACATACCATCCGGTTTTAAAGGTAAACTTTGTGGCTCTGTTTGCGATGGTTTCGATGAGTTGGATAGAAGAAGTTTGTTCGTCCATTTTTTTTCCTTTGTGTTTGTGTCTCGTATGTTCTTATTATACCTTATCGGCCCAACCCCGTCAAGAGTTGAGCCGAATTTTTTTTTATTTTTTTTATCTTACAATGGCCAACTTTGGAACTAGGCTTTTAGGCCCTTGTCGAATGTCAATTGCGGTTCCGTCCTTGCAAACTAGCATGATAGGAATCATCCAGTAGTCCTCTCCATCATATTCAATCAAGAAAACATACTTGGTTCCGGCGTCAAGAGCAACTTCGTTGAGACCTACGGTGAACATGTTTAGCTTTTCCATTTTTTCTTTCCTTTGTGTGAAACTGTCTTTCGTATGTTTGTATTATACAATATCGACTCAACCCCGTCAAGAGTTGAGCCGAATTTTTTTTATTTTTTTTATTGGAACATATCCATTGCGATTGCGTGAAGTTCACAAGAATAGTTGTTCGTCAAGTAATCGCATTCCGCATCCGTCAATGGGCGATTTTCGACGATATGCCAGCCACCCCGGCAGAACACGGTATCATCGGCAGGTTCTAGTTCTAGGTCGATAACTTGGTTGATTGTAATCATTTTTTCTTTCCTTTGTGTTTGAAACTGTCTTTCGTATGTTCTTATTATACCTTATCGACCAATCTTGGTCAAGAGCTTTAACCTAAAATTCCGTTTTTATTTTTAACCACTTCAACTAAGTAGCTATAGCTCTTGCTGGTATGAACCGTACCATCCGCACAGCGAGCAATAAAATATTGCTGCTTTGTTCCGCGCAATCGGCACTCGATTTTCCAAACTAGTTTTTCTGTACTAAACATTTTTTTTCCTTGTGTGAAACTGTCTTTCGTATGCTCTTATTATACTCTAATTATCGCCATTGTCAATAGGAAACTTTATTTTTTATTTTTTTATTTTTCTAGTATACGGCCATATACTGTAAAAATGTATATCGTATTCTATTGTAAAGTATATTTCAGTATACCTATAAACCGCTGTACATAGTGTACAACCAGTATCATATATCGTTGTACATAGTGTACTGGCATACCCCTAGTTTTTCGTTCACCCCCCCTGTCTAGCGACCCCCCGCCGGGGGGTGGGGTGGGTATTGCATACCAAGTCGCTAATTTATATAGATAAAAAACCACCCTTAGCAACACAATGATCCTTATAGTATCTAAAAACAGCAGTATGGCCAACAATTGCTATATGGTCGGCTATTTCTCTAAAAGTTTTTCCTTCTTCCACCATTGATATAATTAGGTCTTTATATGGTTCCAGATTAGATTTTGCTTTTTTATATTTGTTTATAGCATTGTGCTTTGATGTAGAAGACTCTAAATGCTCTGGATTGCAGCATTTTCTATTATGGCATTTGTGATGAACTAAATATGGATAATCATTATAATGATAAGCATATGAAACCCTATGACATAAATATTGTTTTTTATCATAGATAAAATAACCATAACCCTCTTTTGTCGCTTTTTGCCACTCCCAGCATCCATTATCAACCTTGATTAGATTTTTATCTACTTTATTTAAATATAGCTCTTTTAATGGAAAATCTGAATCTTGTTTATTTTTATTGTAAATAACGTCTTCGTGCAAAGAGATTATAATTTCATGCTCTTTTTTTAGCAGCTTTTCCGGTGAACATTCTTCTATTATATAAAATAAAAAATCACTACCTATATTAAAATCTGTTTGCAAGCCTTTATTATAATGATTATTTTTATTTAATTCTTTAAAATGTAGTTTTAATCTTTGTATTACATCTTCTGATGAGCCTATATACGCCTTATATAAATCATTTCTACAAATAACATAAAGCCCACAGATAACTCTTGTTTCGTCTAAAGATATTTTATGCTTTAATAATTTAGATATATTTTTGTTTTTTACTTTATAATCTAGCCTGATTGATCTTAGTTGACTTTTTGATATTTGATATTTTTCGCATATCTCTTTATTTGATAGCCTGCCATAGTTCTCTACAATTTCTTGGGCTTTATCGTGTTTTAAAGTATTTCTTTTTTTATATAAGGATTTTTTGCCTTTTGGTCTAGCCATATAATATCTCCTGTAAAAAAGGGGGTCTGCATATAGATACACAAAAAACTACCTAGCACAACAAGCTCCTTCTTTTCAATATGTTATGCCCCTACTATTAACTGCATCCCCTTTCTGCTTTTTGTGCTATGCTCGCTAACTGTGACCCGGCTCTGTAGGCTTCCTTAAAAGCGGCATCATTGCTTCTTCTGGGGTACGATTACCCTTCTTAAAGTTGCAATCTCTGCATGCACACACCAGATTTTCCCAAGTGTTTCTACCGTTTCTACTTTGAGGCAAAACGTGATCTAGAGTTAAGTGTTCAGGCTTTTCACAGCCACAGTACTGACACGTATAATTGTCTCTTAAAAATACGTTACGTTTATTAGGAACGAACCTCTTATTTCTTTTAACGTACTTCTTGACCATAACTATCTTAGGAACTTGATAGTAGTCACCCCCGGCACTTAAAATAGGGTTTGGCCAAAATTCAATAGCTTGAACTACGCCTTTTAATAAAAGGACCATTCCTTTCTGCCAGCTACTAATAGTGATGACAGAATAATCCAAATTAAGTATAGTTGTTCTCATAATTTTTATCCTTTTTCTGTATTTAGTGTATATTATAAAATAGGTTTATATAAAGGAGAAAATAATGCATAATATAATACCGCCCGGCGAATATGTTGTCAAGGGCACTGAAGAATTAAATAAACAAGTGGCCCGGGAATTAGATATTCCTGACGAACCAAAACACACCACCGCACAGCTTTTCGAAGAAGGAGAGGAAATTGGAAGTAGACGACGAAACCCTACAGAAGATAATAAAGATAGCGAAGGCACTAGCTCCAAAGTACACATTTGATTGTCATAGTAAAGAAGATATCGAACAAGAAGCAATCATGATGGGCATCGAGGCATTGCCCCGGTACGATTCGGCTCGGCCCCTTGAAAACTTTCTTTACACCCATATTAGCAACCGGCTAAAAAATTTCAAGAGGGATAATTATTTTCGGCCAAATTCTGAGGGCGAACCCGAAAAGGTTCAGCAAAGTAAGAAGAATATTCTAGATGCCGGGTCCCTAAACGAGGGGGCTATCTACTTTGAGCCCGACTTGGATGACTATCTAGACAGCCGAGAAGCTGTAGAAAAAGTCCGGGCAGCCCTGCCAGCTTCTTATCGTAAAGACTATCTGAAGCTATGTGCCGGGGTAAGAGTGTCGGCCCATAGAAAGCAGGAGATTTATTCTTTAATTAAGGAAATTTTAGATGGCTAGTTTAAAGACCGGGCGTTTCTCAATATCCGAAATAGGCTATATTAGGGCGAACGTAGATCGGCAAAGCGTAGACGAGATAGCCGGGCATCTTAACCGGGACCCCATATCGGTCCATAACTGGATCGCTAAAAATGTGGGGTTTTCATCGGGCGAAAAAAGGGAGGCTGAAGTCCATCAAGAACTCAAGGGGCGACCATATTATAAGGAACTCGCCAAGCAGTTTTCAGAAGATGAGCTGGCAATGTTTGAGTTTCATTTTAAAAAGATGTGGGCCCAGTTCAAAGATGACGTTTTCCATACCGAAGAGATGCAAATTATCGACTTGGTAAAATTAGAAATATTAATGAACCGCATACTCCGGGGCCAGCAGGAAACAGTAGAAAAGATATACCGGCTTGAGGACGAGCTTCAAGACGCAGAAAGGGCCGACGATAAAGATACGGCGATGGCTCTGGAAAGACAGATTGCCACGCTCCGGGCATCACAGGAAACGATGTCCCGGGACTTTAAAGATTTGCAGGCCCGTAAATCTGCTTTATATAAAGATCTAAAGGGTACGCGCGAACAGCGTATTAAGGCGATTGAAGATCATCGCCAGACATTCCCAACTTTAATTACCAAAGTAATGACGGACCCTAAATACCGGCAGGATATGGCCACTTATATCGAAAAGATGCGGCTGGCTACGGAAAAAGAAAGGGCCCGGTTATCTGAGTTAATTTCCTATGAGGACAATATACCAGATAGACCATTGTTAAACTCTGACTCTACAATGAAGGACGAATAAAAATGACACCAGAAAATTTTATATATTGGATACAGGGATTTTTTGAAATACAAGACCCAAAAAATATTACTGAACAACAGGTCCAGATTATTAAAGACCATATAGCACTAGTGCTAAAAAAAGATACGCCGCAATATACGCTAAATTTTATTAAGAGCGATTCATCAGAAATATATTGCTTAAATCAGAAGCCTCCTCTACCAACAAATCCAGTAAATAACATTGTATTACCATTCGGAGGATCTTGTTAATGAAAACAGCCATAATATACGGCGTCACCGGGCAGGACGGGTTTTATTTAACCCAAGAATTACTAAGGCACAATTATCAAGTAGTTGGTGTTACGCGAAGATCAAGCACTAATAATACCACTAGATTGACCCCTTTTCTTACCAACAAAAATTTAACGCTTATAGAGGGCGATGTAACCGACTGTTTTTCTATAGCGAATTTAATAAACAAATATAGGCCCGACGAAATTTATAATCTTGCTGCACAGTCCCATGTGGCAACCTCGTTTGTCCAGCCTTCTTTGACTTGGGATATTACGGCCGGGGGATGTTTAAATATACTTGAGGCGATACGAAATGTTAGCCCGGGTATTAAGTTTTATCAGGCTTCTTCAAGCGAAATGTTTGGTAAAAATTATACGACCGCAGCCGATGGTAAAAAGTATCAAAATGAGGACACTCCGATGATGCCACAGTCGCCATATGCTATTGCCAAATTGGCGGCACATCACTTGGTAAGAAACTACCGGGACTCCTATGGCACCTTTGCATGCTCTGGTATTCTCTTTAATCATGAGAGCGCTCATAGGGGTGAGAATTTTGTTACCAGAAAGATTACCAAGTGGATAGGGGGATTGTGTGCCCTATCAAGAGAAAATAACGATATAGTATTTTATGATGATTATATATTGTGCGGCAATACTAAATATCCAAAGCTAAGACTAGGCAACCTAGAGGCTAAAAGAGACTGGGGACATGCAAAAGATTACTGCCGGGCCATGTATTTAATGCTACAACAAGATACCCCGGACGATTATGTTGTTTCTACCCAAGAAACCCACAGTGTTAAAGAGTTTTTAGATACGGCCTTTAAGGTGGCTCATTTGGGCGATTATAATAATTATATTGTTATAGATCCCGCTTTTTATAGACCAGCCGAGGTTGATTACTTATTGGGAGATTCTACTAAAGCTAGAACAGTTTTAAAGTGGACCCCTGAATATGATTTTGCTTCTTTAGTAGAAGAAATGGTGGAGCACGATATACATGAGGCAGAGAAGACAAGATTCGGAATTGCGCAAGTCAGTTCTCGTTAGAGATAAACATACGTGCCAGCTTTGTTTTAAAAAGAAAAGGGCCCGGTATTTACAGGTGCACCATATCAGGATGTGGTCTAGGTCGGCCCATTTAAGATTTGAGCCGGGCAACTGTATTACGTTATGTATTCCTTGCCATAAATCAATTAGGGGCAAAGAACATCATTACGAAAGTTATTTTATGAGGATTATTAATGAGTGAATATATAATATTGAGAGACACTAGAGAAAAACAAGGCTGGGATTTTCCCCGGGACAATTTGTGTCTGGGAGTTGAGGATGTTGCCCTAAAGACCGGGGACTACACTATGAAAGGATATGAAAACGTAATTTGTATAGAGCGTAAAAAGGAAGTATCCGAAATAGCTGGAAATATTGGTAAATATAAAAAAAGATTTGAGGCCGAACTACAGAGACTCACAGCCTTTAGATATTCATATATTATTTGTGAATTTAGTTTACAGGACATAATAGATTATCCAAAGTTTTCACATATACCACAAAAGAGAAGACAGAACATAGTTATTACCGGAAAGTATGTCCTAAAATGCCTAATAGAATATCAGCTAAAATATGGCGTACATGTTATGTTTTGCGAAAATCCTGAAAACGCCGCCCATTTTGCCCGGAGCCTTATGAAAAGAATACATGAAATGCTAGAGAAAGAAAATGATCTCAATAGAAAATAAACTAAAAGATGCTTGGCTAAACATAGAAGTTAATGAAAACGATCTATTTAATCCTTTATCTATATTAGACGAAGTAGAAGACGTTGAGCAATATATAGAGCGCATAACTTGGTTAATGGCCCAGCCCGAGTATTTTTCTTTTATTACAAAATATGTATTAAATCTTGAGCTTGCCCCTTTCCAGTATGTCGTTTTACAGGAAATGTGGAATAAAAAATTTCCAATGCTCATCGGTAGCCGTGGTATGTCTAAGTCTTTTACTATGGCTGTATACTGTATATTAAGATGCTTGCTTATGCCACGTAGAAAAATTATCGTGGTCGGTGCGGCTTTCCGCCAGTCCAAAGTTATTTTCGAATATATGGAAACGATTTGGAAGAATGCTCCGATATTAAGGGATTTGTGTGATAAAGATAGCGGGCCTTCTAGAGACATAGATAGGTGCGTTCTTAGGATTAACGGTGGAACTATTACCTGCCTACCTCTGGGCAATGGCGAAAAAATTAGAGGTCAGCGCGCTAACGACATTATAGCCGACGAATTTGCTTCTATACCGAGAGATATTTTTGAAAACGTTGTAGCGGGTTTTGCGTCAGTTTCAGCTTCGCCAATAGAAAATATTAAGCTAAAAGCATCAAGGAAAAAGGCCAAAGAGCTTGGTGTTGTGTGGGAAGACCATTTAGAGGATGCTGGAACTATACATGCCACAAACCAGATTATATTATCAGGTACAGCATACTATGAATTTAATCACTTTGCCCAATACTGGAAAAAATATAAAAGCATTGTAGAGACCAAGGGCAACTATAAAAAACTAACAGAAGTATTAGGCTCTCCACCAAGCCCAGATTTTAATTGGGCAGATTATACAATACTAAGAATACCAGTTAATTATTTGCCGGAAGGATTCATGGATGAAGCTCAGATAGAGCGAGCTAGGGCCACTGTTCACTCCGGCATCTTTCAGATGGAATATGGCTCAGTATTTACCTCAGACTCTCAGGGCTTCTTTAAACGCAGCTTGATTGAGTCTTGTTGCGTGTCAAACGATAATCCTATTAAGCTACCAAGCGGAGACGTTTTCTTTGAGCCACTGCTTACGGGCAGTCAGCAGAAACAATATGTTTATGGAGTTGACCCAGCTTCGGAAGTGGATAATTTTAGCATAGTCGTATTAGAAATAAATGACGATCATAGAAGAATAGTTCATTGCTGGACTACTAATAGGCAAGAGCACAAAAATAGGGTCAAGTCTGGGCTAGCAGAAGAGGATGATTTTTATTCTTATTGTGCTAGAAAAATACGTAATCTAATGAAGATATTTCCCTGTAGAGAAATCGCTATGGACTCTCAGGGTGGCGGTATAGCGGTCATGGAAGCACTGCACGACAAAGATAAGATCAGGGACGGAGAACTACCGATATGGCCGACAATAGATGCAGAAAGCCCAAAGGATACAGACGACAATCCGGGCCTACATATATTAAAAATGTGCAACTTTGCTAAAGCAGACTGGCTTAGCGAAGCTAACCACGGTCTGCGTAAAGACATGGAGGACAAAGTCCTTCTTTTCCCATATTTTGATGCTGTTAGCTTGGGCCTATCATCAGAATTAGATAATTTAGAGAATCGGCTTTATGATACAAGAGAAGATTGTATTTTAGAAATAGAAGAACTTAAAAATGAATTATCTATGATTGTAATCAGCCAAACACAAAGCGGCAGAGAACGATGGGATACGCCTGAAACTAAAATAGGTATAAATAAAAAACTTAAACTAAGAAAAGATAGATATTCTTCTTTACTAATGGCCAATATGTCGGCTAGATCTAAGCCCTCTGTTAATGTGATAGAGTCTTATACATGCATAGGCGGATTTGCTCAATCTTATAATTCTAATGATTCTGATGATAGCGATGAAGACCTATATTATGGACCCCAGTGGTGGTCGCCAGAATACTAATTCTGTGTATAGAATTATGTAATGGTATTACTAATTCAATTACAGGGGTTTTAATCAAATTATGAATAAGTCACCAGAAGATCAAGAGTTTTTTAGAAGTTATGGCTCCAAAGAAATTGTTGATGCTTATGGCTCAGTAGAAAGAGCAACGGCCTATAGAGACAGAACATTTATTGATGTTGAGCCAAGTCGCTCCGTTAGGCCCGGATTTAATAAATCTGATTATTATTCCTTTAGATCATCAGAAATTATACCTTCTCAACAAAAGAAGATCATGAAGCAGTCGATGGATGCTTATGATAGAGTTGGTATTGTAAGAAATGTAATCGACCTCATGGGAGATTTTGCGTGTCAGGGCATTACTCTTGTTCACGAAAATAAAACAATAGAAAAATTTTATAGAAGATGGTTTTCCGAAGTAAATGGTATAGAAAGATCAGAAAGATTTTGCAATTATCTATTTCGTCACGGAAACCCAATAGTTAGACGATCCACAGCTAAAATTTCTGCTAAAAAAGAAAAAGAACTGAGAGCTTCAGCCGCCGAAGATATTTACCCGGAAGAAGTAGATGTAAAAAAGCGAGAGATTCCGTGGAGATATGAATTCTTAAATCCTACAGCCTGTGACTTTAAGAAGACCGGGGTAGGCCAATATAAGCTTGTAATGAATCTAAGCTCAAGCACCGTCCAAGATCTAAAACGACAAAACAATGTTTATGTTTTATCTGATAACTTGCGTAAGAATATTGAAGCAGGGCAAAACTATATCGATTTAGATACAAACTCTGTCTCTATATATCATTACAAAAAAGACGATTGGCTATTATGGGCTAATCCTATGATTTACGCAATTCTAGATGATATTTTCATGCTAGAAAAAATGAAGCTTGCAGATTTGGCGGCTCTAGACGGGGCTATTTCTAATATTCGCCTTTGGACTCTGGGAGACCTAGAACACAAGATTGCTCCAAAGAAAGCTATATTAAATAAACTAAGAGATATATTAGCCAGCAATGTCGGTGGCGGTACTATGGATCTTGTATGGGGCCCCGAACTTAAATTTACCGAAAGCAACTCCCAGATTTATAAATTCTTGGGCTCTGAAAAATACCAACCTGTTCTTACCTCAATTTATGCCGGGCTCGGCATACCCCCAACACTCACCGGGGCGTCTGGGTCTAGCGGCGGATATACCAATAATTATGTTTCTCTTAAAACATTAATTGAAAGATTAGAATACGGCAGATCTGTATTATTAACCTTCTGGCAGAAGGAGCTAGAAATAATAAGAAAAGCTATGGGCTTTAAAAAAGCGGCCCAGATTCACTTTGATTCTATTATTTTATCAGACGAAGCATCCATGAAGAAACTAATGATCGATCTGGCTGACAGAAACATCATTAGCAATGAAACATTGCTTGAACGAATGAGAGAAATGCCAGAAATAGAAAAAATCCGTGTCAAGCGGGAAGAGAAGGCTAGAAATGAAAATAATGATATGCCAGATAAGGCTAGTCCATTTCATAGTCCACAGCACGCTAAAAAGATTGCTGAAATATCTGCTCAGAGGGGCGCACTAGATAAGCCTTATTATGACAAGTTAGAGATTCCATATAAGGAGCCGACAGTGCCTCAAGGTGGCGGCGGTCTTGGTAATCCTGCAAAACCAAAGGATAACCCATCTCCATCTGGTGGTCGCCCCCTGAACAGTAAAGACACAACCAAAAGAGCTACTAAGGTTGTTCAGCCAAGAAGCAAGGCCGACATTGCTATGTGGGCTGTTTCTGCACAAAAACAAATAGCCGATATCTTAAATCCTTTTATCTTAAAACATTTTGATAAGAAAAATTTAAGGGCTATGACCAATGAAGAAACACGCCAATATGAAAACCTTAAATTGTCAGTTTTAGCCAATATTGAGCCTTTTACCAAGATAGGCCCGGAAAATGTTTATGAGGCTATTAATCTAAATAAAACTTATTCTAAAGAGTTTTCAGACATGGTAAAAACAAAGGTAGAAGAGTTTATTTCTGATAATAATGAAAAGCCAAGCTTTGAACAAATGAAGCATATTTATGCTAATTGTTATGCCGAATTAACTTAAAAATAAATTTTTTGTGTATTAAGAAACGTATACATTTATTAAAACTATGAGGTTAAAAATGGAAATTTTTCAAAAAGAGATAGAAGACGGTTTGGCTCAAGCTATAGCTTCGCAGTCGTCCGTTGCTTATTTATCTCCGGCAGTCAGTGCCAAAAAAAGCTTCCATTTAAATGAAAGGTCCGTTGCTCACATTGTTAAAGCCGCCGAGCTTGATAATGAGAACCAAATGGACCTTTTTTATTTAACATCTGTTCTTGTCAGCACCGGCTGGAATAAAAACGACGACATATTTCTAGCAGAAGAAATGTGGGCGGCTCGAAAAACCCCGGAAGACAAACAGTTTAATTATATGCACAATGAAAAGGATATCATCGGCCATATTACGGGTAATTATGTTGTTGATTATATGGGCGACTTAATACCAGACGATATGGATCTAGCAGATATTCCTGCCGATTTTAATATTATCACTAATGCTGTTATTTATAAGACTTGGAGTGATAAAGAACTTAGAGACAGAATGAGAACCATCATTGAAGAAATTGAGCAAGGTGGTAAATGGCATGTTTCTATGGAGTGCCTGTTTCCAAGATTCGACTACGCCCTACAAGATAGTAAGGGCAGTATGAAACTGGTTAACCGGGAAGAGTCAACAGCATATTTAACAAAACACCTAAGAGCCTACGGGGGTTCCGGTGAATACGACGGTTATAAGCTTGGACGGGTTTTGCGCAATTTATCGTTTTCAGGTAAAGGCTTGGTAACAAAACCCGCTAATCCTCGCAGCGTTATATTAAATGAAAAATCTGTTTCTGAAAATATTAAGGAGAAACAAATGGATATTGAAGAACTGAAGGCCAAACTAGCTAAAGCTGAACTTGAGCTAGCAGAAGCCGCAAAGATGAACGAAGAAATGAAAAAGAAAATGGAGCAAAAGAAAGACGAAGAAAGCAAAGCTACTCTAGCCCAGCTAGAAGAATACAAAACAGCTATTGCTGAAAAAGATCAAACTTTGGCTTCATTGCAAGAGCAAATCAGCAAGCTATCGCAAGAGCTTACAGACACCAAGGCATCTTTTGATGCTCTAAGGACTGAAAAAGAAGCTACTGAAGCTAAGTATCAAGATATGCAAAAGAAAATGAAAATGGAAAAGAGAAAGGCTCAGTTGGCGGAAGCTGGCGTTGAAGAGTCTGATCTAGAAGAAACCTTGGCTTCAGTTGAAGCTTTGGATGACGTAGGCTTCGATAAAATCGTAGCTATGATGAAAAAGAAAATGGCAAAAGAAAAAATGAAAGAAGTTCCTGCTAAGGCTAGCGAGTCTGCTGCGGAAGACATTTTGGATGATGCCGTTGAAAGCAATAAAACTGTTGCGTCTGTTATCAACGAAACCGAAGATGATGACGCTTCTCAAAAACTAAGATCATCTGCTGCTGAGTGGCTAGGCGGTTGCTTTTCTACTCTTGGCAAAAAAACTAAAAAGTAATAAATAGGAGATATAAATATGGCTCTAAAAGGCGATAGATACGAACTACAAACCGACATTTCTTTCTTCATGAATGAAGTTGCCGAGCGAGGCGGTATGGCCGTGTTAAGTACTGGTGGTTCCGGTGCTGCTATGGATCAAAGCCAAGCTTTGGTTACATATGCTTCAACTGGTTCTGGTAAAGTTCCTGTTGGTATTTTGCTAAACGATATGGTCAATATTGACCTAACTCGTCAGCACATTAATTGGTACAAGAACGAAGTACAGAAGGGCGGCAAGGTAACTTTGCTACGCAAAGGCTATGTTGTTACCAACAGAATTCAGGGCGCTGCTCCTGCTGCTGGTAATGCAGTTTATGTTGCTCATAGCGGAAACCTATCAGCAACAGACCTTGTTGGTCAAGGTACTTCGCTCGTAGTTGGTACTTGGATGTCAAGCCCAGACCAAGATGGTTACGCTAAGGTTGAAATCAATCTTCCTGTAACCCGTAGACAATAATTATAAAATATAAATAGGAGAATATAACATGGTTAAAAGCGTAGAACGTCCAAGCGACGAACTAATTGATCTATACAAAAGATCTGGTAGCGCAGACAAGTCTGTAGCTATCGAAGCACAACGCGAAATCGCAAAAGCTATCGAAACCCCTCTTCGTGAAGGCGTTTTGTTTGGCGATGTGATTGGCGGTATTTATCAGCCAATGCCTCTAGAAGCTAATGCTTCTCCAGAGTTTCCATTGGACTTGCTAGCTCCGGGCACCGAATTGGAGCATGTGGCCTATACCAACCCGGGCCACGGTCGCATCCCTGAAAAATCAGTGGAAAGCGACTACGTTATGATTCACACCTATGGCATCACTTCATCGATTGACTTCTTGCTAAAGTATGCTCGTCAAGCAAACTGGAATGTTTTGCAACGCGCTATGCAAGTTATGGAAGCTAGCTTCGTCAAGAAGATGAACGATGACGGCTGGCACACCTTGCTAGCTGCTGCTGTGGATCGTAACATTTTGGTTTATGACGCCGATGCGGCTGCTGGTCAGTTCACCAAGAGACTTGTTTCTCTTATGAAGACCGTTATGCGCCGAAACGGTGGCGGTAATAGCGTTACAGCTAAGGGCAAGTTGACCGATCTTTATATGTCTCCAGAAGGCATTGAAGACGTTCGCAACTGGGGCGTTGATCAGTTGGACGAAGTTTCTCGTAGAGAAGTTTACGTTGCTGCTGACAACGGCGGTCCTTTGGCTAGAATCTTTGGTGTTAACTTGAACGAATTGCTCGAATTGGGCGACGGTCAAGAATATCAAGATTACTTTGTAACCGATCTAGGTGGCGCTCTTGAAGGATCTGACGTTGAATTGCTAATTGGTTTGGATAAGGCTCGTACAACCAGCTTTATCATGCCAGTTCGTGAAAACGTTCAGGTATTCGAAGACGAAACCCTACATCGTCAACAAAGACAAGGCTATTACGGTTGGGCAGAACTAGGATTCGGCGTTTTGGATAATCGCCAAATCATTGCTGGTTCTTACTAAACCAAAAACAAAGAAGCGGGGTTGCAAAGCCCCGCTTTTTTTGTTGTATAATACTGCGGTTATGCCAAATATATTTTGGTGTAATTAGTAGCAGGGGGACTACTAATGACGAATCCAAGGTATGGCTACGTTCTAACGACCGACGATGAGGGCCGGGTAATCTGGTCATCTATTAATGAAAATAATATACTTCCTTCGCAGTCTGGTAAAGCTGATTATGTTTTATCTACAACCGGAAGCGGTATTTATTGGAGGCTTCCGAGCGCCTCTATTTCTATAGCTAATACAACCGCCAATCAGACATTCTATCCAGTGCTTTCTAGTGGCGATGGTTCTACAACGGGCGTATATGTCAGAAGTTCTCCCTATGCTTTTTCTTTTAACCCAAATCAAAATCGTTTATATACAGAAAATGCGACCGTAAATACTATTACTGTGGGCAGCGGTAATTCTGGTGGCATAGGTCAGCTATCTTGGAATCCTGATGATGGCACTTTAGATTTAGGCTTGCTGGGCGGTAATTCTACCCTTCAAGTTGGTCAAGAATTAATGATCCGGGTTTTTAATGATGAAAATAATCAAATTAATGATGGTCAAGTAGTATCTATTAATGGCGCTCAGGGACAGAGGCTTGCTATTTTAAGAGCCGTAGCTTCTGGTGCTTATTCTGCGGCTCATGCTATTGGTATTGCTACTGAGAATATTCCATCTAAACAATTAGGTTTCATTACTGTTTTTGGAGTAGTTAGAAATCTAAATACATATATTGACGGAAGTTCTGAAGGAAGGGAAATATTTTTATCGCCAACTACGCCGGGCGACTGGACAGTAACTCGCCCTTCAGCCCCTAATCATGCTGTTTCAGTAGGTTTTATTCAGAGAGAGCATCCAAACGCTGGCAGTATTTTTGTTAGGGTTCAAACAGGCGATCACTTAGAATACCTGCATGATGTTTTATTAACCTCTCCCGCCAGCGGAGATATTATAAGATATGATTCATCTAATCAGGTTTGGAAAAATAGCCCGCTTCCATCTGGTGGTATTTATACTGCCGGTAGTGGCTTAATATTAGAAGGCTCTCAATTTAGAGTTCATGGCACTGGACAATTAAGTGAGCTAAGATTAAGAGCTAATGCTAGTAACTATACAGCTATTATAGCGTCCGGGCTAAATACTAATTTGACTTTTATTTTACCATCAGGCTATGGATCTAATAATCAGGTGCTAAAGACAAATGGGGCCGGAGTTTTAGACTGGACTACCGTATCAACAGGAAGTACTTACACGGCCGGGTCTGGCTTAACTTTAGTCGGCTCAGAATTTAATCTTGCTGGAACTGGCGTATTAGATAAATTAACTGTTACAAATAAACAATCATCTAATATTCCTTTTATTGTAAGATCAGCCGCCGCTCAGTCTGCCAATATTCAAGAGTGGCAAAATTCAGCGCTGGGCGTTTTAGCTAGCGTAGACAAGGATGGTAATTTTAGCAATTCAGCGACTGGGGCTTTTAATTTTGTACAGCTTAATAGTACTTTGGCGGCGCAGTCGGGCATACTTTTTGTAAATAATAGTAAAATAGTATCTACGGCACCAAACTTAATATTTAATAATTCTAATTTAGCTTCACCGAAACTAACATTCCGGGCATCTGGCACTATAACGCCCGATATTTCATTAAATATACTTACTACGGCTAGTGGCTCTACTTCTGGCGTACAAACATTATCTTTCGAGGGATCGGCCGGGCAGTTATTTTCTATTACCGATGTTTTAAATAGCGGCACCATATTTAGTGTAAACGATATTTCTGGCTTACCTTTAATTGAGGCTGATGCAAGCGGCCTAGTTAGATTGGCCCGGTTTGGAACTGATGTTGAGGTTTATGCCCCGCTTGAATTAATGCCGACCGGAACCACATCGGGTAGAACTAATGAGCTTAGATTTTATGAGCTTGCTGCTAGTGGCTCAAACTATGTAGGATTTAGATCACCCGATTCTTTGGCGGCTAATCGTATATGGGTTTTGCCTACTGGCGATGGCTCTGCCTCTCAGGCCCTAACAACAAATGGGGCTGGTGTATTAAGCTGGTCAACGCCGTCCGGAACTACCTATACGGCTGGGTCTGGCTTGGCTTTAACGGGAACTCAGTTTAGTTTGGGTGGCACTGGCAATATTAGACAATTAAGATTTTTGTCTTCTGGTAATGCTAATTATATTTCTTTTACATCACCCGCCCTATCGGGTATTACAAATTATATTTTACCTACCGGCGATGGAACTTCTGGACAAGCTTTACTAACTAATGGCTCTGCGACTTTAAGCTGGGGCCTGCCAGTTCCTACCAGCGGCACAGCCACAGCCCTTAATAGTGTGGCCATAACAACCAATGCAAACTTTTATCCAGTTCTATCAAGCGGCACCGGGCCCAACGCTTCTTCCATAGATTTAGCTTTAACTTATAATCCTAGCACCGACATGCTTACAGCAAGCGGTATTACGGCAACTAGGTTTGCGGGTCATCCTAGCTCAATTATTACTGAATCTACCACATCTCGCACTCTACAGGCCGGGGATAATGGCGGCGTAATAATGTGTACTAATAATAGTGGAGCCACCCTAACAGTCCCAACAGGTCTTCCGGTAGGATTTTCTGTCGGCGTTATGGCTGCGGCTACTGGGGTTGTATCTTTTACAACATCTGGAACTACCTTAAATCATAGACAAAGCCATACTAAGCTGGCGGGACAATGGGCTATGGGAACTGTAATACAAAGAACGACCAATAATTTTGTTTTAGCTGGGGACACTGCCTAATGTTTATTAATCTTATTCGCGGCACATTAAGGCCCGGCACTGCTGCCTGTGTTAACATAACGGTAAATACAACTAACGAAAGTCTTACATATTCTGAAAATCAATCGTTTACACTCAATGCTGGTGTATTAACTGGTAGTACTCCAATTACGTATCAGTGGCAAAGAAAATACCCCGCTGGATCATTTGCGGATATTAGTGGGGCTACAAGTGCTAGCTATACCGAATCATCGGGTCTAACCGTGGCTCAAAGCGGCACCGAATATAGATGTAATGTATCCAACGCTTGTAGTAGTGCAACAAGTAGAGTAATAACAATAACAGTTTTAGCCTCGCCACCGCCCGGCGGAGGCTTATAGGAGATTTATAATGGCTCAATTTTGTGTTGGAATAGCGGACGAACAAGTTCAGTTAGTAATAACCTCACTTTGTTCTTTATATAAATATGTACCCATTGTGCCCAACCCTGACCCCTATAATCATCCAAACCCAGCTTTCGACCCAGCTCAGGAAGAAGGCCCGGATAACTTGAAGTCCATTCCTCAGTTTTTACCAAATCCAGAATATGTCGAGCCTACTGAAGAATCCACTGTTGGGGATGTATTGAGTGGTCCGCCCCAGTTTATTTTAAATCCTGACTGGAATCCGCCAGCAACAATTCCTAATCCAGAAAGCCCGTATCACTTTGTTAATAGAATGGTTCGTAACTGGATTACGGAAAATGTTAAGGCGTATCAGGCTCAAGTTGCCGCAGAAGCCGCTAGACAGGCTGCTTTAGAGGCTACACAGGTGGAGATTACTGATCCTTATGTCAGTTAATTATAACCCGGCTACGCCAACAGACGGGCTTGTTCTTTGTTTGGACACGGCGAATCGCAGAAGCTACCCCGGGTCTGGAACTACTTGGTTTGACCTTAGCGGCAAAGGAAATAATGGCACACTAACTAACGGCCCTACATTAAATACAGGGTTTGGTGGCGGTATTAGTTTCGATGGGACGGATGACAGAGCTACCTCGACAATGTTTCTGCAATCAAGTTTTCCATACTCTATTAGTGCGTTTTTTCGCACTACAAAAACTTCGGGCATCCAGCGCATTACAACTCTACATAAAGCAAATACCAATTTAGGTTTTTTCTCTTTGCGAATTAGTGATGGCGGGGCAATAAGCGCCAATGCTTACGCTGATACTGGTAATGAATCATTTGCAGTTGGATCAATAATATCAACAAATATTTGGTATCACGCAGTTGCTGTATTTGCATCTGCTACTGACCGCAAAATTTATTTAAACGGCAAACTTGAAGCGACAGACACTACATCAATTGCAATACCAGCAACAATTGACTACGCAGGATTTGGGTCGATCAATTGGTCAACAGGCCATATACAGTATTTTCAAGGTCAATTAGACGACATACGCATCTACTCCCGCGCCTTATCTCCATCTGAAATATATCAATTATTCTCCTCTAAGCGTGGGAGGTTTAATGTATGAGCATCTATTCTGGGCCTAACACCGCCCAATCCGGGCTAGTCCTGCATATCGATGCCTCTAATCCTCGCTGCTACCCGGGCTCTGGCTCTACTTTGTTTGACCTGAGTGGGCAGGGTAATAATGGCACACTATCTAATAGCGCATCTTTTACTAATAATTCATTTTATATAAACCAAACAGATGCCAATATTAACTTACAATCTAACGCTAGTATTGCTGATTTCTATAAAAATAATACATCTCTTACTTTAGAAGTGCTTATAAACAAAACTTCTATTACTAGCGCGACAAGTGGCTATAATTTGGGATTTGTTTTATTTAATAATAATGATTCTGGATGGGTGTCGGGATGGTCTGTAGTTATTAGAAATGCTATTGCAAATAATAATGATGTATTGTTTCAAATAGGGTATAATAGTGTTTCTGATTCTAGATATATTTGTCCCTTTGGCGCATTAGATAATACTTGGGTGCATATATGTGTTACACATTCTGTTATTAGCGGAAATTCATCTGCTGGGTTTTATAAAAATGGATTACTATTAAATAGTTACAGCGGCACAATATCTAACTTTTCTAGTTCTGTAAGTTTTGCAAATAGAATAGGTAGAAATACCGAGATTTCTTATCAGGGGCATAATTGTGCTGGATATATATCTTGTTATAGAATTTATAACAGAGTTTTAACACCTGTAGAAGTTTTTCAAAATTATAGTACTGTTAGAGGGAGGTATGGACTATAATGGCACTTAATCATTCGCCCTCGATTGTGACTAATGGGTTGGTCCTCTATCTGGATGCGGCGAATCGCCGTAGTTACCCCGGTTCCGGCACAAGCTGGTTTGACTTGAGCGGGAATAACAATCACGGAACATTAACTAACGGGCCCACTTTCAGTTCCGCGAATGGCGGCGGAATTGTGTTTGATGGAAGTAATGATTATGTTGTTTCAGCAAATAACACCAATATATCTGGATCGGCAGCAAGAAGTTTATGTGCATTCTTTTATTTAACAAAATCTTCTTCAAATTATATCAATGTCATTAAAATAGGGAATAGTAATAATAATGCAGCATTGTTTGAAATTCTATTACAGCAAAACAGTATTGTTGGTCATTTTTGGGGAACAAATCAAGCTTTTGCTGCTGATTCTAAAAAAATATTATTAAATAATTATACTTATGTTGTTATGACTTATTCGGGCTCTATAGTTAATGCATACGTGGACGGGTATTTTATTTATAGTGGTATTTTTAATCTTAACACATCTAATACTCAATTATTCTGTGGGCTAAAAGAATATTATGAGCACGAAAACTATCAGGGCTCACAATTTATGGCACACCTGTATAACAGGGCTCTATCTCCCGCAGAAATAGTTCAAAACTACAATGCTATTAAAGGCAGATTTGGACTATAATCTATTTTGTGTATATCTTATTAGCCCCAATATAGGAGACACATATGGCTTGGACTACAGACTTAGTATTATTCGTTCGTTCCCTAATAGGGGATTTGGACGCTACCAAATATAATAATGATAGGATTAAGCAGGTCATCGCCGTTTCTGCCTACCAAATGCTATCGACTACCACTTTTTTAAATGAATATACTGTAGATATTAGTTCAGTATCGATTAGCCCGGACCCTATGGAAGATGTGGATTTTTGCTTATTAGTAGCATATAAAGCCGCTGTGATCATTATAGGGGGCGAAGTTAAAAATGCCTCTAATCAAGCTATTTCTTATAGAGAGGGCCCTAACTCGCTAGATTTGGCCGGGGTAGCCGCTGCTCTTCAGGCTCTTTATAAACAATTGTCGGCAACTTTTGAAGACTTGCTGAATGGTTATATGATGGAGCAAGGCAGTGCAAATGGTCAAGCTATATTGGGACCATACTCGCCGGGCAGTGATTTCATTGCATTTTTCAGGGGTCAAGATCACAGAAGTAATAACCTATAGGAGTTTTATATGCCAGACGTAGCAAAAAAAATTATTAACGCTAACCCACAAAGGGGCGGCGGGATTGTATCAATGGCCGGGGCCAAGGCTCTTTCGGCTTCTGAAAAAATTAGTGCAAACTATGAAGTGGGCGTGCCTGTTCAAAAAGACCAGCCCGTGACCGTTATCGAGGCCCGGCTAGATACTCGTCTTGATGATGTAAGATACTATTCAGGCGATTCTTCTAGCTAATTAGGGGTTATCAATGGGTGCTACCAGTTTAGATTTATCACAAATAAAAACCGATGCTCTGTCTACTGCTAGCACCTTTCGTAGTTTAATTGGGCTGGGCAATGTTAATAATACGAGCGATGCTAATAAGCCCATTAGTAGCGCTACCCAGAGCGCCTTAGATGGCAAGCTGTCGCTTTCGGGCGGGACTTTAACAGGGGCTTTAAGTGGTACAAGTGCTACGTTTAGTGGTGTCCTTACTGTCGGTACAGTTGGATCAACATTAAATCGTATTGCATTTGCATCTGGCCCTAATGGTGCTGCTGGTGCTTATGACATTGTTCAAACATATCCAGAAGTAATTTTATTTAGAAGGAATCAAATTGGTTTTGCAAAATTAGAAAATAGTGTGACTGAATCTGGTTCCTATACCGGTGGATTGATGCTTACCGGAGGCGGTATATCTTGGGCAACAAATTCAACAGTCGCAAACGGTCAAGATACTCCCAATCTTTGCATCATGCGTGATGCCGCAGATGCTCTTGCCCTTCGTCGTAGCACCAACGCCCAAACGCTTCGTATCTACGGCACCTACACCGATGCCAGCAACTATCGCAGATTATACATATCCTCTACTACAGCAGGTGCGTTTACTCTCGGCGTAGAAGGAGCAGGGACGGGGGCGAGTGGGAATACGCTGACGGTTGCTAACGATCTAAATATTTCTGGTTTGCAGATTACGCTAGGTGACTCTACTCATTGGCTCTATAATAGCGTCGGTACTGGCTTCGGGTTAATGTTTAGTGGATTTGGAAGCAAATTAACTTTTAATGGCAATTTTATATTAACAGGTCGTTATACTAACCACGAACTGTATGTAGGACATCAAAACGCCAGAATAATATATGGTACACAATCGTATACAAACACTGATACTAATAGAGTTATTGTGCAAGCGGTAGATGGGTTGCATATTAGAAATACGCCAGCAACAACAAGTGCAACGGCGTTTTTGTACAACACCTTCACCGATGCCAGCAACTACATCCGTCAATCGCTCTCATTCACCACCTACAGCAGCACAGTTCACGCACAGCATGTAGTCGAAGGTGCTGGCACTGGGGCGGTCAACGTACCGTTTGTTATTACGCCAAGGGGTGATGGGGCTTTCATTCTGGGTCGAATGGCTGACGGAACAATCGCGGGCGGCAATCTGAGAGGTCGACTTGCTGTTGATTTGCAAATGGAACGTAGCTTTGCCAATGAAGTAGCTAGCGGGCAATACTCGGCTATAATAGGAGGGGCACAGAGTAGAGCAAGTGGATATGCTTCACTGGCGTTTGGTATTCGTGCTGTTGCAACTGGTACGGGAGCCGTAGCGATTGGCTCGGATTTGACTGCATCGGGTAACGAATCAAACGTTATAGGAACTGACTCGGAGGCAACAAGCTTTCAATCAATGGCACTTGGTAGAGGTGCCAAGTCAGTCGTGTCAGGTCAGATAGCCTACGCCGCATGGAAGTTTTCTAGCAGAGGAGATGCTCAAGGTAGCATTTATATTTTGCTTGGAAAAACAACTAACAATACTCCAGCTTCATTGTTTTGTCAGACATGGAATAGTAGCAGACTATTGATACCATCTGGAAAACTCCTGCTGTTCACTGCAAAGATTGTCGGCGTTAAATCAGACGGCACTGCCGCAGCAACGTATTATCGCAAAGGCTGTATCGAGAACGTGGGCGGTACAACGATGCTCGTAGGCAACATAGAAACAATAGGCACAGACCACGAAGACAATCCTTTAACCGATGTTTCTATTACGGCGGATAACACTAACGACGCCCTTGATATTAGCGTTACCGGGATAACGGGCGAAACTTGGCGGTGGGTCGCGGTTGTTGAAGGCGTAGAAGTAGCTTATGGAACATAGGAGATAACATGACACAATTCGCACCAATCTGGAATTCTTCCGGGGTTAGCTTTAACGCAATCCGGGCCAATGTGACTGATATTGCTAGTTCGGGCACTTCTACCCTGCTGGATCTTCGTGTCAATAATTCCGGGGTTTTCTCTGTTGATAAGACGGGGGCTGTTGTCTACGGGGGTGGGACTAATTTAGGAAGCACGCTGGATGGCAAGTTGAGCCTGACCGGGGGGACTCTGACAGGAGCATTGAATGGAACAAGTGCCAATTTTAATACATCGGTTCAGGTAGGTAACGCAATAATAAGTAGCGGTATAGTGCTTGGTGGATGGGGGATTGTCTTAGGTGGTTATAATTTTTCTGCTTATCAAATTACTACTACGGGTGGTCGATGTTATTTATTTAACAATTTTAATGTCGCTAATAACTTTGGCTATACATTCTCTGCTAATACCGCAGGTAATGGCGCTGAAGAATTTGGGCTATACCGCAATGGGTCGCATACCTTAATGCAAGTGGGCGGAGCAAATGCCCAACGCTTCAATCTCTACGGCACTTATACCGATGGCTCCAACTATCGCAGATTATACATATCCTCTACTACCGCTGGGGCTTTTACGTTAGGAGTTGAAGGAGCGGGAACGGGTGCGAGCGGTAATACGCTGAACATCGGCCCGGGTATTACTATTGATCGTGGTGGTTTTCTCATAAGTGTTGAATCTTCGCTTATATTAGCCACCACAGTATTACAGTTAAATTCAGACACAGGTCAGTTACGAGGGAGAAATGGTCGAATAATTCTCTCTGACAATGCAACTGGAAGCACTTTTGATTTATTGAGATTTGGTGGGATTACCAGTTCTTTCCCCGCCATTAAGCGCAATGCTGCTGCAATCAATTTTCGCCTTGCCGATGATAGTGCCGATGCCGCAATAACAGCAGGCAATGGGACTTTTTCCGGAGCTTTATCTGCTGTAACCAAGTCCTTCTTGATCGATCACCCCACACAGCCGGGCAAGAAACTTCAGTACGGCAGTTTAGAATCGCCCTATCACGGCATCAGACTAACAGGCCGGGCCCAGCTTGTAAACGGCTCTTGCGTAGTCGAATTGCCGGGCTATGTATCGGCCCTAGTCCATGACGATATTAATATTCAGCTTACTCCGGTGGGTAGAAATGTGGTCTGGGTCGAGGGGCACGATTTAGAGTCTAATACATTTACGGCCCGGGGCGATCAGGACGGCATGTTCTACTGGTCATTTACCGCCGTAAGAAAAGATATTGAGCCGCTTGAGGTAGAGCCGTGGGCATAATATATAATTCGCTTACACCAACAGATGGGCTAGTATTATCACTAGATAGTGCCAATCGCCGTAGCTATCCGGGGTCTGGAAATACTTGGCTCGATTTAAGCGGAAATAATAATCATGGAACTTTAACGGGCGGCGTAACTTATAACGGATTTACCATGAATTTTGATGGAATAGATGACAGAGTTATAACACCTATCACTCAAACATATTCCCTGTTTACTTTGTCGTGTTGGTTTTTAAATAGTCAAGATTTAGCAAAAGATAATAGAACATTAATAAGCAAAAACTCTTATTATGCTAATACTGAAAATGATTGGCCTATTTCTTTATCTGTTGGTAGTGCTGGTACTGCTATAGGCATTGTTATAACTTCCGGAACGAGTTTTTTTGTAACGACGCCAAGCACTGGTTCTGCTATATCTACTTCAATAAGCGGCCTAGGAAAATGGTTTCATGCTGCCGCAACATATGATAGAAATAATTTACGTTTATATATTAATGGTATATTAACTAACTCTACCGCTAATACTATAGCTTTACCAAATAACACCGGAAGAGCTTATACTATAGGCAGAGCCCCTTTTGAAAGAGATGGTGGATTAAATAAAACAGCGTTCAACAGTTCTATTGATGATGTTCGTATTTATAGCAGGGCCCTTTCCGCAGCCGAGATTATGATCTTATTTAACGCCAAACGCAGGAGGTACGGCCTCTAATGGGACTATTACACTCACCCCTCGCCCCTACTGATGGGCTTGTATTATGTTTAGACTCGGCTAATCGCCGTAGTTACCCCGGGTCTGGTAATACTTGGTTTGACTTAAGTGGTAATGGTAATAATGGTACATTGATAAATGGTGCTAGCTATAATGGACTTGCTATGAATTTTGATGGAGCGGATGATAGGGTAAATGTTTTAAGAATATCTCAATATGAATCTACGAGATTTTCTGCATCTTGCTGGATACTACTTAACCCTACGACAGAAAATTCTAACAGGTCTATTTTCGGTTCATTTGCATTTGATGGAACAAATTTTACCGGAGGATGGATAATAGGCAAAAGACGATCTGATGCAACTGATGGTAATGCAAACAAATTGTTTTGGATATATAAAACAGCAACTACAGCTCTTGCATCTTATTCAATTGATTTAGCTCAAACTAGAAGGTTTTTTCATGCTGCCTTGACATATGATGGATCTAGGTTTATAGGATATATAAATGGGATACAGCAATTTTCTGATGCTCAAACTTATATTCCAAATACTCAAAGAAATTTATCGGTTGGAGGAAATGATTGGGGCGGATTCGATGTTAACCATTCTGGCCTGTTGGATGATTGCCGCATTTATAATCGTGCTCTGAATGCAGTTGAGGTAGGCGCTCTTTTTAATGCCAAGCGCAAGAGGTACGGCCTATGAGCATATTCTCTGGTAAAGATCCAAACTGGGTAGCTAAAAGAGGCACAGTCACAAACGGGCTTGTGGGCCACTGGGACAGCATGGTTATGTCGGCGGCAGACCGGGCTGGTAATAGGTGGCTTGATATTAGTGGCAATAATAATCATGGCACATTAGTCGGCGGGGCGAGTTTTGATAGAATTGGTTGTAGTTTTGATGGGTCGAATGATTATGCGAGCTTTGGTTTTGGTGGCATTGGGAAATTAACAAATTCTCAAGCAACTGTTTCTGTTTGGGTTAATCCTGCAACTGTTTCGGTTAGGCAAGCTATTATTGCGGATTGGAGTTCAGGAGGAATAGCAGAGTCGTTTGCATTACAAATTTCTTCAGTAGGTAGAATTGGTATTTTTGTAAGAAGTCAAACAGCCATAATCCAAGAAACATCTATAGACTCAATCTCTACTAATACTTGGACTAATTTGATTGCTACTGCGGGGAATAACGGATTATATGTCTATAAAAATGGTGTTCAGGTTTATGCAAACGCAACGTCGATACCCTTAACTAACGGAATTACAACTTCAATCGGGCGAGCAGGAGCGCTTGATGGCTTGTATTATCAGGGTCAAATTGATGATGTCCGCATCTACAATCGCGCCCTATCAGCCGCAGAAATATTAAGAAACTTCAACGCAACCAGAGCCCGGTTTGGTGTTTAGGTGTATATCATAAAAGGAGGACTTTAAATGCCACAAGATATATTAATTACGCCAACAAGCGGCGAGCCACAAATCCTTTTTAGAGGTAGTGGGGCCCTAGATACCGCAATACAACTTAATGTACTTTCGTCTTATCAAAGTGCATCTCGGTCCGGCACGGCCCTAGTCTTTGAAGGTACAGAGGGGCAGTTGTTCGCTATTACGGACAACCTATCTAGTGGCGTTATTTTTGCCGTTGGAGATGTGACGGGGCTTCCTCTTGTTAAAGTAGACGCTAGTGGGGATGTAACACTAGCCGAGTATGGTCGTTTTGTGGGTGTAGGCACGGGCGTACCCAGATTTCACCTAGATGTCCGGGGCACTGGAAACTTCAGTACTGCCGTTGTGACCAATAATGCCACCGTTAACGGAAACTTGGGCGTATCAAACAGTAGCCCGGGCGCTAAGGCCCATATTAATACTTTAGTAAGCACAAATAAGGGCTTAATAGTTCAGGGGGCCGCTGCTCAATCGGCCAACTTGCAGGAGTGGCAGAATTCGGCCGGGGCCGTTATTGCTTCTATCGATAAGGACGGGGATATCACGGCTCCTACCGGGACCTTTAACTTTGTCCAGCTAACTAGCACATTGCCCCGACAGTCCGGGCTGTTATTTTTAGATACCGGGGGCTTCCTTAATACCTCCCCCAACCTAATATACAATTATTCGAACTTGGCCTCGCCCAAATTGGCGTTCCGGGCCTCTGGTACTACAACCCCTGATATTTCTCTTAATATACTAACGACCGCAAGTGGGTCCACTTCGGGCGTACAAACCCTGTCTTTTGAAGGGTCGGCCGGGCAGTTATTCTCTATCACTGACGTATTAAACAGTGGTACTATCTTCGGGGTTAACGATATATCCGGGCTACCTATATTAGAGGCTGATGCCACCGGGCTTGTATCTCTGGCTCGCTTTGGTACGGGTATTGAGGCGTATAGGGCTATAAATGCGAGAGAGGGTGTAAACACTTCTTTAATTTCGTCAACCGGAAACGTGAGACTAAATTCTACATTATTAACGCTTAGCGGTACAACATCTTCTTTTCCAGCAATTAAACGCAATGCTGCTGCAATCAATTTTCGCCTTGCCGATGATAGCGGAGATGCAGAAATTACGGCTGGTACAGGCAGATTTAGTGGTGCGATTTATAATGTAGGGCCAATATATAATACGAGTAGTGCAAGTAGCAATGTTTACGCTATGTATGCTAGTCAGTATGGCTATGCATTTATGCGTTTTGATAATTGGAAAACAATTACTTTCAATGCTGGTGAGTCTACTGCCTACGAGCATTCAATAAGTATTGCAGGCTGGAGATTAAATACAAATAGCAATGGAAGCGCTTATTTACATACTGATGCCGCTAATATATTTGCACAACGCAATAGCACCAACGCCCAAACGCTTCGACTCTACGGCACTTATACCGATGCCTCCAACTACCGCAGACTCTACCTATCCAGCACTACAGCAGGTGCGTTTACTCTCGGCGTAGAAGGAGCAGGGACGGGGGCGAGTGGGAATACGCTGAATTTTTCAGTTACTAGTGGAGTTAACCAATTAGCGATTTTGCCTGACGAGATACGGGCTAGTAGTTCCGGTGGCAATAACTTAATCAGAGTAAACCAAAGTGCTGGTAATTCTGCTATTGCTATTGGTCATAATTCAAGTCTAGTCGCACAGGCTACTATTGTTGGTGTAGGATCAACCGGAGATGCATTTATGAGCATAATTGCCATAGGTACATCTAACAATGTCACCGGTGGGGCTTCTGTATGTATAGGCCGTGAAAGCTCAGTAACGGGCCATGAGTCTATAGGTCTGGGACGGGGGATAAATCTAGCTCGTTCTTGTACTTTGGGATATTCTATTGGTTCTGGCAACTATAATGATACAACAACCATAGCGAGTATCGTAACAACAGATAACACTCCCACAACATTAAAATGCAGATGGTATGGAGGAACAAATAACTTTATTATTCCGTCTGGAAGAGCGTTGTTTTTTGTAGCACATATTTGTGGCATTAAATCAGACGGTTCTGCTGTTGCAAGTTATATAAGAAGAGGATGCATAAAAAATATAGGTGGTACTACTTCTTTAGTTGGAACTATTGAAACCATTGGAACAGATTACGAAGACAATGCGGCAACCGATGTTGCCATTACAGCAGACAATACCAATGATGCTTTGCAAATTGATGTTACCGGTATTACAGGCGAAACTTGGAGATGGCAGGCTTCTGTAAAATCGGTTGAAATGATCTATGGAACCTAGGAGTTTTTATGCCCAAAGCTGTTTTGAAATTAAATAAGGCCCAAATTGTGTAATCCTATTAGGAGGACAACATGGCTACTCAAACATTAGAATTTTCTGCCGGGACCGGCTTAACACTAAACTGTAAAATATTTGCTTTGGGCTCAAATACCATTGTAGCTACTGCTATCGCTACAGAGAAAACCAATGACCAAAACAGATATACGGTTGCTTATACCGATCTTCCGGCTGGGGCCTATAGACTGAACGCCTTTGTTGGGTCAGCGCCCGGCTTTGCTAATGAGGTTTATGATTTAACCTTAACTACGGCCACCTTTTATCCTCGCTCAGAATATTCAACCATATCAAGTGATGTAACCAGTATTAAGAATAATGTGGATGCTATCAAGGCTAAAACCGACAATTTACCGGCAAGCCCAGCTTCTACGGCAGATATTACATCGCTACAAAATAACGCACCAACGGAGGTCTTTTAATGACACTAGTAGAATTAGTAAATTCTGGAAATTATTCATCTATAGAAGAAGCACATCAGGCAATTACGGCCAAAAACATTCCAGTAGCCGACCCAGATAGATGGGACTGGGCCGATATTAATGACCTATTGGGCCCGGTTGTAGCCGACCAAATGCTACAGTTTCTAGAGACCCATAGCATGCGCTCTATCGCCCTTCAGTTGGGCGGTGACGGGGTTGTTATGTCAGACCCCAGAGTTCAGGAAGTTTTAAAGCAGATGGGCACCCAAATTCCGGGCGCTTTAACTTTGGTTCAAAAAACCCTGTCTTATACTTCTTTATATGAAATGCACGGATTGCCAGAGCCTACTATCCATGAAGTATCAGATGCTTGGAATTGGGTTGGTGTAGAGCCAGATTCTTGGGGTGATGAAGTTTTATTAACGCTAAATAAACAGGCTGATAACTCGGTCAATTGCTTTATGAGGGTTACTAAAGTTGGCTTTAAAGATGGCAAGGAAGTTGTGAGAGATACCCCAGCCGTAACTGTTAATGATAACATGCTGAATCATGCTGTTTTATCTTTAGTAGAAAGGTTTATAAATGGCTGATAGATGGGCAGTAGCTACGGGAAACTGGAGCAGCACAGCAACGTGGAATGGTGGTACTCTGCCTACTGCGGCTGACGATGTTTTTGCTGACGGATTCACGGTTACGATAGACCAAGATGTGACCGTGCTTTCTATCCGCACTACACAACGTAGCGGCGGAACAAATGGAGGCACTTTCAATTGTTCTACCAGCCGAAATATTATTGGTAATATTGTTTCTGGAAAAGGTACCGGATTAACATTTTCCGCTGCTTCGCCAGCGATACTAAACATTACTGGCAGCATAATAGTAACAGCTCTTGGGAACGACAATAGCTTTCTTAATTGTAAAGGTTTAGTGGTAACATCTACCGGAACCGTTAATATTATTGGAAGCGCTTCGGCATCAGGCTCAAATAATAACGCACACGCTATTGATTTAAATGGATCAAGCGTATTAAATTTAACTGGGTCAGTTTATGGGGCTGGAAGCGGAAATTATGGTATTTTAATGTCTGGTTCTAGTATTGTATCCATAACCGGTAATGTATACGCCGGATCTAATCTTAATGGTCATGGTATTCAAATGTCTTCATTTGGTAGCCTGACTGTTAACGGCAATGTTTATGGAGCATATCAAGGCACTGCTTATGGCATAAATGCGACATCAACCACTACGATAATTATTAACGGGACTGTAGACGGAGGGGGAACCGCCGGAAATAATGCGCCCGGTCATGCGGTTGTTACTTCTGGAGCATTGACAATCATAGGAAATATTATTGGAGGATTATCTACGTCAAATAATAGTATTGGTGTTGTTTGTAGCGGTACAACTGTAATAAGTGGCAACATAACAGCAAATGGCTCTGTCGGAGTTTCTGTAGTCGGCGGAGCGATAACTATAAATGGTAACATAACTGGTGGATCATTTGCGTCTGGCTTAATATCTACAACGTCATCAACAGTATTGCATAACGGCAACTCTACGGCTTCTTCAAATGGTTTTTGCGGCTTGGTTGCAACTAAATCTTTAATTAAATCAACTGACATAGTTCAGCATACATATCGCGTTAATAGCTCTGGTTCTCCCGGCATAGCTCGTTCCCTCTACACCGGCGGTCAAAACTTAGGTCAACCTTCCGGCATTCATGTTCGTGCTGGTCATACTTACGGTGTGTCGAATGAATTTGTCGGCACTCTTATAGTTCCATCGGCCCAATTTGTATCTTTGGGAACTCCCGTTGATAGCGGCGTTGGCAGTTTGCAGTATTTAAGTTCGTCAGACTTACAAGCGGCCCTAGCCCCTAACTCGCCCGTTATGGCTCAAAGAAGCGACGATGATACAAAGGCCCTAACCTTTTCATGGCCAGCTTCCGGGGCATCTATCATTGGACAAAAATCTATTGATAATGCAGCATATGTCCCGGTCTCTGGGGCTATTAGTTATTTACGCACAGAGAACGCCCGGCACTATTATACTCTTGCCTACAGTCCTTTTGATAGAACCACGCAAGAATCTACTATTAGATATAAAATGGACGACGGTACATATACTAAATATTTTAATTTAAGAATTATGCCATCTACTAATGCTGAGGTAATTGCTATTAAGGCTAAGACTGATAATTTGCCCCCGGACCCAGCTTCGGCTTCTGATATTACTTCACTTCAGAATAATGCACCTATGGAGGCGTTCTAATGGCAGATAAATGGCCTTTGGCAAATGGTAACTGGAGTAATGCGGCAAACTGGAATGATGGAACCAAACCTCAGTCTGGTGATGATGTTTATGCCGATGGTAAAATACTTACCATTGATGAAAATGTTAACATCGGCACAGGAACGTTGAGAACATCTCAAAGAACTGGAGGCACTACTGGCGGATCATACAGCGTGACAGCATCGGGTTTATCTATAACTGCGAATATGGACTTCTTAAGTACAGGACTTACATATTCTGGCACTGGATTACTGACAATAACCGGAAATTTATTGTACAGAGGTGCTGGAGTAACAAACTCCTCTAGTGGCACACTTACTTTGATTGGAAATGTTTCTGGATTAAATACTGGTTATATCAATATATATGGGTTAGTTAATAGTTCCACTGGAACCGTTAATGTAATTGGTAATGTAACTGGTGGAACAACTAATAGTGGTAGATCGGTTGTCAATTCCAATGCGAGTGGAACGATAAATGTTACAGGCACACTCAATGCAGGTGCAACAGGAAATAATACCAACGCTGTGTATTTGGATGCTGGAACAGCAAATATCACTGGAAATTGTTTTGGCGGTGGATCGGTTGCGGGGAATACTTGTTCTGCCGTGACTAATAATGGTGGTGGAGTAGTCACTATAAACGGCAATGTTACGGGTGGGCCCGGAGTAGATGCAAAAGGTGTTATCAATTCTTCTAGTGGGACGGTAATAATTACAGGCAATGCAACAGGTGGTAGTGGGTCTACGGCATACGGCGCAAGCAATCAATCTATAGGGGTATTGCGAGTTTACGGTGCTGCAATTGGTAACGATCACGGGCTAGGTTTTTCAACCAATAATGGTAATGCAGGGGTTTTCGGTTACGGGATCAATACGGGCACAGTGCAAGCTACTACCACGGTGCGAGCTATTCAGTATGGAGCAAAAGGTCAATCTCCAACAATTGGTTTAGTGCAGTTAGACACGACGGTTTTAGCCAACAGTTTCGCCAAGTTCCGTACTGCCCCAACATCATTTACTGAATACACCTTCGGCCCTCCTGAAAATATCGGCGGTCAGCCAGCAGCGTCTAATGTGCGATTGGGTACGGTCTACAACTTCGGCAACACCACTGGAACATGCGCAGTTCCGCCTTCCGGCTCTGTTGCTTTGGGCGTACCTGTCGATAATACAACGGGAACAGCTATATTAACAGCCGCAGACTTTAATAATATTTTATCTAGCGCTCTTCAGCCAAATGGTCCTATCGTAGTAGAAAGAAGCAAAGAAGACACTAACGGTATTACATTCTCATGGCCCGTATCTGGGGCTACTATTTCTGGTCAAGTAAGCAAAAATAATGGGGCTTACGTTAATACGGCCGGGGCTATTACTTTCTTACGTACAGACGGGACACGCCACTATTATATACTGGCATACAATGCAGCAGATCGCCCGGCGGCAGAAGGTACGGCCCGGTATAAACTGACAGACGGAACTTATACTAAATATTTCACCCTTAGAGTTGAGCCTTCTTATGTGGCTAATGTAAGTGTTACGCCCGGCTTTGTAACTCAAGAAGATATACCAAATAAAAATAATTTAGAAATTTTTACCTCCGAACAAGACAATATTACAGTTAATATATATGAGTCGGATGGATATACGCCACTTAGCTTGACCGGAGTTACCCCGGAATTTAGGGTTTCCGACCTTAATGATATTCTTCTTTATACAATAACTTCGGGGAATATTACTGTGGGTGGCCCGGACAATAATCAGATTACATTCGCTAAAACTCTTCTTACCACAGATGATTTTGAGGGTAAGTGGAGCCTGCGAGACATGGCGACCAATGCTAAAGTTTTAAGCACCGGCAGATTTAAAGTAACATATGCACCATAGGAGTATATAATGGAAATTAAAGTAGAACTTACGCAAGAGCAACTTTGGGGTGTACACTACGTACTACAATATGTGGTAAACCCGCCTATTATCAAAGAAAACGAGCAGATTACAGAACAAAATAAAGATAAGCCAGTTGAAGAACAGGCTGCTCTAAAAAATCTTCACACCGAAGAAAGCTATATTCAATTTGTTGTTGGTATGGCTACTGATGATTATTATAAGCAGCTATTAAAGTTTAAAGAAGATAATGCTTTAAAGATGTTTAATAGTTTATCGGATCAAGAAAAGCTTGCGCTTGTTGCGCAGCTTCAAATTCCAGACGTAGTTAAGTAAAGGAGAAATGGATGGTAGTTTTAGAACTAACTAAAGAAGAAGCACAACAGCTATTAGAACTTTTGGACGTTGCCACTAAGGCCGGGGGCTTGCAAGTAGCACAGGCTGCTTTACCTCTAGCCGGTAAGCTAGTACAGGCTTCACAAGAGAAGAAAGATGGATAGATTTTCCCATTTTCAGGTAGCTTGTAGTAGATTTGTCAACACCATATTTCTTGGTGATTATGATGAAATGTTGTCTTCTAGGGTTTACCGGGAAAGAAACTGGTTTGGTATGTTTATTATCGATACCATTTTCTTTTGGGAAAAGAATCATTGCCGGGCCAATTACGAGTGGGAGCTAGAGGAAAAAAAGAAATGTTCAATTTTTCATTAAATTCTTCTATATTTGAACCGTTTAATCAAGCGGCCCAGCTTCTTTTTGAGAGAAAAGCCACGTTGGTATTTCCTGAAAAAAGAGAAGAATGTCCAAATTGTTATCTAAATACCTTTGGAACAAAGACCCGCTCTGTGAGTATATACAAGCAGGGCGGTCCTTATCCGTTCGATGACGGTATGCCTTGCCCATATTGTGAAGGTAAAGGATATAAGCAAGTAGAATTGAGTGAAACCATTCCCATTCAAATACTTTGGGAAGTTCAGTCTTACTATAAAAAAATGCTACCGATAGAGATTCAACAGGGTTCGATTCAAACTATCGCCCGGTCTATTTATGCACCCAAGCTAGAAATGGCTAAATACTTAATACCTAATGATGGTGGCATAGAAAATTTAGACATTAAAAAATACGAAAGATTAACTCCAATGTACCCTCTGGGCTTTAAAGATAACCCGGTAAAATATATGGTACATTTCTGGAAACAAAATGGTTCTTAAAATTTTTCTTACCGAAAGTGATGCTAGAATAGAGGCCAAAATATTAAGGGCCATTTCGGAAGAAGCAAATCTAAGTTTTCCTAAAAAAGCTAATTTAATAACTAATATATTCTCCCGGTCGGCCTATGATGCTATCTTGGGTTGCCCAGAAATGATTTCTGTTAGTAGCGGCCTGTTAAAAATAGATTTTGGCTTGAACTTTGACCCCGTTGCCGCTATAGCAAATGCCGTAGCTCAAAGTATAATTATAAAGTTTAAACCATTTAATATTAAACTAACTTCGGGCGGCTATAATATTCGTGTTCAACCTCTGGACTATTTAAATCTTTTATCTTTACCAGAGGCCGTAGTTATAACCGAAAAAGGGGTTTCGCTGCCTTGGCTAGATTGGCTTCTAACTTATGGAGACAGCATTATAATAGCTGATTTTGGTGTAAAATACAGTACGGGCAAGGGTAGAGCGGGCGGCGGATATATGTTACCTACAGAGAGGCCATTTAGTGTTAATGCCGCATATTCTGGAACCGTAGATGATAATTTTATCACTAGGGCTATCATGAATCAAATTCCTAGCATAGAACAAGATTTAATTAAGGCGTTAAAATGAACGATTTAGTAGGTTTTAATAAATCACAAGAACCCTCAATAAGTAATATCCTACTAGATAATTTCATTAACTTATATGACTGGGGCTTTCTAGATAAAGGCGGTTTTGTAAATAATAATATACCATCGTCAGGAATGTACGGTGGAGAAAAAACAAGACTTAGGCCAGTTCAAGACCCTAACTATACCACCGGGCAGGTATGGCAAGCCCACAGGCCAAACTGGGTGTGGGAAACGGGAGTATCTGTAGGTTCTCCGATAAACATTAGTGGAGTTTTTGTTACCGGCGTTTTCAGACCTGTAGGCAATACTACCCAACCATATCATATTGATTATGTTAACGGCCGGGTCGTATTTAATAGTCCCATTTCTGTTTCGTCAAATGTAAGAATTGAATATTCCAGCAAGTGGATTAATGTTATCCCGGCTCAGGGCGTACCGTGGTTCCGAGAGATTCAGCAGGGCTCACAAAGAGCGGCAGGACAGTTTGAGTATTTTGCCTCTGGTAACTGGGCCCAGCTAGGACAGACCCGTGTTCCTTTGCCCACAATAGCCATAGATGTGTCGCCCCCAGCCAGCTTAAAACCTTTCCAGTTGGGCGGAGGGCAGTGGGTTAATAATGATATACTGTTCCACGTAGTTGCTGAAAATGAGTGGGAATGTACCAATATTTTAGATAAAATTATTTATCAAAACGATAGAACGATTAGCCTTTATGATGTTGATCAGTCAATTAGGTCTGGCGTGGCACCACTAGATTATAGAAACTCGCTAACGCCCGGCGCCTTGCCTAGTGGCTTATATCCTAATTTAATAAATAAATTTAAATATTTAGACTGTTATATAAAAGATTCAAAATTAACCGGTAAAGTAACACAACTTTCGCCCGATTTATATGTGGGAACCGTTAGATGTACTACAGAAACGAGACCAATATAGTTTTTGTGTATATTTTTATACCAAGCCTATAGGTTTTTAAACATGGGAGTTAACTCAAATGCCAAATAATAGAATATTTTATGCTTGTCAAGCGGTGGCCATCGCTAAGACAGGCTGGAGCAGTGGAGCCGAATTTAAGATCATGAAAGGTGTTCAGTCTGTCGGCCTGAATACTAATTTTACACTAGAGCAGGTTTTCGAGCTGGGGCAAGTAGAGCTTTATGCTAACGAAGAAGAAATTGCAGAAGTAGAAGTAACCATTGAAAAAGTTATCGATGGTGAACCTTTGCTTTATTTGCAAGCTGTTGGTAATATTGGTAAGACAAGTATCGTGGGAGCATCTAATAGTCGTGCTGACGTTTACTTAGCTATTTACGAAGATAATATTACCGGTATTGCTGCTCAGACGCCCGGTAGTGTTGTAATGTGCTCTGGTATGTTTGTAAGTTCTGTTTCTTACACCTATCCAGTAGATGGTAATGCTACTGAGTCCCTCACTCTGGTAGGAAATGAAAAAGTATGGAATAACCAAGTTCCAACTATTGTAGCTAATGCTATTACTAAATTTGTTGAAGATAATACTGAAGACAACGATTTTGATGGCACTGACTTTCCGGTTTCTGGTATTGTTCGTCGAGCAAGAGTGAATATTCCACAATGCATTATTCCGCCAGAAGTTTGTACCCAAAGACATCAAGGCGTTACTACTGTTGGAGCATCAACATTCCCTAATAGCGGTATTCAAAGTATTACTATTAGTGCCGACTTCGGTAGAGAAAACCAGTTGGAATTGGGTCGATTTGGTCCATACAATCGATATGCAACATTCCCATTCGAAGTTACTTGCGAGTTTGAAGTTAATGCAACTTCAGGCGATTTAATCTCGGTATCTGGTTTCGGTAGAAACTTAACCGATAGGTCAATCGTGATTCGTGACTTGGCGGGAACAGTGATTAACTTGGGCGGTAAGAATAGATTGACTTCTATCGCTTACAGCGGTGGAGATACTGGTGGTGGTATTGCTACTATCACTTATTCTTACTCAACATATAATTCATTGAATGTTGATCATGGTGGTGTTAATGCAACGTATTACTAATCTGCGATAGCCATTAGGCGAGTAGATTTAGGACTTTAGGATGGTTTTGGAAAATAAAATAAACAGTTTACTATATAGAATTATAAAAGGCCGCTTACGCCTGAGCGTGGGCGGTCTTTCTTTAATTATACAAGAACCAAATTCTGATTTAATAGAAGAATCTTATGAAGTATATGAATCTGTTTACAACGAACACTACGGAAACGGTGACTGGGTAGAAGATGAATTAAAACAACATCTTGTAGAACAAGGACTTTGGACACCACTAGACGATAAAGAAATAGAAAAAATAAATAAAGAAATTGAAGACATAAAAGTAGAATGTTTTCAGAATTTTTTTAAAACCCGGGAATTGGTTCAGTTAAAAAGAAAAATTTTATTAAAACAAGAATCGGCCAGCGAGATATTGGGCCGTAAACATTCTTTAGATCATTTATGTTGTGAGAATGCGGCAGAAATGACCCGGCAAAACTGGCTACTCTCTAAAAGCTGTTTTTATAAAAACTGGGAGCCCATAGACTGGACAAATATTAACTTTAGTAAAATTATGGATTTTTATAAAGAAAATATTATTGATCACTCTACTATCAGAAAGATTGCCCGGGGAAATGTTTGGCGCACCATCTGGGTTTCTAGCAAAAAGATAGACCTCTTCGATAGGCCCGGTATTGATTTAACTAGAGACCAGCTTACTCTTTGTTCTTATTCAAATATGTATGACTCTGTCTACGAGAATCCTGAAAGCCCTAATGAAAAAATTATTGAGGATGACGATTGTCTAGACGGTTGGTTTATATTCCAAAGACGCAAGCACGAAAAAGATAAAAAGCTTCAAGAGACCGAAAATCTTATTGCTAATCCTAAAATTAAAAACGCCAAAGAAGTTTTTGTTATGGCAAAAAATAAACAAGAGGCTGAATCCATTAATGATTTAAACAATGAATTATCAAAAGCGATTGTAGCCCAAAGGAAGAATATTATTAAAGAAAAAGGTTCTGCAAAAGATACTGATTTCTTTGATGTACAGACAGATTTACAGATGGAAAGGCATCAGGCATTTATGAATAAAATGAAAGGAAGATAATGGACGATTTTGATGAAATGTTAAAAGTGTCTTTAGAGCGAAAAAGACTAAAAGAGGAAGGGTTAAAGGATGTTTCAAAAAACAAACTTTATCAAGTATCAAAAAAGAAAATTTTGACTACTATGATTGGGGCCCTAGATTCTATAGAAAAGAATTTTGGTTTTTTGTGGAGCGATTCTGAAAATATGACATCGCAGCAAAAACAAATGCGTTCGATTTATGACCAAATCCGTTCTGAAATTTTAGATAAGGGAAATACCCAAATCAGAAATTTAGAAGCAGAGTTTTCTAATTATGATATTGTTTTTAGAAAATATAATACAGTTATTCCGTTTAAGAAGTAGGAGAGGATAAAAGATGGCAAAAGTAGAAACAGTTAAGAGTAAAGATTTAAGTGGCGCAGAAGTTGTTCTTGTTGTAAAGTCGCCTTCGCCAAAAAATTTCAGAGATGCACAAGTTATTTACAATAAAGCTCTCAGAACAGCCTTGGAAGGTGGTTCTATTTTAAGACGCAAGCTTAATGAGTTCTTGACCGAACAAAAAGTTTGGGATTCTGATAAAGAAAATAATTATCAAAAAATCCTAAAGGAAATTTCGGATCACGAAGACACAATTAAGGCTGGGGGTATTTCTCTCAAAAGAGCCAAAGAAGTGGCTCTAGAGCTTAGGGACTTGCGATTAAAGCTAAGAGAGCTATTGTCAGAGCGACAAACTTATGATGCTACTACGGCAGAAGGTCAAGCTGATAATACTCAGTTTAATTTTTTGGTTTCTGTCTGCACATTTAAGGAGGATGGAAATTCTCTAATGTGGTCTAAGCTAGAAGATTATGACAATTCCCGAGAGCCCTATGCCGCAGACGCCGCATCCACGCTCGCTAAGATGATTTATGATCTTGATCCAGATTACGACAATAATTTGGTAGAAAACAAATTCTTGAAAAAGTTCAAGTTCGTGCGAGATGACTTGCGATTGGTTAATAAGGATGGCCACCTAATTGATGAAGATGGTCGTCTGATTAACGAAAACGGTCGATTTGTAGCCTACCGAGAAGATGGAACTCAGTATTTTGTTAATCGTGACGGCGAAGAAGTCGATGAAAGCGGAGAAAAGAAAATTACCGTATTGCCATTTTTGGATGATGATGGAAACCCTATCGTAGAAGAAACGGTAGCCTCAGCATCAGAGCCAGAAAAGGTAGAAGAAAAAACGCAAGATGAACCAGAAAATGTGTAATTAATAGCGGGGATAGTGTGTTTTGTAGGGCAGTCCATGTATAGGTATTATATGTGGTCTGCCTTTTTTTATAGGAAGAAAAAACAATGGCAAATTTCGTTTTAACTGCTCAAATAGCTTTGCAGGCACCTAGAAACGTTAATCAGGTTGTTAGTCAGATCAGAAGGCAGCTACAAGGAATTAGTGTTAACATTAAAGTAAACGCTAATACTCAAGCTCTTAATAATACTAATGCACAATTAGCGACTACTACTAAATCGGCAAGAGCGGCTGAAAAATCTATTTCCGATCTTGGTAGAAGTCTGGGACTTGCCGCTAGACGTTTTGGGGCTATTGCCATTGCCACAGGAACCTTTTTAAGTTTAAGCCGGGCCATTAAATCGTCTCTCGGGGATGCTATAGAGTTTGAACGCCAGTTTGTTAACTTATCACAGGTTACAGGAAAATCCGTCAAAGACCTAAGAGATATTTCGCAGGAAATTACGCGACTATCTACCGGGCTGGGTGTTTCATCCGACCAACTGCTTAGAACCTCTGTTATATTAGCACAGGCGGGCCTAGAAGCTAGAAAAACTAAGGCTGCTCTTGAGGTATTGGCAAAAACAGAGCTTGCATCTTCTTTCGATAATATAGAAAACACTACCGAAGGTGCTATTGCTATCTTGAGCCAGTTTAGAAAAGAAGCTGCTGCTGCTGGTGGAGACGTTGCTTATTTAGAGAGGGCCTTGGGCGCAATCAACGATGTTAGTAAAAGATTTGCGGTTGAGTCTGCTGACTTGGTTGCTGTTATTCGTCGCTCTGGTGGTGCGTTTGAGGCTGCTGGTGGCTCATTAAATGAATTATTGGCCCTGTTTACCTCTGTTCGTGCTACAACCCGCGAATCTGCTGAAACGATTGCTACCGGCTTGCGTACTATCTTTACACGTATTCAAAGAGTTGATACGATTAGACAGTTGCAGGAGTTGGGCATTGCGCTTCAGGATGCAGAGGGTAAATTCGTTGGTCCATTTGAGGCTATCAAGCGTATTTCTGAGGGTCTTTCTGGACTGGACCCTAGAGACTTTAGGTTTGCCGCTATTGTGGAAGAGCTTGGTGGATTCCGTCAAATCGGTAAAGTTATTCCTCTTATCAAACAATTTGCCGTAGCTCAAGATGCGCTAAATGTTGCTCAAGGGGCTTCAGGAAGCTTGGCAAAAGACGCTGAGATAGCACAGCAGTCTTTAGCTAATCAAATATCGAAGGTAAAGCAAGAATTTCAGGCATTAATTAGAGACTTTGTTGACAGTAGTGGTTTTCAGTCTGTAGCTAGGGGCGCTCTAAAATTTGCAAGTGCATTGATTAGAATCGCTGATGCTTTAGAGCCAATACTGCCCTTAATTGCTAGTTTAGCAGCTTTACAAATCGGAAAAGGCTTAATACCCGCTCTTGGGGCCTTAACTGGGGTAACTCGTAGAAATCAGGGTGGTAAAATTCATGCTTTTGCTAGCGGCGGTTTTGTACCGGGCGTAGGTAATCGTGATACCGTTCCTGCCATGATGACCCCGGGCGAATTTGTTATTAGAAAAAGCAGTGTTAAAAAAATTGGTGCCGAAAATTTACAAAAATTAAATAAAGGCGGAGCTGTGGATGAATTATCACCCATTAGACCGTCATTGACAAAAAGATATGACTCTGGAGATTTAAATAGATATAAAAATCCTACATATGATACATATTCAAAACCAAAAATTAGTAGACAGAGACTAGATTTAGATTATAATAACTCTAGAGCAGAAGCTCAGAAAATTTTTGATAAAGCAGTTGCCAAAAAAAATAAATACAAAGATCCGCAGAAAGGGTTAGCAGAAGCTAATAAATATATTAAGTCGCAAACCGGAGAGCTATCGCAAAATTTAGGGGCCGAATTAGATCAACCCACTAATCGATCATTAAATAAAATTGCTGGAGCACTAGCAGAAAAACGAGTCAGTGAATTATATAATAATAAGCTAGTTAGAATAGCAGATAGAGATGGGGCAGATTTTTACGACAAAAATATGGATGAATATATTGAAGTTAAAAATAAAATTGCCACAACAACAAATGATGAATTAACAGCCAAAGCCTTATTGGCACACGGGACATCACAGAATTATAAAAATAAAAAATCAGAAAACGTTAAGTCTCTTACGATAAAACTTTTAACAACTAATATAAAAGATATACCAAAGAAAAATATAGGAGGAATGATTCAAAAATTTGCCGCTGGTGGTATCGTAGATGTTATTAAAGGTAATCAGCCCGTTGGCATATTAACTACTGATGATAATAGCACAGCGCCCTATTCAATAAGACCTGATTATAGCCAATCATTTAAACAACAATTAGCCGTAGCAGAACCAAGCATCATAAAGCAGGGGCAAGAATTACCCTATATTGATGTTAATCAATTTGGCTTAAATCAATCTGCCGAATCTGGTATTGGTAAAAAGCTAAGACAAAACTTAATTTCTAATGCCGCAAATGCAGTAAACGTTACGGCCGGGCAAATGTCTGATGTCTTCAAGGGCCTCGGTATTGGTGTTAATGCTAAAAATCTAGTGCCAGAATCAGAAGCTAAAAAGGCTATTACTGGTAGCGTTGTTGGAACCATGTTTGAATCTTTAGTCCGGGGCGTTTCTAATGCTTCAGGTTCAGATCTTAAAGATTCTGGATATTTTGACTTTGTGGGCCCTATTTCTGATCAGGCTACGCAGTTATTTGAAAAATCTGGTCAAATTAATGCTAGTCAGTATAAAGATGCTAAGGCCGGGGCTATTAAGGCTCAAAATATTGCTAGTAAAGTTATAAATCAGGCAGCAGAAGAATATGGCATGCAGGGGGTTATTAAATCCACTGTTGGAACTGCTAGATCGATGGAAGATATAGTGTCTAAACTTCCCGCAGGTCTTCGTGCAGATTTTGCGAATCCTGCAAAGGGTGTAACAGCTTCAAAATTAAAACCTTATTACAAAGCTAAAAATGTTGATGAGCTTGTAAGACTATTAAGAGATAAAGGTCTTGATATTGAAACTAAGCCAAGAAAAGACGGCGGAACAGATATCTTCGCTAAAAATATTAGCGGAATGGCTACTGGAGGAGCCGCATCTGATACTCAACCAGCCATGTTAACGCCGGGCGAATTTGTTGTCAATAAGAAAAAAGCCCAAGAGATTGGTTATTCTACTTTACATAAAATGAATAAAACCGGAAAGATTCCGGGCTATGCCAAAGGGGGCGTAGTGGGATATGCTAATGGTGGGCCAGTTAATCCTAATTTACAACCGCCTAAACGACCTCCCGGTGGCGTGCCTTCTATTCCATTAGATGAATTTGCTGCAATGTTTAACGAAATTATTAAAGCTGGGGGAGGTGTTGTAACTTCTGCCGAGGCCGTAAGAAAAACTTATCTTCAAATGTTATCTAATAATACTAATTTTACTAAAGCAGAAAAACAAAAAATAAATAATCTTTATGCTATTGCAAAAAAAAGAGAAGCAGCAGAACAAAAATTAATTGACGATTATAAGAAACAACAGGCTGCTATTCAAGACTCTACAGACGCGCAAAATAAACTAAAAGATAGGTTCTCTAAAATAGCTAGTTCAGCTCAGCAATTTATATTTTTAGGTTCCGCTGTGGCATCTGTAGCTGCTCAATTTAGCAGTCTTGATAGAGCTACCGCAGACGCCTTGACGGAAACGCTGACTTTTGGTTCTACTATTCTTGGTATTGGTGGGACAATAGCAGATTTAATTTTAAGTACTGGGGCCGCTGATATAGCCCTAAAGTACTTTACTACTTCTGTTACAGCAGCCGCTAATGCTGCTTCTGGTCAGGCGGCTACTGCTGCTAGCGGCGGCGGTTTAATGGCTGGATTAATGAAATTTGCAATGAATCCTTTGACTTTAGCTATTGCTGCCGCTGCTGCTGCTATTTTAGGAACGATTTATTTCTTTGAAGCGAAAGCAAGAAAAACAGCGGAGCAGTTAAATAAAGCAGCCGACGAAATATTACAGTCGGCAGAACAGGGCAAGGGGGGATCTTTAGAGTCTTTTGTTGGAACAAGAGTTCAGGCAACTATGGCCGCTCAAAAAGCTCCTTCTTACGCATTTACAGGAGAGGCCGAAAAACAAAAAGAAATAGACGCAACTAGACAAGCTGCCGCATCTCTATATAACATGACTGTAGCATCTAGATTATTAGAAGAAAAACTATTGTCTATAGAAAAAAATGTCGGTTTTACATCTTTGGAACAAGCTTCATTATCAATTAATGAAATTGCTAAGGCTTCTTCCCAAGCAAGTAAAGAGTTTGCCAAATCTTCTCAGGGCTTAATAGGCGTTTCCGGAGGAAAAAGAATAGAAGATCTTTCTGGAATCGCTAAAACAAGCGCTGAAGATTTTGATAAAGCTATGAAAATTGCCCAAGAGCAAATGTCTTCGACTTTAGGTAAAGGTAATCAAGAATTACAAAAAGCTATAGAAGCAAGTATTCAAAACTACGATTTTTCTACTGGCCAAAATCCTGTAAAAGATATACTTTCTGGATCATTAGGAAATAATCTTGAAACTTTAAATAAAATTATCGCTGAACAAGCTCAGGTTCAGGCACAAGAGGTAGCAGAAAGGGCTAAAGCTACTAAAAACTTTAGCCAAGCTGAGGCTGAAATTGAGCAAATTAGAAAAAATGCGGCACGATCTCAGGCCGACAATGTAATAGCCGCAGAATCTCAAATAGAGGCCGCTCGCAAACAAAGAGAATCATCAGCATTGATTACTAAGGCTTTAACCGAGCAGAAAAATGAAATAATGCAAGCCAATAGTGCTATTAAATTTTTTAGTGCTACGCTTGAAAATATATCACAATATAATAAATCTTTAGAATCAAATATGTCTCGCCTGAATACGGGTATTACCACCACATCTGTTTCAAACGTTCAGGGTATTGGTAATCTTAACGAAATAATCGATCCAAAAGTATTCAACGATCAGCTCTCTAAGGCGGTTAAACCTTTTGGGGCTTTTGGAGATGAGGTTAATAAAAACTTAACTTCTACGGCTGAATTATTAGATAAAGCTAGGAAAAAACTTTTGAATGTTAGCTTTGGAGAGGCGGATATTCAGGCAGCTATTAATGATTTATTTCAAGGAGTAAATATATCTCCTGCTTTAAAATCTGCTATTTCTGGATTGATTCAAGATGCCACAAAAGCATCTAGCGAAGGGCTTTCTACTATTACCGCCACAGAGTTTGAAAATATATTTTCTCCTTTAATTGCTCAGTCTGAGCCTTTTAGAAAGGCTGTTGAAGGATTAATTAATACTCAAAATGAATTGATTAATGCAAATATTGCATATTTGAACGAAATAAATAAAGCTAGACAAGAAGAAATAGATGGAAAACGTAAACTTGTAGATATTGAAACAAGGCTACAAGAAAGATTGGCTACTGTTTCACAAAAAAGTCTAAGTTCTCAGCAAAAAGAAGCAGCGAGAAATGCCAGAAGGGGTTTTGGTGCAGAAAATAGGGCTGGACTATTGGCTAATTTCAAACAAGTGTCAGATGATATGAGAACGGCTGGGGAAAATATTAAAAATTCTACCGATAAGGGAGTTGTTGAAACCACAAAACTTCAAAATGCTCAAGCTAAATTGTCTGTAGAATTTAATAATTTAAAAGGCATAGTAGAAGAATTAGCCGACCAAAGCGAAAGAGCCGCAGATGTAATGTCTGAAATAGATAAAGAGCGAGCTAAAAGAGATACGCTAACTAAAATTGTTGAAGACTTTGTTGTTGGGGGAAATCAAGAGCGTACTAGTATAGCTCAGTCTTTTCAGGGTGTTCAATTTGCTGCCGCTACCGGAAGCCTCCAAGGGCTTGATGAAGAACAACGAAAAACTACTTTTGGATTATTGAGTCAGTTAGCAGATGTAGACGATAGATTTAAGGCATTAAAACAAAATTTAATTTTTTCTGATGCTGTTAGAATGGGATTAGATCCAAAGGTAGCTAAAGCACTGGCTACACAAACACCAAAAGAAGAACAATTAATTAATGAACTAAGAGCAATATCTAACGAAGAACAGGCGTTCCAAAATGCTTTAAACGAAAATAGAAGAAAAGAAACAGATGTTTTATCACAAGGGCTTGGTAAACTATCTGGAGAAATATCTAGTTTTCCAGAAAAATTAAAAAAGGCTTTATCCGATGCCGCGCAAGAAGCTAGAGATGAAGAGGCTAAAATAGCTGAGTCTAGAATTAGTGCAGAAGAAACGGCAAAAAAAGCAGCAGCGGAAGCACAGAAAAAATCTGAGAAGGAAGCCAGAGACCGAGAAAAAGCTATAGATAGAAGATATGAAGAACTGGGTGTGCAACTTGGTGCTTTAGCCGAAGCTCTTCGGGCCAAGGCTCTTGAGGAAAAAACAAAACAAGAATCTCAGCCCCCTAAGACAGAAGCTCCTAAAGTAGGGTCTATGTTTGGCGATACTAAGGCTCAAATGCAAAAAAGATGGGAGGAAAAAGAAGCTCAAAAAGCGACTGGAATTGTAGAGCAAAAACCTCAGCCAGCTTCTACTGGGTCTGTATTTAGTGCCCAAGATGCAAACCAAAAATATTGGGAAGACAGAAGAAAAGCAAAAGAAGCTCAGGGTAAATCTATGGGTGGTATAGTTTATCGCGCCTCTGGCGGACCAGCATTTAAGCCTAAAGGCACTGATACAGTCCCAGCAATGTTAACGCCCGGCGAATTTGTTATGCAAAAATCTGCTGTAGATAAATATGGTATTGGTGTAATGAACGCTATAAATAATAGTGCTACTTATGCTAGTAAAGGAGCTTTTATCAAATATTTAGCTAAAGGCGGCAAAATAGAGCCGGATTTGGTTCCGAGCGATGAGGTTGATGGATCTATTGCTTTTGCTAAGGCCGGAATAAATATGTCGGGCGAAAATATTCAGCGTCACATGAATACTTTAACTGGGCAAAAATCTGATGCAGCTAGAGACGCTTATCAAAAACTTGTTGAAAAGAATCTTGAACAATCTAGAGCCGCAAGAGCAGAGTCTATGGCTAGACTTTCGCCCGCTGTAGCACCCGAATTAACAAATTTTAGTCCTTTGCCGAGCGATAATCCAGAACAAATGACAAATCTATTTGATACATCCGCTATCCAAGCCCCAAGTGCATCTAAGTTAATAGCAGAATCAATCGAGCAACCGGTTAGCACTAAAGGCTATAGCAAATTTAGAGATCCAGAGTATCAAAAGGGGCAAAGAGCTAAATATGTCAAGCAGCGACAGGAGCGAGAGGCTAGATCTAGAAAAATTCGTTCCGGAGAAATAGACCCGCGAGCAGAACGCAATGCAGCTATTCAGGAAAAACTAAAAACAAGACAAGGAAATATAGCTACAGCTAGATATCAAAGACAACAAAGATCATTACCGTCTTATGAAAGAGATGCCGACTGGCAAAATAAACGAATTAATCCGACACAATCGCAAGGAGCTATGCAAGGAGCTATGCAAGGAGCGGGCATGGCCCAAAATCCTATGATGGCACAGCAAGCCATGATGCAGCCCGGTCAGCCGATGATGAATCCTATGATGGCACAGCAGGCTATGGCTCAGGGGGGTGGCGGAATGGGCGCTCAAGGATTTAATATGGAGCCATTAATGCAGCTAAAACAAACATTTGATACTCTTACCGGTGTATTAAATAATATGCAGATGACGCATCAGGTTAATGTAGACGGAGCCCTAAATATAAATGGTGTTAACGCTCCTCAAGTTGCGGAAGCCATTAAAACTTATTTAGGAGAGTTTATCATTTCTGAAGTTAAGAAGATAATTGATGGTCAAGGAAAACAATTTAAGCAAGGATAATAGATGACTAATACAAAAGAATCATTAGGACTGCACACGATATCAGACGGGCCCGTTGGAGGAATATATTCTAGGACGGGCCAATCAAACCTCGTTCTTCAGGCTTCTTCGGTTGGAACGCCTCATTTTACCAACTGGGATGCTGGGCTAACCTCGTTAGAAAATACCACTAAAGAACGATTTGAAGCTAGAACAGCCACTCGGTTTTTGGACGATTATTTGTCCGAAAAAGGCAATTATAAAATAAGATTTGGGGCAAAAGATATTAAGATTGCAGACAATCTGGCGGCTGTATCTTATCCAGAGTACACCGATATTAACAAGTCGATTGTCAAAATATTTGATACTAATCTTTTAACATATCACACTGGAATTAAAGTAAACTCATACGATTACACATGTATTGATTGGTCTTTAGTTTATAATGATAGCGTATTAATGCCCCAAATTAATTTGGATACTTTGCTTAATCCATATGCCGGGTTTCCTAGTAGCACAAATAATCGCTTTGATGCCGACCTAGATGGCCTATATATTATTATAGAATATACTGGCTATTATACCCTAGCAGACGCCGACCCATGTGTTTTAGCGGCCCCTTATTATAATTCTGTTTTAGATGGCAAAAGACAAATACTAAAATATAATTCGAATGAAAACTCTTTGCTCGCTGGGGAATATACTATTGTAGACTTTAGTGCAGGTAGCCCAACTTCTAAAAAGATGGTATTGGCTAGGATTGGTCACACATTAGATATTGGCCCAACAGAATTCTTTTCTGCAAATCTAGCAACTTTGGATGTCGGCGGATTTGGATTTATTGGATGTAATATTTATTTACTTCGTTATAAACCCGTTATAGAATGTGGAAAAGTAGATCTTTATACTAAAAAAAGAGGACAGATCACTTCTTATGATTCTAATGGGAAGTTGGTTTGTCTAAAGCACAATTTACAAAATGGCGATATCATAAAAATATCTGGGGCAAAAAATTCTAAAATTAATGGAATAAGATATGTTCAGGTTGTTAATGATTCGACATTTATTATTTATTCTACTGCGGACCTAACTGTAAGAGTTGATTCTTATTACGAAGGACTACCGGAATGGACTGCGTGTGGCAATATTTATGATTCAGAATCTCAGGCTTGGGACTATTTAGGCACATTAACATCCCCAGATGGTAGGAATGGATATTGTTTTGAGCATCAAGAATCAATATCAAATGTTGGTTTTCATAGTTTTTATAAAACAAATACGCTGGGCGATAATTTTAATAATGTTTCTACTTTGGACCAATTACTAGAATTAGATTTTAGTATGACTAGCGGCATACTTACTAACTTTTACAATTTTCCTATTTTTTCATATGGTTCGCCAACACGGGCACCGTCTGTAGACGCTTTCTTAAATTCTATAAATTTTGATCAGGGATTATTAAAAAGTACGAATGTAGCTAATGAATATGCTCCATCTCCGCTAGATAGCGTTTGGGCCGGGCCATATAATTACCTTAATTCTTTTAAATTTGGTCACTCTATAGACTTAGTTAAATATCAAAATAAATATGTATTAGCCGTAGGAGAAAGGGGCTTATCTTCTATACCAAATCTAAACTTTTCTTTTCAGCTTCCGGTAAGCCCTATATATGGTAAAGTATTTTTATTTAATATTTATATGGATTCTAATGGACAGATAGAAAATTTGTCTTATCCAGATAGACCTGTAGAATTTGACTCTAAGTATTATGCTTATACTAATGATTCTAGTATTGCCAAGCCGCCATATTTAACGCCCGGTAATAATGTTTCTGGATTCTATAGGTCTCTTTCTCACTTTACACCAATAGATTTTGCCGATAAACAATATAATTATTACTACGGAACACTGACGCACACAAATGGCTCTGTTACAGGGGCCACTGACTCAGAATACTTCTTTGATTATTGTAATGATGAAATGCTTGGGGATTCTAATCTTTATAGAAGAATAGAATATCTGAATGGTATGGACTACTGGTATGGCTCTATGGTTTATTCTTTATTAGATTTAGATAAAAATGGAGCACTGCCAGAAGACCCAGTTGGGCTAGACTATAATGCTGGCGGCTGTAGGGATGCATATTTTACCAATATTAGCATACCAAAATTTTTATCAAATACTAGTTTTGTTTACAGTAATCCCCCTATATATCACCGGGGAGGATTTAACGTTTATCCATACGTAGATAACTTTGGCAAGGCGGTTGCATTAGATGTATCAGGCAATGATATTTATCTTTTATCTTCTTCTAAAACTAAACCAATTGTAGAAAGACCAAATTATAGCGATGGTCTACCATCAGAAATAGAAATAGGCGATGGCCCCGGCTCTTGCTCTAATGATAATTTAAATAAAACTCATTGTGGATATATTCACGTTTTTAAGAACGGAATAAAGATTCAAAAAATATATGAAACAGAAGCCTATACTTTACCTAGCGGCAGACACTATGGATTCTATTACAAGGCTGATAAATTTGCTTCATCTATGTATGCTAAAGGCGGCGAGCTTGTTTTTGGCCAAACAAAACCTATTGATTATCATGATTCCGCATCTAATCAGCTAGAAACATCTAAAATTTTTATATACAAAAGAAGTGGCGATCTTTATTATAAAATAAATACTATACAAAACTCTAAAAATAATAACTTTTCTTTTATTAATGATTTTTCTTTTCCGGATCAGAAAGAATTCTTTTTAAGAGACGGAAACGAGTTTATGGTATTTAGCGGTGGCATATTATCAGGCACAGATATTAGCGGCTTATATTATTATCCGCCGGATAGATTTGGTAATTATTTTAAATACAACGGAAACATTTTAGTTGCTAACGCTTTCGATATTTATAATGAGGACGGGGAGTATCATGCTTCTAATAATGACATTTTCACCGGAAGATCTAATGAGTTTAATCGACCAATAGATTATTTACATGTATACGAAAAAAATAGTAACGGATGGGATTTTGTAACCAAGATAGCCCCGGCTTTTGACGAATTTGATGCATCTTATTCTTATGCAGACATACTTGGTCCAAATATTTATCATTCTATTAGAACATTGGGTAATAGAAATTATTCTAATAGCTCGTTTAATTCTAGAACTTGGGATATTGATTTAACTGGATGCTATGATTTAATTAATGATAGAATCTTGTTAAAAGATCCATTAAGCTATTCTGTTTTTCAAAAAGAACCAGATTATATTAATTCTTCCAGAATAGAAACAAGATTAACTCTGGATAAATATTTTACTTATGATGAAAAATATCAAGCCGAATCAAGCCAGCTTTCAACCTGTCAGCTTAAATTTGATAGAGTTAGTGCTATACATAAATACGATAATTATTTAGATGATTATAAAAATCTGTACTGTGAAAATAATAAGAGCATAAGTGTTCCATCCATTAATTACCGGGCGCCAATTTATTTTATTAATATACCTATAAATAGCGAAGGTATAACTCAATTTAATTCTATCACGCTTAAATTAGAGGAAGTGCGATCCGTTAGTGCTGGTGTGAATTTAAAGCTTGTATTATTTAAAAAAGATCCAAGGACAACAGTGTATCCATTTTATAACAACCTATGTTCTCCTAATGCGAGCGATGACGCACAAAAGAAGTGGAGAAGTAGTGTCGGATATAATCAGCAGACGTTTTTAAAAGGTGGAGTATTTGATTCTTCCTTGTATTCTAGCTCTAGCGGTGGAGATACATGGACTGAGTGCCAAGGTACATCATGTTTGGCTAAACTAATTAATGCCAGCAGTATTTTGATTTCTGGTGCTAGAAGAGATTATACTTTTGTTATAGATAACACTCAGGTAGACATAAACGATTTTATCATACAAGACGATCTGATACTTGATTCTAGTGATAATAGAACAATTACAAGAAGTGGCGTACCAACAGAGACTATAGAGTTTGATGATTTAAGCAATATTGGCTACGACGTATCCGTAAACGTGGAAGCCAGTATTATCGTTGGTTTTATTTATCAGCCGATGGATTATAAAATAAATACAGACTTTAGCGCCCGAGCCGATGTGAGAATTATCGATATTACTTTTGATGGTTATTCATCTTCTCCTCCATCTCCGATATCTCAAGTAGACTATACATATAAATGTAAATTTAATAAGGTTGTTAGTTTTGATTATTTTAGAACTTACTATAACAATCCAGCCAATAAAATTATTGTTAGCAATTCTGCGGATACTTCTACCTATGTCTATGACGGTAAGTTATCTTATACGAATCCTATCATGGGCATTGGTGTCGTGCCAACAGCTTCTTTTAACGATAGCACTAACGGAACTCAAGACGGCGTTTTTTCTAAGAGCTATGAAGTCTTATCAATAGATAATTTCGGCACTACCCCGGAAACATCTATTTTTACCAACACTAGAAGTCTAGATGTTCAATATCTTGAAACGCTGCCTCTATATATTAATTCCGTAGATTCTATTCCGTATATTAATTTATTTTTAAAAACCGCAGAACCGATAAGCTCTGATATTAATTTATTTTTGCAAAATCAAGGTAAAGATAATAACTTTAAACTATATATTGGCCCCTCGGCTCCAGCCTCCGGATCGCAAGATTTGAGAATTAATGGAGCATATTATGCTTCCGGAGATTTTTCCCAGCATATTGTTGGGGGACCTATTGGGGCTATGCCATTATTCTTCAAGGTTCCAGATTTAAGCGATGCAAGCCTTAGCTCTTATATAAAGGGGTATGACACTGCTAGCGGATCGATACCCCTGTATATTGGCAACATTGTTCAATCAGTAGCGCCCCTGTATCTTAAATCAAGAGATGTAGTTGCCTCTACCGGTAATTTTAGTCAAATCATCTATGGCTCCACAGACGGATCATCTTTCTCTGCCAATAATGCAAATCTATTTATTGATGTATTTGATGATGCCCGGTCATCTGTAGAAAATAATATTCCACTAAAAATTACTGGCCCGGATTCGTATTCTGCAAGTGGCATAAACACGATGCCTTTGTATATTGGCCAAATAGTTAGAAATGCCTCGGGTGATTTTTCTTTATATAACTTTGGTGGATTTGGAGGCATTCCGTCTACTGGTTCGCTTAATTTTGTTATAAACAATACTGGAATTAATGATTCAGGCTCTATGCCATTATCAATACCAAACAGAGGGTTTAATGATTCTTTAGTATTATCAGAAAATACATCTCTATTTATAAAGCAGGCTTCAAGCTCTGGTAATCTGGACCTATATTTAAATGCTACCCAGCCCACAGCTACCGGTTTTAATATGTCATTAAAAACTGGCTTTGGTGTATTATCTAGTGGGACTACTACTTTTATCAGAGGATATAGAAGTTAATGGCTATTATTTATACTATTAGTGGACAAGAGTTTGAAATAGGATCAGGATTTTCTTACCAAGGGGTCGCTGAGAGTCCGTCTATTGTAAACCCCTTTCCAAAATATTCTATCTCTAGAGAATATATTAGTGCTGGCGATGATACACATCTTGGAAATCGCTATAATATTACCGTTAGCGGCAGACTCATTGTTCCCTCTTCTGCTGATGCTACCGTAGACGGAGAGAAGCAGAACGCTCTACATAAACAAATGATATGGCATCTACAGACGCTATCTAGCAAATCTCATAATTTAGGCAAGCTAGAAATAGTTCCTCATGGGGGTCTGGATAAGCCCTTTATATTTGTTGATGCAAGACTTAGAAACATTGAATTTCCAGAACAAGATGACCAGAGTTTAGGTGTTTTGTTTTCGGACTATACGTTTCAGTTTGAGGCTTATTTAGAAGCCAGCAATAATAACGAGAGCTTTTGTTTAAAAATAAATTCGGCAGAAGAGTCTTGGGAGCTATCTTTAAACGAAGACGAAGTATCATTTTATACAGCGACAGACGGGACTCCATACAAGACCTATACGTTAACTCACACAATATCTGCTAATGGTATTAAAAGTATTAATTCTGCGGCGACCGAGATTACTCCCGCTTGGAAAAATGCCGCAGAGTGGGTAAAAACTAGAGTTGTTAATAATTTATCTTTACCTGTTACATCCGATGTAGCAAATAATTCAGATAGAATTGTAGCTTCTTCTTATTTTTATCCCACAAAATTTGATAGTGTTGTTTCAACTTTGTGCCCAGATTTATCTGGGACTGGTTATTCTCACTATAATCATATTAGGACTCCGACATGCAATATGTCTGAAGGTTCTTACTCTGTTACAGAGACTTGGTTTATATCTAATATGCCAGCAACTTTAGATATGGAAATAGAGACATCTGTTGAAGAGTCCGGCATTATTACTATGACTTTGAGCGGCACGATAAAGGGCCTAGATGGATCTTCTGTAAATAGTAATGCTGTTGCTAAGATTGCTAATGCCGAAATAGTTTTAAGTAATTTAGAAACTAAATCATATAATATTTTAGTACCATATTATCCAGTTGATGGTAGCGGTTTTACTTTACAAAATGTAGTAAGACAAAAAACAATAGGAAGAAATAAAGGCACTGGGATTATAACTTTTAGTTATACCTATAACGATCAAGAAGTATTTGTGCCCGGCGCTATATCTTCTTCCTTAAAAATAAATGATAATAATTTAAATAAAGATGTTCAAACAATCGCAATAATACCTATTATTGGAAAAGTTGATGGGCCAATTATACAGGATATGAATACTACGCCAGAATCTAGCAGATCATTAGAAATTAATGTTGTTATGAATAGATCCAACCGAGTTAATAAGCCTAATTTATCCTCAGTTTATAATTCTTATAAGTTAACTGATTCTTATACTAGAAACTTTGATGAAAACTGGGAGCCATATACTGGGTCTTATACTTTGAGCATAGAATGGGTTAAAGAATGAGTGTTAATGTACCTGCCGCACCAATGCTGTTTGGTGCATATGTCGAAAGTATTTCTGCTAGCGCCGGATATGGTGCTGATGGCGGCTCTTGTCAAATGTCGCTGGTTTTTGAAAATGACGGGCCATTAAGACCATACGACCTAGAATCCAATTTTCCAGAGCTTGGAACAGCAGTTGGTATTAAGTGGGGCGAATTTGAATTTGGCGGAATCCTACAAAGATTTACTCATAAAAGATCTTTAGATGGTTATAGATATGATGTTATTCTAGAATCTCCTTCAAAATGGCTAGATGGAATTCAAATTATTTTAGATGGTTTTCAGGGGACTACTTTCCCGCCGGTTGGTCACACTCACCCACAAGAAAACAACTTTTTGCCAGCAAATAAATTTTCTACCGAGCTTAATTACATATTTACAAATAATATTAATAATGTTTGGAATCCATTTGCCGTTTTAGAAAATTATCAATATGGCGGAAACTTTGGTGCGTCTGACACAAATTCTGCTGGCTTTCCTGCTATAAGATTATTGCAATTAATAGAAGAGATTTCTCGCGGTGAACACCCATTTGGCGGCAGGGCTGTTTTTGGAGAATCCGAATACGAAGTCGATCTATCGGAATTAATACCAATTGTTCCAGAGTTTTTTAGAGTACAAGGTAGCCCTAGTCAATCTTTAAATTCCATTATTCAAGAATGTTGCGAAATTGCTACTCATGATTATATTGTTTTTGTTGAGCCTAAAACTGGGGCAATGCCTAATGGAGTTATACGAAGACCTGTAATTAAGGTTAAGGTAATAGATAAAAGATTACCACCCGATCCAGATACCATAAAGAAGATGGTAAATCAGTATGAAAGAGAACAAAAATTAGTTTCCGCCGATTTCGGAAAAGAATTTTCTGACGTAGTAACCCAAAAAATGGTAATAGGTGCTCCTGCAACTAGACATTGTATGTCGTCGCCCTACAACTTTTATCCTATTTGGGGCAAGACTTCTGGAATAAGACCACAATATATTATTGGAAACCAAACTGTTGCTTCTGGCGGCATGGATATGTTTGCTTCCGTTCAAGTCCCACTGAATAGTGGTGCTATCTATAATGCTACTGTTTTAGAAGTTAGATGTGCCATGTCTTCTTTTGAAACTTGGATTTTATATAAAGCCTTAATGGGCGATCCAGAAATGGCAAAATTTTCTAAAATAAGAATTGATGATTATGCTATTCAGGGATTAATTAGCGGTAGATTAACGGCCCAAAATTTGTTTAATACAAAAGAAGATTCCAAAGAAGTCTATCAACCATATTATCAAAATCAAAATCCATATGAAGAGATTCAAAAAATTTATGACGCAATTAAATCTTGCGGAGACGGATTTTATGGCAAAAAGTTTTTAGTTCCATTACCGTTTGAGCCGGGCGGAATAGATAATAATATCAAGTTTTTAAGTGAAGATCAGTCTTATATTACATCATGGCAAATATCTCAATCTGCTTGGGTAGACAATAAGCCGTTTAGCGATATATCATTTTATGATTCAGATGGTAAGCTGAAAGCTGTAGCATCTTGGCTAGTTAGTAACAGCTTCGATTATTCTGATTTGGGCAATAGATATGCTTTCGGGATGGGTGGCTTAGGAACAGATAGTATCGAGGTCGAGACCGATATTTATTGGTATGTTTTGGGCCCTATTGCTTTGCCATACTGCGTAGTTACTGTGCCGGGCGTATTACATTTTGATGAATATACGACAGATAAACTTGGGGCCTCTTATTTATTAAAACTAATAAGAAATATTAATATAGATCCGGGCTTAATGCTTGGTTTTGGGGCTGATGATGGCGCTGGTGCATATGCTATATCTCCTGCTAGACAAGCCCCAATGATTATTAGTGTGCCCCAAGAAAGTAATCGTTATAATTGGGGCCCGTGGTGGAAGTACAGTAGCAAAAAAGGAAAGGCCGAAGTAACGTCTGATCCCAGCTTAGCCCCTGAAACGTTTGGAAGTTCTTTCTTGCTTAATTCTATTGGATATGACTATGCTTATGTTAGTGATGCTAATGTCTCCGGAAATGAGTCTGGATATGTTGAAGTAGCTGAAGTGCCAGCCTATAACTTATCAGAAAGATTCGCTGTATCCGGGCCGTATGTTAGCAACATGGATATATCTGTTGGGGTCGATGGCGTAAAGACAACATATAAATTTAACAGTTGGACGCCGCAGTTTGGAAAATTGACAAAATATAACGCCGACAGAATATCTCGCATCAATAAAAATCATATAAAATTCTTGCAGGATCAAAGGCAGAAATTCTTTAAGCCGCCTCTGCCCCAAAAAACAGTAATGGATATCCTAAAAAGCAAATTTATTCCAACGCTTGCTGGAGCGCCATCATTGATTATGGCTGTTAATCTTGATCTTATAGATGGAAAAAGACCTGTCGCTGTAGCACCATGCCATCATCAGCAGGCAAATATCGTTGGAGCTAATCCAAAAATTCAACCTTATGGTTGTACACAGGAACAAATTTTTACTCCGTGCATACTTCAAAAACCAAAAGACGCCGATCCAAAATCATTAAATCCATATTTTTCTTTTGAGGATACTGATTTTACCCATGTTGTTTGTAAAGGTAATGGCGTAAATAGTACAGACTTTCAGGAGCACAAAGACAAGGTTACAGAAGTTAGAACTATAGGTTTAAGGGGACCAATTTTATTATCTGGTTGGGGATATGATATTTCCGGAAATCCTGTTCCGGCTAAACAAGGTAGTACAACTGAATTTCATGAAAACACTGCCACAGATAGAAGTCTTTGGAAAACTGGGCCCATTGACTTAAAATGGGACGACTCTAGAAAAATGTGGGTTGCTGGAGGATTATCAATAATAGAAGGTATATTAACAACAGATATTGCCGCCCCAGATAATCCATTTGATGATTCTAGATCTTTTACTATAGAAAAATATAAAAAAAATAGCAATGGTACATGGGCGTCTGATGGATCGGAAACAATTATTAATAGAGATCCATTTTTATCCTTAACATTAAATGCAAATAACACTGGAAAAATTTTAGTTATAGCTATTAAAATTAATAATGAATGGCGACCAGTATGGGTTAGCTGTCCCTCTTAGGAGAACTCAATGGGAAGAACATGTTATTGCTGCGATAAAAAAGAAACCCAAGAATGTACTATATGTTATCAGAGAGATTATCCAGACATTCCAGAAAATTTTAGTAAAACTAAATTTATTATTTCTGGATTTGAAGATTATAATATAGATTCTACATACTCTGGGCCATTTTATTCATCTGCAAAAACAAGATTAGAAATAGATCCAAGAGATCTTTATGGTAGAAAGCAATATGCCTTTTTTGGTAATGCTTCTTTTAGATATTATGTTAGTGTTTCTGGGCTAAATCAATTAAATACTACAGTAGAATTTGAACGATCTGGAAATAAGTTCGTACCAAAAGAAAAAACTAAATTACTTGGAGAAATAATAGTTACAACATTTGTTGAAACATCTATTTCTGGCGATGGATATGCTTTATTTGACGATTTCCCATGCGACGTTGGATGCGGAAACTTTTATTGTGATTGTTCTCTTGTAAATACTTTTGGATGCTCTAAAAACTGTGATCCTACCGAAGAATGTGAGCCAATATCGTCTGGCCCATTTCTCTCAATAAATTCCGCTTACCAGTGCTTATCACGCGCCAGCATTCCGTCCGAATGGGGAGGAAAAATAGGAGCTATCGCTAGATATGACATATATTTAATTATAAATGAATATTCTTGTGATACTGGAAAAGATAGTTCTATGTTTCCTTATGGAGATCTCTGTTATAATAGAAACAATAATTTGATTCAGGGCCATATGCCCATGATAAATACGCTTCAGGGGTTTGGAGGATATGGATTTTCACAATTTCCGCAAATTGGTTTTAATTTGATATTAAAAGAGACAGAAGTAATAGAAGAAGGTATATATAAAAATGTCGGTTTTTTAAATGAAGTAGAGCAGTTTTCTCAGTGCTATCCTCAGTCTGGCCCGGCTAGAGTTTGTCCAGATCAAAATCAGCAGCCTTGTGAAACAATTGTTGTAAAAGCTAAAAAAAGATGCAGGAGCCCAATATATAATGGCTCATATCCCACTCAATATTTTGGTTCACAATTTGGACTTCATCACGATATATCAGAAAAATTATTTTTTCCTTATAAATGTCAGGGCGGTAGATGTGCTCCGCCGCCTAATGGTGGGGGGGTAGCTACAAGGAAATGGGGACGCTGTAGACAATTTATTAATCATTATAATTTTGATCCATTTCCAGCATGGGCATACATGTCCTTAATTGATTCTAATGCAACCGGCAATCGAGTAAATAGTGATGAACTTATGTCCTTTAGGGAATCCTGTGACATATCTGTCTTTTCAGATATATCTAGATATTTTCCTTTTGTTTTTAATTTCGGATATCAAAATGATTGTTATTCAAATTTTATTAGCGATGATCCATGTAATTTTTGCGCTTCGTATGATGATGCTACCAAACAAATAATACAAAAATATAAAGTAATAAATACAGAAAGTGGCAGATTTTTTCCGCCAGAAGAAGTTATAAATAAAACTAATTATAAAAAAGTTTTTAGTCCATGTGATTTTACGCATTATTTACTTGATGGATATTCTTGTGATCTTTCAGATACTTCTGGTATAGGTATTAGAAGCAGAAAATATACCGTTTTCTCTAGTATTCCGTCTACTAATGGATTAGATTGGTTAACATATATATTTGGTAAGCAATTAGGTATTCCTGTTACAGGACTTGGTCTTGGAACAATAAGAGGGACAGTTGTTAATGGGTGTCCATCATATGCTATATATCCACCTTCGCCGTTTTATAATCTAATATCTGGCGGATGGGGCAACGCAAATTTAAACTTTATTAAGTTTCAAGATCGCCCACCTCCTTGGCCAACTGTTAGTTGTCAAAATGAAAATACAATTTGCACTAAAACTTTTGCAGAATTTCCTAATTTAGATTGGCAACCAATTGAAAAAAGTAATGGAGCAATAACTACTGGTTTAACTTGGACAATAACTCCTGTTCAAATTAATCCTATCGAAATACCAATACCTCCGCCTACATTTATAGAGGTTATATATGAAAAATAATTGTAAGTTTTGTTATGCCGAGAATAGTATAAATGATTGCAGATGTAATATGTGCGGAACAATAGTTTGTCATGAAGAACCTAAAAATAGCCCTGCTCCATCATTGCTTAAAAAAGTTCAAAATTTTACTAAATCTGTAGTCAATCATGTAGCTAACGGAATGGAAAATGTTTCTAGCTCGGTTAAAGAAGAGCGAATGTCTATTTGCCGGGCTTGTCCATTTTTTAATCAAACAGACCCTAAAAATCCTACCTGTAATAAGTGTGGCTGCTATTTAGAGATAAAAACCGGCTGGGCTAGCGAAAAGTGCCCAGAAGGCAAGTGGCATGACATAAAAACGGCGTCTGCTGGTGGTTGTGGCTGTAATAAATCTTAATTTGTGTATAATAATATGACTTTTCCCTATAGGAGATAAAATAAATGGCAGAAATTACATTTGGAACATATTCTACAGCAAACTTGGCGGGGTCAGGACTAGGATTCTATGGCTCTACCTTTGGCAGTTCTGTACAAATTGGTGCATATAATCAGTCTACTTTCATTACTAATGCTAATGGTACGACTAACGGCGGAAATACCTTTAATAACCGATATACAGCAGCGGCTTCCGGCGAGCCACACGGTACTGGTAGTGGAATTCCCTTAATTCGTATTAATGGGTATCATCGTACTTTGGATATTAATTTTGATCATACTACACCCGTAAATGTTCAAAATGTCCAGTTTAGAGTTTATGACCGTACCAATATTAATAACCCGGCCTCTGGGGTAAATACAAAAGTGGCTGAATTGGTTAATTTTAATGGGCAATCCTATAGTTCTTGGCTATCTACACCGGGCGATGCTAATACGGCTAATGACGCTGTTGGCGGCTCTCCTAGAGGCTCTGGCGACCTAGTATGGTGGGGCGATCCTTGGCCTACTTCTCATGTATCTCAGGGCTATTACGAAAACAGTTCAGGGATTAGATTTTTGAATGGTAGAGTTGCTGACTCTGTTACCAATGGAGACTCTAGATTAGCTGGCGTTGCTGGCGCTGACGATACTGTTGGAGGAACTGGTGTTATTGTACCTCTATTAAACAGCCCCGGTTCTGGGCAGAGATTCTTGAGTCCAGAATATGATACTGCATTTAAGCCAAAGTGGTTACAGTACTATAATACATCTAATCCAGATGTTCCAAATATTGGGGTAAATACTACCACTAGAACCTTCGGCGGTACTGGCGTAGACAGAAGACACACTTGGAGACTGGCTTTAAGTGCTACTCCATTGAGTGTCGGAAGCAAGGAACAGTTCGCAGCTTATGTGAGCCTAGAATATCTTTGATCCATATTCGTCTTTAGTGCCATAAAAAAGGGGGGATTTTTAAGTCCCCCCTTTCCTTTTATATTTATTGCTGCTTCTTATACTTGTGCCAGCCGTTAAATCCTCGTTCTACATCCTTGTCTTCTTCACTAGGACGCTTTGGGAACAGGTTATCGGTGCCATCATCAAGAACACCAAAGCTCTTCTTATACCACATAAGTTCGCCAGAAGTGACTACCTTTTCGAAGTATTCGGCTTCCTTTTCCTTGCCCTTTTCATCAACATACTTAGCTTTACGCACTCGGTATGTTACATCTCCGCCAGACACTACCTTTTCTCCAATCTTGGCGGCAGGAGTATCTTCATAAATTTCTTGAAACCGGGCCAGTTTGCGAAACATTTCCTTGTCATTAGCCGCATCAAATTCAACAGTCATTCTTCCATCTTTGGTTGTGTAACTCAATTTCATTCTACATTTCTCCAATTCTTGTCATAACCCTTAAAACTATCAGGAGTAGGCTTGCTATTATTTTGAAAATCATTAATCATAGTCAAAATATTAGAAGCTTCCTTCTTACTTACCTCATTAATATTTGTATATTTCTTAGATCCATTATTTAAAATAGACCAGACATTTAAATTTAGCTCTAGACATTTCTTATCCAAGAAATTAATCTGAGCGCTCGTAATCTTATCTTTGTCGCTAATTTCTCCGGTAGTAGCCACATCGACCTTAACGGTCGCTTTTACTACTGCTTCTACGTCTTTCTTGCGGGTTAATTCTTCAGCAGCCAAGCATCGAATTTTTAGAGCTTTACGAAGGGCTCTACCTTCGGCCCTAGTAGACGCTGTAGCAACTGGATGGGCACAGAATAGATCGTCCGTGTTTCCGTGCCATACGTCGGCTACTTCCTTGTATGTTCTAGTTTGCTCTGTTCCAAGCCATTTATCGAAAACAACTTCAAACACTACGGTAGCACGGCCGGGGCCATTTACATCCGTTGCTGCAAAAACTTGACATGGGCCACTATAAACAATATCGCCCAAGATTTCTTCTGCTACACGCCTAAGTCCGGCACATGTAGGACTACCTTCTACAAGCTCGGTAGGATCGAAAAGACTCATTACATACTGGTGCCATTCTTTTGATCCGTAGAGAGGACCAGATTGTTCTGACACGATTACATCACCACCAACATCAAACATTGTTTCTTCCATTTTTTAAACCTCAATTAAACCAGACAACTTACCAGACTCGATTTCCTTGATGACCTTACTAAGCTTGTTCCATGTATCTCTTTTGTTTTTTAGAGAACAGCTTTTCGCGCCATACTTAATTCTAACAACATGGATGCCTTTTGACAAGAGCAATCCATTTTTTATTGTATCTTGTTTGATTGTCTTTTGCAATTTTTCTTCGCCAAAAATAGGCATAAAATGAAGAGGTCCATCTATTTCTATAGCGACTTTTAGATCTTTCAAAAATAAATCGACCTTGTAATCTCCGCCTATATTGTCTTTATAGATAGTAACATTATATCCAGCAGAAGTCAACATTTTTCTTATATATTTTTCTATTTTGGAGCCATCAATAGAAGCTTTTCTAAGGGCTTCTCCGGCTTTTGTTTGCCTCTCATGTTTTTCATTATCCGACAAAGACTCCCATCTTTCTTTCGCCATTTCTGAGAACTTTTCTTTTTTGTTTTTGGGCATCTTTTTCCATGCCGCATGTCTTTTTTCCGAGATTAAATTTTTAGTACTTTCTTTAAGATTTTTGCCCCGGGTAGGATGGGCAGACCTGCCTCTAGCAATAGCTAGTGATTGAGACTCTTGATAGCTTCTTCTTTGAATATTATGTTTTTTTAATATACGATAAATTTTAATCGGATATGTAGAAAATTCTTCCGCGATTTCCGGGACGCTTTTTCCAGATTCATATGCTTTAATTATTTTAAGCTCATCCATTTACTATCTCCAATAATTTACTTGATTGCCAGTCTGACATAATATCTTTTACTTTAATATTTGCATAGTTCTGTATCATATCTGCATGATCTATGCTTCTAGCCACAATTCTTATGGATGGGTCTCTTAGTATCCTCATATTTTCTTCAAAGTCTTGAGCAGACCTCAGCCATTCTAGATCGTAGAGATACAAATATTTCTTTGCTACGCTATTAATCTTCTTTAGCGTATTGGCTGTTTGTAAACTAGTGGCAAATATATGACCATCCCAATACGGCAAATAGTAGGAATTAATAATCGCAAAATTCATATTAATCGGGGGCGGTGCTAAATTGTGGTAAAAACAGCACGTAGACACCTTATTACTGGATAGTTTATTAAACTCTCTAATCATGAAATAAGAATTTTGAGAAATAGAAATGTCATCTAAAAATGAAGCTATTTTCATTTTATTCTCCTAGTATTTTATTTATTATAAAATTTGCTGTAGCCGATGGGCTTAAATTGTTTTCCCAAAACTTCCTATGGCTAGTAGATAGTTCTTGCAGCGTAGGAGATAATAACAATTTATCGATATATTTGCTAGACCATGTAGGCACACAAAAATGAGGACTGTCCTTCATAAATTCATAGTTGTTTTGATATATACACATTACTATACATCCGCACTGCATGGCTTCGTAAAATCTAAAAGTATCTAGGCTAGCAGACCCCCAAGGAACTAATGCAATTTTTGTATCGCTCATTACGCTAGAATAAACCTCCGGGCCTAATCCCTTATTCCAGCCTTCATAGAAATGAATAAAAGAGCCGGGCCTATCTTTGTACGAACTAGCAAATTGAAAAAATTCCTGTCTAGTGTATGGATCATATTGTCCAATAAAAGAAACATCATACTTACGTTCTTTGATAGGTTTTTCTGCCGTACCAGTAAACCAAGACGTTGAACCTAGTTGTAGCTCAACAAGCTTAGGATGCTGTATAAAATGGCCGGGCGAAAATATTACGCTTAAATCCTTGCTTTTCTTTGGTAAATAATTCATGAATACGGCGGCTACTTCTGAAAAAGAGGTTTCCGGCGGAAAATATGAATGTCCTTCGGCAGATAGTATAACAACAATAGCATATTTTGTTACGATATTAAAAACTGGCTGTTCATGTCTTCTAACATAAAGTCCCCAGCTATCATCGAAAGTTTGAGTTAATTTTTCATATATTTCCGACACATGTTTCGATTCACACGTATCGGGCGTTTGATTAAAAATTTTCATTAAAATATTCCTTTCGCCATTTTCTTCCGCCAGCAAAGTGTCTAATTACGGTATCTATCGACCTAGTTGGAATCATGTAAAACTTATCTTCCCCATCTTCTGATGGAACGTGTGTTACATTCCATACCGAGGGCAAGATTTCTACATTATGGTATAGCTCTTGTAGACTGTATATAGTATCTTCATCGACCGAAGAATGCCAGCCCCAATGCTTCATTAAAATAAAAGGTGTCCAGCTATGCCTTTGAATTCCTGCTAAACTATACCATGATGCCTGTTCTGTAAAAATATGCCAAAAAGAGCTTTGTTCTCCCATTGAGCCAGTAGTAATTTTATCGTTGAGTTTCTGATATCTTTTTTCCGATAAAATGTTTTCTATTAAGTCATAGCTCCAGTCATTTAGTGACAATGTATAGGCTCCCATACAATGCGTATTACATGAATCTATGGCATAAGCAAAGCTTTTACATGTTTGAAATGGTACAGAATGATCTACTATAGCCATATCTGCATCTATTTGTGTTACAATATCTCCTTCTTTTAAAAATTCATTTTTTACCATTTGTTGAATATTATAAAATTTATTCCATACAAACGATCCCCTAAAAGGTTTTTCTGTGTGGCCATATTCTATATATTCAAAATTATGTTTTAAGCAATATTTTTTGTTATTATTACGAGTATACTTTTCATAAAAATCTTGTCGCCAATCATTATATGCAGCTACTACAATTAGGTATTTTTTCATATTATTAGTCTTGTATAGATGTTTTAAAGTTATTTTGCTTACATATGTATGGGATAGTATGATATACTTTAAAATTATTTACATAAAATATGTGGTTTAATTGCCAATCCCAAGATAAATGAAATTTCTTAAATGTATTTAATATTTTTATGGCTGTTTCTTTTTTGAAGATCATTGAGGAGGTCGTGTTAGTTGCTGGATGCTTAGCTAATAAAAAATTATCAATCATACATTCGTATTTACATAAAGAATGATCAAACGCCCCGCCTATTACGATAACATCCCAGTCGAATGGACATGATTTAGCTAATGATTCTATCATTTTTTCAGATGTGCCATTTAAAAACAAACAGTCATCCTCTAAAATCATAGCATATTCATTATCTGAAGCAGCTAATTTTTTTAAAATTTCTACATGTTTAATCATCAAAGATATTTCTGAATCTTTTAGTATTCTATATTCACCGCCTCCACACTTATTTTTTGTTATCTTAGCTGTTTCTTCAAATTTTTGTCGATCTGCCTCATAATACTCGCTTATAATTTCTTTAGTTAAATCTTCTCTATCATAATTTTCAATTAATTCTATATCGCTAGCACCTATTTTACTTAACTCCTGTAGTATATATTGTTTTCTTTCTTTTAGTTTTGTATAGTGGGCTACATATATTTTCATTATTTTTCCTGCTTTGTAAATAGAACATTTCCCATGTCCATGTATTGTAAATCTTCAAAGATCACTTTAAATCCATTATCCAGTAACCAATTTTTATATTCTGGATATTTTACTACTCCATCATATGTATCAATTAAAGAAACTTCGGTATACAAGAATTTTATTTTAGACATAGCTAATGGAGAGTTTTTTAACAATATTGGCTCATATCCCTGCATATCTAGCCAAGCTAAGTCGATATGATCAATATTATTTGATTTAATCCAGTCGTCTAAACACAAAGTTTTAACTTTTTCTGTTGATTTAAATGTTATTTCTTTATGAAACCATAAATGATCTTTTGGTGGCAATAAAGACGAAGATCCCCAGCTTTCATTAAATCTATCGCTAATATGTAGCTCTTCATATCCATCTATATAACTAAGAGCAGCTTTTTTTAAAGTTACATTTTTGTAATTTTTTGTTTTTGCTAATGCTTGCAAGTACAAATTATCCAATGGCTCAAAACCATATATTTTACCTAGTGGAAAATTTTCAGCAAAAAATAAAGTATCACTACCATCCGCTACGCCAGCTTCTAGTATTGTACAGTTTTCTACAAGACTTCTTAAAATCCAATGTTGAATATTCATTAAAATTCCTTATCAAATAATATTATCATAATCCATATATAAAGCATCATTTATTGATAATCTATCTATCAATTTATAATTTTTAGACTTCATATATTCTTCAGTAAAACACCTATAATATTCCAGAGATGTTGTTTCCATTAATATAAATTTTGGTCTTACGCGATCAAAATCAAGCCCATTTAAAACTTCTATCTCGTATCCTTCTACGTCTAAACTAAAAAAATCAACGGTTTGTATGTTATGTTTATTTAATAAATATTGTAGCGTACAACAATTTATACTGACTGCATTAGATATATTTTCTGACTTAAACTTATTGTGCCAGAAAATCATTTCTTCATCAAAATATTCAGGAATATCGTTAATAGAATTCATTAAACCGTTATGTGATGGATTATCAAAATTTCCTTTAACAGTAGAATCTTTATAATTTGAGTTTACTAATGCATAATTTTCATGAATACATTTTGGTCTATTTGTTTTACATTTTAAATAATTTGTTGTTCCAGCTTCAATTAAAAGCCCTCGCCAATTTAATTTCTGTTCTAATAATAAAGTGTTAGATTGAGTGATGCCATCATTTGCTCCACATTCAATAAAAAAACCATCCTTGTAATTTAAATATTTTAATAATTTTTCGTCTATTTCGTGCAAGCTATGCATATTGTTCACCATTCAATTATTTGATTAATAAATTTTTAATTTTATTTTTGATTGATTGTAAATTAAAATCTGTATTTACTAGTGGTTCATTTATAATCTCATTATATAATTCATTATCATTATCTATCTTTATAACAAAATTTTTAAGATCTTCTAAAGATTCAAAGTCTCTAACATCTATAAAGCATTTTTTATTAAAATCTAAATGAACTTTTTGGTCAGCCCAGTATATCGGAATTGTACCGGCAGTTTTAGCGTGTAGTAATTTTTCTGTATAATATCCGTCATAGATTGAGTTTTCTGGACATATAGAAAATTTATACATAGATAGTTTTTGATATTTGTCTAATTCTCCTTCTGTATGATTGCCAAAAGGTCTACCGTATCCATCCACTTTTTTATATGCTGACAAAGTATTGAATAAGTCATATCTTAATTGTCTAGGAGAACTAAATACTGTTGCGCAAAACTTAGTTTTAGGCGTTCTTATAAATTCGTTATCGTTTATTTTTGATGGGTGTATTAGATATTGCGGATTAGTATACGTCTCTACATTAAACCAATCTATATACAGATGATATAAAGGTATCCTAATGTTTTTTCCACCATATGAATCAAAATCAAATGTAAAAGAATAATCACATTCATCAAAGTTTGGCCTAATATTTTCTCCAGTATAAAAAATTTTTTTAGTATTGTTTCTATTGATAGCATGATGATTATTACCAAAACAAGAATATATAATATAATTGCATTGCTGCACGGGAGCTAGTTGTACATCTCCAAATATTTCTCTGAACAGATTTATGAAAAAATTATTATTAACATCAAATCCGCCCCAAAAATCTAAAAAATTAATTTTCATTATTTCTCCATCATTTTGATTATATAATCCGTAGTAGCTTCATAAGTATATTTTTCTATAAAAGTTTTAATTCCGTTATTTATTTTATTATTTATCTCTTTCTCGGTCATATTAGCTAATTTGTCATATAGATTAAATATATCTTTCACATGACACAAAACACCATATTCTTCGAAATTATCAAAATATGGAACCCAAGGATGATCGTAAATATAAACTGGTATAGAGTGGCACATCAGAGCTTCATAAATTCTAAAAGATGTTTTTCCATAGCCTCTGGGACATAATGAAAATACGGTTTGATTCATTATATTTAAGTACGAATTATAATCATATCTTTTATCAGTAATCACTACATTTGGTTTATCTTTTAATTCATTTGTCATTATTTCTCTAACAGAATGTCTACCATAAATAGCCCCCACAAAGCTGCACAAAAAGCGTCTTTTTTCAATAGATATATTTGGCGCATTGCAATAAAAATAACTATTTAAAGGTATCGGATAATCCCCCATGCCCCCACTAGAAAAAATTAACAAATCTAAATCATGAATTTTATTAAGTATACCGTCGTCCCATTGAACTATTGTAAAGTATCTTTTGGATCTATCTAAAGAGTCTAGATATCTTTGTAAATCAGATGTATCATCTTGTCCATAGTTTTTAGATATATAATAATTTGTCCAATAAATTGGTAGATATTCTCTTTTAAGTTTTGGTTTATTTAAAGAAATATATTTTCCAAAATACTCTTCAAAAATCATAATATTTTTAGGCGGATTTTCGTGATTTGTCGAGATATCAAACATTAGAAGATCCTATAAAAAATTTAGATTTTGGTTGCCAGCTAGAATGCCATAAATGACAGGCCATGCTATAAGGTTCTATAAATTGATTTATAAATTCTAAAGATTGATTTTCTCTATATGCTGCCGGAAATGGATGAAAAATTTTTGATGGAAAAATCAATATGTCTTCAGTGCTTTTATTTTTTAAATGATAAAGTATAGCGGCTGTTAATAACCAAGGCCCGGTCTGATATAGAACTCTTGTTTGATCACACGATATTTCATTTATGTATTTAGTATCATCTACGTTATAAATGCATATTTTTAGTATATGATGATTTGGTACAGATGCCATAATGCCATTATTTATTTGAACTGGTTTTTCTAAGCATATACCAGCATAAAATGAAGTAGATTCATGAAGCTTTGCAAAATCGGTAGAACAGCACAAAAAATCTGTGTCTACGTATAATCCGCCCATTGAATGAAGTATTTCATATCTTAAAACGTCTGATTTTATACCAAAACTTTTGGATCTTTCAAATATTGCTAAAGATGGCCGATTTAATAAAAATTTTTTAGCTTTATAATCGTCCCATATTTCTACATCAAATCCTGTTTTTTGCTTCCAGTCATCTATAATTTCGCAGTACGCTTCTGGCAGTTTACTACCTAGCCATATAAAATGTATAACTTTTGGTATAGGATTCGATGTTTTACTATTTTGATTTTTATAAAAAATGTTTTTAATTAATTGCCAATCTAAATCTAATTCGGCAAGGTTTATATCAAATAAAGAAGTTTCAACTTGACATCTTTCAAAAAAATTATCTTCATGATTTAACATACAGAGCATCTCCCCATGACGCACTTTGCCAAAAAGTATATACATTAGTAAAGCCAAAGTTTTTTAAAAATTCATCAATTTCATTAATCATAGGGCACCCTTCATAGACCTCATTTCTATTAACTTCTGCAACTATAAAGTCTATGTGCTTTAAATTATTAATGGCACCTTTTAGGACTTTTAACTCATATCCCTGAACATCTATAGCTAAAAAGTTGTATTGACTCATGTTTATTTGTTCTTGCTCAACTACGTCGTCTAATTTTTTAATTTGGCATTTTTCTATAGTTCCATCAAAAATTACAGAAGGATGTTCGGTCAAATGAACTTTGGGCTTTAAAAAAGAGCTAGATGCACCAGAGCCATTTACTATTCCTCCCTCTGTTTGAGATATATTAAGCTCTAGTTCTGTTTCCTCGTCTCCCAGTCCAATATTATAGACCTTTTCTGCTGGTAGTAATTTAGATTTAATGATATTGTATAGATGTTCTTGTGGCTCAAACAAAATTGTATTTGTTAAACCTTCTTTTCTATATTCTTTAATTTCTGATCCGCAAAATGCTCCAACATGAATGATACCACGAACTGGGCCAAAAGAGTTTGAAATTTGTTCTATGCTAAATATCATATTAATTTTATCTCCGTATGTGGCGAAAAAACTTGACTAAAATCTAAGTTGTTTAAATTAATCCTAAGTCCATTAAGATATAGCTGATTCAAATGATCTTCGCAGTATGAATACTGATCGCCCGATCTATTCTGATACTCTAATTGTACTCTATTGTTTGGACTATTAACAACACAGCTATACTTTGGGCATGCTTTTATGGCCCCGACCTCAAAGAAGTATCTTTGTAAAAGTCCCTCTAGTTTGTTTGGTGTTTGCGTTACTTTTCGTATATTATTTCCTTGATATATTTCATATAAAATATTGTATATCTTTTGTTTATTAAAAATGTGGCCATCAACAGACAAGGGATAATTCCAATAACTTTGTGGCAATATATTCATTCTATTCCAAAATAATGAATTATCCGCCTCGGCAAATGCTGGCTGGGGATCATTATACCAAACATCTCCCATTTGTCTTTTTGCTATATTTAGACCCAGTCTTAACGAATGACAAGCATAACTGTCGTCATCTAGATAAGATAGATCTAAAGATGGAGCACTTCTATAAAATATGTCATCGTCCGTAAAAAATACAATATATTTATTTTTAGAATTTCTACATGATTCCCAAGTATCTTTATAAAATTCTATTTGTTCTATGGATATAACTTTAGATCTGTATTCCTTGAATAAATTATTGTATGACTCTTTGTGTTCTTCATCAGCTTTCCATATGATTCTTATCTGATCGCATTGTTTGAAGTTTTGTTCTATGCTTCTTAGCAATAAATCTAGCTGTAGGGCCCTATTTTTACTAAACACTATAGCAGATATCATTCATTTTTTCCTTATTGTCGTAAAACCAATTTAGAGTTAAGTCCAAGCCTTCGCTAAGCCTATATAGCGGCCTGTAATCTAGCAATGTCTCTGCCCTTGCTATAGATAAGCTTCTTCTGGGTTGACCCTCTAATTTATCGCCCCTGAATATAAAACCACCATTGTAGCCCATCTTTTTAGCTAATAAGTGAACCAGTTCTCTAATTGTTGTTTCATCTCCCGTGCCTACATTTATTGGACTAGCTCCAGTTCTTTTATCCATAGATAAAATCAAAGCATTTACGCAATCATCTACGTATAGAAATTCTCTAGTAGCTTTTCCTGAGCCCCAAACTTCTATAGAGTTTAGCTTATTATTTATGGCATTATCGATTTTTAATATCAGGGCCGGGATAACATGGCTCGTTGTAAGATTGAAATGATCTTCTGGCCCATACATATTAGCTGGGATAATAACGGTTGAGTTAAATTCATATTCTTTTTCATACGCTATTAACATTTCGTTGATTGTTTTTTTAGCTATGCCGTATGGAGCATTGGTTTCTTCTGGATATCCATTCCACATATCTTCTTCAGAAAAAGGTGGTGCTGTATACTTTGGATAACTGCATACTGTTCCAACCATAATAAACTTTTTTAATTTGCCATACTTTCTGCACGATTCAATCAGATTAATCCCCATAGCAAGATTTTCATAAATAAACATTCCCGGGTGTTGTGAGTTAGCTAATATTCCTCCTACTCTAGCTGCTGTGTGGATCACTATGTCCGGCTGAGTATGATTGATTAGATAATCGACATATCTTTGATTGGTTAAATCGCATTCTGTCTTTCCAGACAGTTTTACTATATTGTCATATCCAAGATATTCAAGTTTATTGATTAAATTCTTTCCAAGAAACCCCTGTGCTCCACTAACTAAGATTTTCATCATAATATTTATTCCATGAAGATAAAATTGTTTCAGACAAATCTTTATAACCAAATAGAGATAAAAATTGTGCCGCTCTATGATAGTTTGTATGATTTTTTAGAACAATAGCTTGTCCAGTCTTTGATATAATATTAGCCTGATCCCTGTTTTGTAAGAAATAATCTATTTTTTGTTTAAAGTCTTCTTCGTTATCAGCAAAAACCATTCCATCTTGAAATATTCTTTTGTGGGAGGCTACATTATCACCTATACAAAATCCCCCGGCGGCTAATACTTTAAAACTTCTTTCATTTATTTCTATACCGTATTCATGAGCATGTGGCTCGCTCAAATTGGGGCATATTTTTGCCGAAACAAAAAGATCTTTAACTTTATTTTCATTAATGTGTCCGCAATATTGGTTTACCCCAGTCCATCCCTGATTTCCGAAAATTTTAATATTGTATTTATTAACAGGATAACATAGTGGAAGCAAATACCTGTTGATAGTTTGGGCCTTATACGACCAATATCCTCCAACAAATCCTATGTCGCACTCTAAAGATGGATCGTAAGAGCCTCCTAAATAAGAGTGAACATCGGCACACAGCATAATTCCGGCCACTGGTATACCCGCTTGTATAAAGCGAGAATGTGTCATATTAGCCTGATCTTGTTCATAATGAATGTAAACAAAATTGGGCTGCCCGGTGGTCCTATGTAGTTCTTCTACGGCCTTAAACTCCGCTTCTGATGTCTGCAAAATGTTAAATCTTGGATCAGTTTTAAAATCTCCACAGTCACCAGCCCTTAATGCCACTTGAAGATGTGGTCTATTTTTGATACATTTGACGGTAGCCCTATCTAGATTATAAAGCTGGCCAATAAATATGTCTGGCTCAAATTCGTCAAAAACCCTGAAAGCTGGATCTTTTACATTATACATCTTTGCTTCAATAGAGGCAATACTGTTAAAAGCATTTATCCAAGCCATTCTTTCAAAATAGTGTGCATGGTAGCCATCATTAGCTATCAATATTTTTAATTTTTTCATTTTTTAAATCCTTGACAGAGTCTATTTCTACTATTTGCATATTGTGTGGTTCATAACAATGAAAAGTTCCGCCTCTTTCGATTACCATATTAATAATTTCAAAAACAAATTTTTCATCAATTTTTTCCCAAATAATTTCTTTTAGTATTTTTAATTCTTTGCCAGTAAAAAAAGCTATTTGACACCATTTCTTTTTTAACCCATAGGATAGATTTGCAACTATATCACCATTAGTAACGATTCCTACCTCTTTATCATGTATTTGATTTTTTGTATCAACTATTATGAACGATTTTTCTTTTGGTACATCAATTGTATCAACGTTAAACAATAGGTCGCCATGCATTACCAAAACAGAATCTACAGAATTTTTTAAGGCTAGTTTGATACCATGACTCGGATTTGTATTTATAAAATCTTTATTTTCTATAAATTTAATCTTGCTATCAGATAGTTTTTTGTTTAATTTACAGGACTTATATCCTGTAACAACAGTGATATCTTTTCCAAAAGTTTTATGAACATTACTAATTTGGTAGTCTATTAATGTTTTTTCTTTTATTTTTAATAAAGATCTAGGCTCATGGCTTTTCATGCGGGCGCAGACGCCAGCCGCTAAAATGATTGTTTGATTTTTTTTCATATTCTTTGCTGTAAAATCTTTGCATTTTCGTTAAAAATTTCCGTAGTCATTTTTAAAGATTGATTTTTTCCCGTCATTCTTACTAGTGATAACGACTCTGGAACGTGTTTCATTATACATACTTTCGAAAGCCTAAGCCATAAGTCATAGTCTTCGGTGCATCCAATAAAGCCTTTGCTTAATGGGCCATGTAGTCTAACATCATATGCATCTCCATTTTCCAGCAATACTTTTTCTAGATAGGACTTTCTTATTAGGGCCCCGGAATGAACTATGCATCTTTGCATCAATACGGAAGGACTGTATGGCTCCTTATATTCTCTTTTAATATATCCGTCCTGAAATATATCATAGTCTCCATAAACCACCCCAACATTTGGATCACTCATTTGTGCTAGTAGTTTTTCTACCTTGTTGGGATAATAAATATCATCTGCATCCAGTATGGCAAAAAAATCAGACGATGACCACAGTCGTTTAATCAATGTATTTCGGGCAGCAGAAGCGCCCTGATTTTCTGTATTTATATATGTAAAATTTGCGTTTGATATTATGTTAGGCTTTATAGACGTAGCTTGAGATAAAGAATAAATATAGCTCACTATCTCATTATGAGAATTATCTGTTGACCCATCGTTAATAATCCCAACATGACAGCGATATGTTTGATTAAGGGCGCTTTTTATAGCATCAACCACCATGTCTCCATAATTGTAGTTAGCTATTATAATAGAAACTTTATTCATTAAAAATATCCTTCCAGTCTGATATACAATCTGGGTCTTCAGCCCGAAGTGACTCAATTCTTTCTAGGAATGTTCTATTGTCTACTTCTCCATCTTCCATCATCTTGGGGCTATTTCCACCAATCAGCTTGTATAGTGCGGCCTGAATAAGAAATGTCCTGTTGTCTTTTTTGCTACAGTATACCAATCGTTTCATTTGATTATTTATTCTATCATTTACTTTGGTAGTCAAGCTCTTAGATGGTATATCCGCTTCATCAAAAAATACTATCCAGCCATTTTTGCAAAAGCCAAGAGAATCATCTATTGCTTGATAGATATCATAGTCTGCGTCTGGTGGCATCAATATATTGTATTCAACAATCTTTTCATTTTTCGATAACGATTCTAGTAGTTCAAAAATTTCTAAATTATATTCGGGCCTGTCATTTACCACAATAATAAATTTTCTAGAATAGTCTTGTTCATATAATGATTCAACTATTGACTTAAAGGTATCCATATTATAATTAAATTTAATAATAATAGATAGCCTTGGCGAAACTTCTTTATTTACTACTTCTACAGCCTTTTGAATATCGTTTTCGCAATATTTTTCTAGCCATTCTACTGGCCTTCTTGCGTTACAAAATCTATTAAATGTAAAATAAGATATACCATCTTCTACTTCGGAATTATTATCTGGATTTAATTTTTGTACACGCTTTAGCCTACAATCATACTGTGTATCTATGCCTTTAAAGCTAACATATTCGGCAAAAACACAGTCTTTACAAGAAAATTTAATTTCGCTCATTCCAATGTGCCCACTATAATTAAAGTAAAGTTTTTAATTTGCTTTTGATTAATTTTAAATCCGAGTCTATTTAATATATCAAAAATAAAATCAGAACTAATAAAACTCTTTATTGATTGACCGCTGTGGAAAAAACAATCATTGAAGTCATTAAATGTTATAGAGCCCGTAGTCAACATATGAGATAATAGCTCGATATCTGTCAAATATAGTATCAATTTGCCGCCCTTTTTGATTTTAGAAGCGATTAATTGTAAAATATTTTCAATTTCTTTTAATGAAAATGAATGAAGTATATCGTCTACCATTATTTCTGTAGCTTCACCGTCATCAGCTATGATATTAAGTGAATTTGGACTATTTACCCATAGGCTATCTTCGTGGTCGTTGGTGTTACTAAAAGCTATTTTCATGAATACAAAACCTCCTCAAAAACTGTGTTCCATTTATTTATAAACTGATTTAAATTATATTTTTCTTTAATTGTTTTTTGTGCATTTAAGCCAAGCTCTCTTGCACGACTCGGATTGTCTAGTAATTCTTGGCAGTATTTTTTTAACTCATTAGGGTTATTGCTAATTAGTCCGTTTTCTCCATGCTGTATAATTTCTGGTATCATACATGTAGCTGTAGATACAATAGCACAACCACACGCCATAGCTTCCATCATAGACATTGGTACGGGCGAATGAATCGAAGTATTCAGAAATATGCTTGATTTATTATAAATATCTTTTAGTTCATCCAATGTTGTCGCCGCCTCCGAAAGCCCGGGATTTTTTCCCGCTACTCTGATTGGTTTTTGTTGACTGGAATTAAAACTAACTACATCTTTCCATAGCTCCCATCCACAGGCCCAGTCTCGACTTGACCAATAATTCACAACAGATAACAGCACATTATCTCTTTCTTTTTGTTCGTCTAGCCAAAAATCGGTATCCATACCATGATTAATAAACCTAGAATTATTTTTATTATAGCCCCAGCTATTCATATTAAATTCTGAGATAAATGTAGTTAAATCTACTTTTACAGACTGAAACGCATATTTTTGCTGATCTAAATTGTATCTGATATCGGGCAAGACATGACAGTGTCTAATGATTGGTATATTACAATACTCTTGAATATCTTGAGCTACATTAATTCTTTCATCAGACGTATGCACCAATATAAGGTCAAACTCTTGATGATATGGTATTTGATTAATAATGTGATAATTTTCTGGCACTGGGGCGTATGAAGAATCCCACTCCTTTCCATTTTTTAAACAAAAGAAATTATGCCCGGTTTTACATAGATTGGATTCATATCTTTCGTGGGTTGCTCCAACAACTATAATATTTAGGGGTTTTTCTCTAGTTGCCTGTCTAATCAAAGATTTAAGTAAGTCCATTCAATATCTCCCGAATAATTTTCCCTACTGACTGATGACTAAATTTTTCTTTAGTTTCTTTAGAAAGTTTTTCTTTATTGCTTATAAGATAATCTTTATTTTCATAAACCGATCTCATGGTTGATCTTAAAGACTGTACATTGATATCTTCCCACATTTCTGCGGAACTTTGAATTTCTGGGAGGGCTTGCTGCATACCAAAACAATCATCTATGCTAGACTGAATTCCGCAAGAGTTACTCATCGCATAAGTAGCTGTACCAGTATTATTGGTATAAATTAAATTTAATCCTAGAGCCTGCGCCTCTAATGCAGGAATGCAACAGGCTTCTCCGTGACTGGAACAAACAAAAGTATGACATTGATTAAGGATAGATATATAATCATCATTTTTCATATGTCCACAAATAACAGAAATGTTTTGGTATTTTTTTCTTATTTTAAGCCCGGACTTTATATATTCATTTAGTTTATTAAATTCTGCCATACAATGATCGCTATTCATGTTTGAACTTAGTTTAATAAATAAATTAACCGGTTCTGCTGGATGAAACTCTGTATAGAATGCCCTTAGTAAGGCCGACAGATTCTTTCTATTATTCCACTCTCCAATAAAGCAAAAATTAAACACATTTTCTAGCTCGGATATCGACGCTGTTCTTTTGTTAATATTGTACTTTTCTGGATCAATGCTGTATGTTACAACATCAATAGGTATTGATACTTGGCTACGTATGGATGCTTCTTTGTTTTGATCGCACATTACCCAAGCTCTGTCTAGTAAATTTATATATTTATGCCATTTACTAAAATAAAAATCTTGTGATTCAACACAATAAAACCCAACATTTTTAATTTTGGAATTATAGTAATAATGCTTTGGTAAACAGTGCTGAATACAAATACTTGCCCCTGTTACTTGTTTTTTTTCAAGGCTTTCTATGATTGGGTTAGTGCCTCTTTGTGGTCCGAAAGAAATAGCTCTTGGTACAACATCAATACCAACAGAGTGCATAGCTAAAATATTTGCTTCAGCCGCAGACCCCCAGCCCCCTACATCTTTATAATTCCCTATGTATAAAACTTTCATAAACAATTCATCCTATGAGATTCCCATGTATTATAATATTCTCTTAGACTTACTATCTGCTTATAAGCATCTTGGTAGCTAAAAGCTTTCATTTTTAAAGCATCTTTATTATGGCTTTCATTAATATAATAAGAGCTTAAATTTTCTACTGTTGCCTTATATGTTAATTCTTTAAGCAGTCTTCTCCATAAAAAGCTGCCTAGCAATTCTGGCTTACATAAAACTTCGCATATTAAAAAATTAGCTTGATCGAGCGGTGACTTTAGCGATTCGTCTATTGCTTTTGGCTTTCTTATATCTGCCGGGGACTTCCATGTTTTACTATCTTCTTTTATATCACAAGACTTGAAATAGTCTATCCATCTAGAGGCGGTTTTATCCCAATTATAGCAAGATAATGTTTTTATGTACGTGTCTCTACCCATCTTTGTCAATTCTTCTTTTGTTTTTGACGTAAGATTATGTAAGATGCTAATAAAGTCCTCATTATCCGGCACTGCTCTTTTACATCCTGTCTCTGGCTCTAGAACAAATTCTTTGACCTTTATAGGAATAGCATTGATATTTTTAATAACAGAAGACATGGCCGAATAATCGATAGAGCACAATACATTGCCACATTGGGCCGCTTCTAGTTGAGGCATACCAAAGCCTTCGCTGTTGGCGTATTGTACATAGATATCGAATACATTGTAGACTTTAGCTAATTCAGTTTCAGACAAAGGGTTATTAATGCCGCAAATACCAGCGGTGAAATTATTACATTTATTACAATATTTTACAATATCGCTAAAAAATGAACATGTGATGTCGCTACATTTTGAACACTTGTAAGTAAATAAAACCTTATTAGTAAGACCGTTCTGTATTAATAAATTAGGTATATCCCATCCCACATCGGGGAAAGATGTATGACAATAAAGATAAACATCCTCTCTAGATGATTGGTCCAAGAATTTTCTAAACGAATAAAATAAATCTGGGTATAATTTGCGGCGCTGATTACGCATGACTGTGCCAATAATATATGGGGCACCGTCCATACCAAAAGCACTTCTTAGTCTTGCCTTATCTTTAATTGGATAAAAATTATTAGAAGCACACGGAGAAGCCACGGTAACAAAATTATTAAACTGCCCCTGTTTTCTTAATGTCTCTATACCAAACTCTGAATATGTAAAAATAGCATCGGCTTTAGAGTAAGTATCTATCCATTCTATGTTTTGTGGTTCGGCATCTACCGTAGGCATTAATGCTAGGTTATAAAAATTTCTAAATGGAGAACTTTGCTCAAATGAAACCATCCAAAAATCTCTAATATCAAAAACAAAATTTGGCTTATAGGATAATAAGATAGAATTAAAAGAAAACTCCCCAAATTCTGCTGTGGGCGATTTTTTGTATGCTTCAAATTCCGGCGTATTATTCTTCGGCTTATTAGCAAAAACCGTCCAAGGAACATTTTTGATCTTTGGATCATCTTCGCTACAATAGCATGCCAGCTCGGCAATTTCAAAGTCTTCAACTTGATTTAGTCTACTTAATACTTCTTTAGAATAAACAGAGTATCCAGTCGGTAGCTGTGAAAATTCTGTTACCATTAGTATCTTTTTTTTGGCCATAAAGTCTCCAATAAATAAAGGCCCGCTTTCACGGGCCAAGCTTTAATCTTCTTTATTAGAAGGAAAAATCTTAAAGTGGTTTACTCTAAAACTTATTTTTTGTTTTCTATCGCCTTCCGGCGTATTCCACTTTTGTTGCCGGGCAGATGCATTTACTACTAAGTAGTCGCCCTTTTTGGCATGCTTATAAATTGTTTCTGCTCCAGAATCCCAGATTTCAAAATCAAGATAATCATATCTCTTTTTATTTACTCCGTCATTATCTTTCCATGTTTCTTCTACACTCAATGTAAAAGTTACCAATTTTGTTCCGTTTAAATCTTTAGAAATTGGCTCTTGTGCTAATCTACCTAAAAATTGACAATTGTTCATGACACTCTCCTAAATTTGACAAACTTTATCTACAATAAAACCATCTTTGCTATCTGAAGGTTTTCCAATAAGTATCACAGTATTTCCTTCGTATAGCATTTTTTTATACTGATCATAAGAATCTGGAAAAACAATAACGGAATCTAAAATAGCACTATGGTCTGAAACAGACAAGAATGCCATTTTTTTACCCTTATTCTTTCCCTCTTTCTTAATAACATACTCTCTCAATCCATTAATAGTAACACCAAGGTTAGCCGGGCCTTTAACAATTCCCTGATAAATTTCCTTACATTCTGCATTGATTATATCAGTATCACCCATATCGCTAGCTGCACATGTCATCGGAATGCCCATATAGTATTCTTCTTTCTCTGCTATCCAAGAAGCGTGATCATTTAGATCTGTTGGAGGATTATCAAGTAGCTTTTTTATGCCCATTAGTATGTCTAATCTCGGTTTATTAACTTTAAAATTATGTATCAAAACGTTAATATGGTGAGATAAAGATTCTGTATACTCAACATTATTCTTAATAAAATCTACCTCTCTTTGCGTGAGTTTTTTCCATGCATCATACTCAAATAACATCCTGTTTCTAGAAACAGTGTTTAGTTTATTATTAAAAATACCACACGATATCATGGCTATAAAAGCCCGCTTATTTATTTTATTAGCAAAATTACATAGTACCGATATCCAATCTAGCTCTTTAATAGTATTAGGCAGTAGAGACAATATTTTCTCTGATTCGGACTCGCCAATATCTTTCACTAAAGAAATACCAAAATAGATTTTATCTTTATGTATAGTAAAATCTTTATATAAATTACCAAGCCTCGGTGGCAATACATCTACATTATGTATCTTGCTATCATATATCAAGCCCCGAATTTCTTCTTGAGTATCGGGCTTACGTCTAGCATGATTTAAATAAACTTCATAGAACTTGTGAATACTTTTTGCCTTACATAAAGCGCTCCAATAAGCGTTGAGTCCATAAGATACAGAATGTGAATTAGATACAGCTATGCCATCACCATAAAATATATGGTCTTCTGATCGCACCTCTATATCCATAGTTGGAATTATTCCTATTTTATTACATCTAATAATTTTTGCAGTATGCATTCAATATCTCCTAGAATGTCTGATTCCCAAAATCTTATCAATTTTATATTATTATTTTTACAAAATTTATTTTTCTTAATATCTCTAATGGCATTTCTTTTTTGCGTAGATGTTTTCGGTCCATCTTTGTATATCTTGGGATTACTGTGCCAATAATCTCCATCTATTTCTATACATATATTATAGTCAATGAGATAAAAATCAAAAGACCAATATTCGATTCTTTTTTCTTGTTCGTAGTTTATGTTATTGGCTTCTAATAAATCTTTAAATTTTCGACATGGTAAAGTATCATTTTGTTTAAAAATGCCTTCTTTGATTAATCTTAATGTATTCTCTCTTAATTTCTGTTTAGTTTCTTCGGTATGTTTATGTCCAGTATGTCCATGTACAGATCTTTTTTTAGCTGACTCGCTTTGTTTTTGTTTAGTTTCTACTGACGGCTTTCTACCTATGGCTTTATCTGATATTCTTTTCATTAAGTCAGAATTTTCTTTATTCAATCCGTTGTTCCAAGGTATTTTTCCAAACATCGGATTATTGCTTCCGACCCTATTGGTTTTTGCTTCTTGTGACCATTTTTTTACACCTTCATTTAAACCACATGCTATCTTTTTATATCTAATATTAGAGCCATCTAATATGACCGTTAGTTTTTTATTGCACGCACCGCAAGGACAGCTTGGGCCATATCCAAAATAGTCTGTTAAGGATAACTCATGACATTCTTCTATATGCTTTTTAAAACATTGAGATTTATAAACCCCTGTCCCTCCATATTGTTTTACCATTTCTGATAAAGAATAATTACATATTTTACAAAACTCCCATTCTTTCTTTTCTATAATCATTAGTATGCCTCCTGTTAATAAAACCCATACTAATTATTATACACAATAATTTCATAACCTTGGTCTAAAATTTCATACAATGGCCGTGTTATAAAATCAGAGCATAGAAATTTATGATCTAGGGTACATTTAATACTATGGCCCGAATCTGTTTCTATTTCATATACTTCTTTTTCGCCATTATGTATTATGTCTATTACTTCAACATAATGATCTTGTCCATTTTTATTTGGTGCTAATATCATATCTCCTAGATTTAATTCGCACAACATCTTAATTTCATCTTTAGTATTAACCGTTGTCGTCGGGTCCAAGCATCGATTAAACGAATATCTGTTTGATGCTTCAATCCATTCAAAGATTTGTTCTGCCTCTTCTTTAGTTACAATGCCCTTTTTTTCAGCACCTTCAATAAAAGATATTTTAACTTTAGCCATAAGATCAGCAAGTTTTTTACCCATAGCTTTACGCAAGTTATCGGCTTCTTGCTCTGTAAATCCAGCTATTTCTCTAGCTATCATCATACTTTGTTCTTGATAAACTAAAACGCCGTAAGTATCTTTCAGAATAGGCTCTAGGGCCGGATGAAAATACTTTACCTCATCCTTACCAGACTTGCGATCAATATAGTGTTGTGTCATAGACTTGCCTTCAAAATAGGCATTCAGTGTGCCCGGCCTAATTAAAGCTACAAGGGCCGATCCTTCTTCCAGCATATGTGGCTGTAATTTTTTAGTCCATGTTTTACCAAGCTGTGACTCAAGCTGAAAAACTCCTCTTGTATCGCCTTCGCACAATAATCTCCAAGTCTCTACGTCTTCCCAGTTGTCCAAGTCTATATTGGCATACTTAGCTATTTTATCAATCTTGCTTAAAATATCAACACCAAGAATATCAAACTTTACCTGACCAATAGATTCAAGATCGCCCATTTCAAAACCGGCTACCGGATTGCCTTCACTGTCGCGTACCATCGGACAAATATCCGCTAATGGAGAAGCGGCAATAATAATACCGGCAGCATGCTTGCCCTGCGATTTGTAGGTGCCTTCAACCTTAATTGCTTTTTCAAAAACATCTGCTAGATCGCCAATTAGTTTACCGTCTACTAAAGAGCACCACTTCTCTAATTTTTTAGGATTATTAATAAGCGCCCATCTAATAATAGACTTATCTTCCATTTCTTCTAATTCGTCAGAGATTTCAGCCTCGTCTGGAATATACTTTGTTATTTCATTCATTTCAGTAAATGAAACGATATCTTCTACTCTTAATACTTCCTTGACTGCTGATCTGCCCTGAAGTCTACCAAATGTAGCCATTTGAGAAACATTTTCATGTCCATATGTTTGTTTGATATATTCGATAACTTCGTCTCTATGTTCGGCTGGAACATCTACGTCAATGTCCGGCAAGCTACCCTTTCTAGAGCTATTATAAAATCTAGAGAACAAAAGCTTAAACGGAATAGGATCAATAGAAGTAATACCAACTAAATAAGATATTAAACAGCCAGCAGCACTTCCACGGCCCGGGCCCGGTAGCCAGCCTTGTTTTCTTACCCAGTTGACAATATCTTGAACAATTAGAAAATAGCCAGATAGTCCAGCGTCTTTAATAATTTCCAATTCTTCTTTGATTCTGTTTTCATATATGCTTTTAGATTCTTGTGTAGAGACTTTACCCTTTTTCACCAGTAGTTCTTGCCATCCTTTACGGCAAAGATGTTTTAAATATTCAAACTCGCTCATTCCATCGGGACAACTAAAATGCGGCAAAATAGGACTATTTAGAATGTTATATTCTTCGCACTTATCAACAATCTTTCCAGCATTATCTATCTCTTCCTGTGTATGCAAAGCTAATATTTCGCCCGGCGAAGGTATGTGATAATTGTCTGAAATAAAAAATCCTTTCAGTGGGACCTTTTCTTTCTTTTGTATCGCCCTGTTGATTTGTGGCATAGTCTTTTTTAACGCAGAACACAATAGAATTCTTTGATATACTGCGTCCGACTTATCTACATAATGACTATCCGCAGTAGCTACAGTTTGAATATTATACTCGGCTGCTATTTCTCTCAAGCATTGGCCTATTACTTTTGCTGCATGTAGAACTTCTTGATCTATTAGCTGAATCTCTAGATAAAAATCATTTCCAAAGATTTCTTGATGCAGCTTTATAACCTCATAACAAGACTCTTTCCAGTCTGGCCTTAAATAAGCCCGGGCTTCTTCATATGATTCTGCATCAAAAACATTATTAGAAAAGAATAAAGATTCAGATATAGCCGTGCCCGGATGACCACTAATGCAAATATGATTTCCATTGCCAAGATTTTTCTTCATGATTGAATAGTCAATACGTGGCTTATAATAAAAATTATCTGGGTGATAACTTTCTGAAACACAGCGAATTAATTCCTTCCATCCTTGTAGGTTTTTAGCTAATATAACAACGTGATTTAAGCCTTTATTTTCGGATGATCTATCTTTGGCATCTTTGCTTATATAAAACTCGCAACCCAGAATGGGTTTAATCCCACCCTTTTTACACTCGGAAAAAAAGTCTACGCAGCCAGATATGGAGCCATGATCGGTCAAAGCACAAGCCTTGTATCCATACTCTTTACATCGCTTGACCATGTCTTTTGGCTTACTATAACCGTCTAATAACGACAAGTGACTGTGGTTATGGAGAGACGCCCAATTCATTTAATATACAACTCCTGCCCAGCAAAGGCTTTTTCAAACTTAGTTTTTGTCGCTAGTGTTCTATGATATTTCATAAACTTAATAAAAATATTTGCAGTATTCTTTACGTCTTGCAACGCATCGTGGGCATTTTCTATATTTGCTGATGGGAGTCCTAGATATTCTGATATCGCGGTTAGACTACGGCTTTTTATCTTATCGTTATCTTCAGTCCATGTAAAGACCAAATCCATCAAATCTACTTTGAAAATTTTGTTAAATAGGTTCGGCCTTCCTTCTTTGTCCACTTGGCCATATTCTTTGCACAATCTATGTACAATAGGTAAGTCAAATCCATTAATGTTATAGCCGCACGGAATAGGTGCCGTAAAATCACTTTTCTTGTAATTAAATCTATTTACAAACTGAACAAAGCTATCCCAAGCTATTTTTAATGGCGTAGCATTAGCAAGCCCTTCTCTAGTTTTTCTGGTTATTTCTAAAGCTTTATCTTCAACTGGATCAAGGCCCGCAGCCACAGCTTTTTCGTCATCTAGGATTGGACGAATTTCTATGTTGAATATGCCGTTGGGCTCAATTGTTAATTTTCTGCTATGCAGAGCAATTGCTGCTATCTGTGTAGGCTGACATTTATGAGGATTAGCACTTCCTGTTTCAAAGTCAAAAATTATGAATGTATTATAGTTCATTCTGTCATCACCTGTAATTTAAGCTCAATAAATTTATTTACTGCTTCTTCAATATTGTAATATATCTCAGAAAATTTTGCCTTAGAGTTGTCTGAGTGTACCTGATACATTCCGTTAGTTTTATTTTTTAGATATGGCACATGGTCAGTTAAATCACACAATGTAATATTTTTATATGATACAATACATCCAGCAAAAACAACCGACATATAATCTTTTTTAATAATTTCTTCTTTTTCTTTTAGCATTGATCTTCTCCAAATTTATATAATTCATCAATTCTGACGTTGTAGCAATCACTTTTAACTTTAAACCAATTGCTTCCGTCTCTTTGTCCTTTTGTTAGTTTTTTGGCTTTTTGAAAATATTCTTCTTTTGGCAGATATCCAAGAACCCAAGCCCTACCCCATTTTCCATTTATATTTTCAATCCTGACAAAAACATATCTGCTACAATTTTGTTTAGTGTTAAAATTAGCCACAGAACATTCGTAATCTGGCTTGGGCTCAGATGTACAGCGTTTTGTTTTTACATCATAAGTAATACCGCTATCATCAATAATATCATAGTTATAGGTATTTTCTATTTTTCCCTTGATAATAGCATTAGCAACCTCTTCTCCCAAGAAAGCGGCAATGTTACCATCGCCTTTTGTAATGGAATTTTTTAACTTGCCCATTTCTCTAGCCTTTTTCCAAGCTCGGCGTTTCATTTGTTCGGTAATTTCTACTTCTATCATTCTGAAGCCCCCGGGGCCTTATAGTTATTTACGTTGAATTTTGGATTTTTGCACTTATTGATAGTTTCTTCTAAGCCGTATACTTTAATATGATCTTCTACATAGTTGCACATAGTCTTATCTGAATCTGGCCATTTATTTTTATAAAAATGACAAAGTTTAGTGCACCTAAAATCATTACGGTTTGCCTTGATTGGTTTTGGGTTTATGTCATTTAATATCTGCTTATATCTTTTTTCCAGCTTTGATAAAAATTTAGTACAATCAGATGCGTCAAAACACATGCTAAAAGGTCCGCCGTCCCGAATAAAAAATATTGTCATAATAATATATTTAAATTCCGGAAACAGTTTAGATATTGCGTAGTAGTAAAGTAAAAGCTGGGCATCTTCTTCAAGCTTTTCATATGTTTTCTCTTCTCCGGTCGCCCAATTCTTTCTTTGCCCAGTTTTCCAGTCTACTACCTCAATAGTATCATCTCCAAGCTGTGTAATAAGGTCGATTGTGCCCTTAATAGCAAGCCTGCCGCCATCATTCATTATAGCCCAATCCTCCATAATTGGAATATTGAACTCTTGTTCTGGGGCTACAATAGCCCTATTTCTAGGATCAAATTGGCCATTGTTATATTCTAAAGCCATCCAAACCCATTCTTCACAAGTATCATATTCTTTTTTAGAATAATTATTAGTTTTATCTGATTGCGAATAATGCTCAAAACTTCTGTCTAACAAACTTAGTACAAACTTTTTAGTACCAAGACTTTTTTTAGTAAAAGAAATTTCTCCTATGTGTTCATCGTTTACAACTAACTCTTCATTCTTTTGAATTTTTTGTTTGCAAGCAGCTAAGCATTCCATTACCTTATGAACAATTGTGCCAAGCTGAGCCTTGAGGCCCGAGGGTTCTGACCATCCTAAATTATAATTGAAAAAATACTTTAATGCGCAATACTCATACGCTCCGTAACTTGACGATCTTATATATGGACATAGCATTATTTAATCTTCTTTATTCCTGTTTCTTTTTTTGGTTCATCTTTAATCCAGCCCCACGATTCAATACCAGATAATAGGGCTCGGCACGTATCTAGAACACTCATGTTTGAATTATTAATAGTAAGATCAAAATCATCAAAATCATCAAAGCCATTTTCGCTAGCGTGCGAATCGGTATTTGATATTGAGCGATCCAGATATACCAGCTTTGCACCTATTTGCTTGAGCGCAACAGCCTCGTTCTTAAACCTACAATCTGAAATTACTGCAATTTGCGGATCTTCTGTTTGAATATCTTTAATAACTTTATTGATCCAAATATTATCATACATTTTACGCATTACTTCAGTACCAAAAAACTGCATAAACTCTCGGGCTGTCATTGGACCCGCTGCATGATATGTCATCTGTAAAATAAATTTTTTAACACCATCCCCATAATTATTTTTTGTTGCAGCATTATAAAGATCCTTATCAGAAATGACCCCGGGCATATTTTCCCAAAGTAAATGAGCGATAGTCTGATTCTTTTGTTCATCTGTTCCGTAAAGACATTCTTTTGGAATATCAAATAGCTTTTCTGCAATTTCTTTTAAAACAGAAGCAAAAGCATAATGTTTAATGAACGGCCATACATTATACGCCGCCCATTCGCCAAATTCTAAATCTGTTCTAGTTACATCAATCAATAGATCAGCCTTGACCTCTTGCATATTTTCATCTAGGGTATTTGTGTTAATAATTAATCCACCTTTATCATCTAGATAAAAATCATTAATAATTTCTAAAGACTTTAGTTGATACCCGTGCAAAAAATTACAAAGAGTATTTTTACCGCTACCCTTTTTTCCACATAGGGCAATTATGTTTGCCATAAACTTCTCCCAAAAATTGTTTAGTTTGCTCAATTGTTAATTCTGCAATATCTTTTGCTGGCATATTAGGTCTAATATAATTAAACCTTCTGCCGCATTTTTTGATAATTTTTTGTGCAGCTTTATCTCCAGCTTCGTCTGCATCTGTTAAGATAATAACTGTTAAAGCCCCGCTTTTCTCTAATAAAAATACTTGATCGTCACTAATTTCTGCACCGAATTGACCAACAGAATTAGGAAAATTTGCTTCGTGCAATCTCCATATACAACTCTGTCCTTCGACTATATTAACTACTCCTGTTGATAGAATTGATTCTTTGGCAAAATTTAGTCCATATAAAAAAGAAGCTTTTTGAAAACCCTTACTGTTTTTCCATTTAGCATATCCTTCGTTCAATGTTCTTCCTATGCATCCAACATAGTTATTATCTTCGTCGTATACAGGTACTACGGCTCGGCAATACATTTCTTTATTCTGTGCGAAGCAATCGCCTACGTCAAATTTATCAAGTATTTCTTTTGAAAAATTTCTATCCTGTCTAGAGTTATCCATATAAAATTTAGATGGAATACTTAGGCTTGACCTAATTTTATCTTTTGTTAAAGCTGATTGTGACCGTACCAATTCTTTATTAAAGGTCTCTAAGAGCTTTAATTCTTTCAATAAGTTAAATTTAGATTCGTTGTTTTCTTCTTCTATCTCTGATAGATTTAAGAACTTCATGCAATAATCAAGTGTCTCGGACATGCTTGCTTTTTGTCCCTTGATATTAGACAAACAGCCTCTAACAAATCCAAATATTGTATTCTTGAATTCTTCGTGGCATAAATTAGTCCAGCATGTCCAATAGCCACTATCTTTTCTTATGCTGCAACCAAGACCATTGTCGCCAGAATGAATAGGGCAACAAAAAGAAAAAGAACCGTTTGATTCTCTATATTCTATGTTTAATCTATCTAATAAATCTGGTAATCTTTCAACCAGTAGGTTACAAATTTGATATATCTGTATCTGATTCATCTGTTTCAAATCCATCATCTATAGTTCTTGTGTTAAGCTCGTTTCTGGTAGGGCCTTCGGTTAATTTAGCTATAGCCCCATCCATTCTAATATTTATATAGTCGCCGTCTTCTAGACAGCCCCCGTGACGAGCTATTAGCGGAACAAGCTTTCTGTTATAGGCTTTCTTACATCCATTTTCTAAATCTTCTGCCTGTTCTTCTGATGATTTAACTTTAAAAATAGAAAACGAAGTACATAGCCAAACTAATCTATCTGATCCCGAAACAACGTCTGTAGATTCTTTAGTGACACCGTCTCGATTCAACTGAACAAAACTAAGACATGGAACATCATACTTTACGCAAAAATTATGTAGTTGAGTAATCAAAAAACCAAGCGCCTGATATTCCTGCATGCTTTCGCTTATGCTATCAGCACTCATTAACTTTAAATAGTCATAAATAATTATACAGTCTTTGGTCTTTCCATTTTCATCAAAGCCAACATGTTGATATAACCATTTTCTCATAATGGCTAAGATGGACTCAAATGATTGCCCGGCGATGCTAACATAGTGATATGGAATATTTTTTAATAAATTTGCTGACTGTTTTACTTTATCTAATTTAGCGGGGTCTGAGGCAAACTTGCCCGTAGTAAATTCATCTAGTGTTACTTCACTAAGACTACAAATGATTCTGTTATAGTGATCTTCTTTGCTCATTTCGGTATCTAGCATTAGGACAGGTATATCGAGTTTACCAGCCGCATGCATAGCTACGGCGTCAGCAAAAAGACTTTTACCCACTTTTGCTCTAGCTCCTACAAGAGCGACTCCCTTGCGACGTAGTCCGCCGCCTATACACCTATCAAATTCTGCAAAGCCGGTACTAATACCGATCATATCGGTTGGATTATTGATTAGATGGTCTATATAGTCATCTACATCTTCTCCTAGAACCACTGTTTTATTTTCATCAGTTCTATAAGTCTGAAAGACTACGTCTAAAATAGGCCCTTCTACCAGCCCAAGTAAATCAGATATAGACTCTTCGCCAGTAATCGATGCTAGATTATTATCGCATGATTGTAGTGTCTGCCTTAAATCCCGGGCTAATTTTAGTTTTGCTAATTTAGCAGCAAAATTGACAATATTATTTTTGTTTATGGGAAAATTAAATAAAGAACGAATAAAGGCAATTTCTTCATTATTGCTAAGCAAATGATAAAATCCTAATTCATTCGCTTTAGATAATATTGAAGATAGTTCTATATTGGCTCCAGACATAGCTACTTCTTTTAAGCAAGAAAATAGGCTGGAGTTTAGCGTATCAGAAAATGATCCTGCATCAATAAAATCTATTTCTAATAAACAGTCTAATCCATATTGGGCAATGCCACTTAGTACCGCTCTTTCTGCGGCAAAATCTATAATCTCTTTTTGTTTCGGATCTTTTGAAAGTCTTCCCATCTATACGTCAGTCCTGTTAATAATATTTTTATACGTTTTGGTGGTTTATCATCTACTAGAGACTCGCCATCCCAAAAAATCCAGACAGGGTGTTTTGGTACTTCGCTTAAAAAAGTAATACTAGGGTCTTCTTCTAGCCAAGAAGCCATATATTTATAATCATTGAGCATTTGGTGGCGTCATCTTAAAATCATTTTGGTCTTGAATTAGTCTAAAAACTTTTACTTGAGAATATGAAATTACAAAAGCTTTAATGACTTTTATTCCATATGGGCGCAAAAACGCTCTCACTTTTTTTGTTAATAATTTATCTATCAATGTTTGCTTTCTTTGTAGGTCATCAAATGTTTCGGTAATAACAACCCGCTTCACCGCTCCTTGTGCCGTGTCTCTAATAGTATCTTCTAGATTGAAAGTATCAACCAAAGCTTTAAGAATATCATCAACTTCGTAGATAACAGCCACATCTATAACTACAGATTTTTTATCAGATGTAGTCAATACTTGTGCCGGAAGATTGATAGTTTGACGTTTAACAGGATATGTTTCGGGATTAGCCCAAAATGGCAAATATACATGAAGGCCGGGCCCTATTTCTTTAGCCTTATCCCTAATAAACATCACGCCCCTATGGGTCGATTTTATGTGTAAAATTCTAGGGATAAAACTCCCTATCCATTCGAATATATGACCTATCCAATCTAAAGCTGCCATTAGTCACCGTTTGTTTTTATATTAAATTCATGCATATTATTTATTTCAATAGAATATTTAGAGTCATCTTTTATGTTAACAATATATCCTTCTTTATCTATTGTCACATGAAAGATTTTTTGGCCCTGATTATACAGATTTAGCTTTTCTTCATTTTTCTTAAAAATAGATTTAAGCTTTTTTAAGCATTGCCTGCTTAATGAATTACTTTCTTTTTCTATTTTTTTAAGTATATCTATGGCTAATCTATTATCTCGGTCTTCACAAGCTTTTAAAAACGAATACCCTAGATTTTGTAAAGACTTAAAAGAAGGTACGCCACCAATAGTCCTTGGTATAATACTGTCTTGGTGGCCAACGGCACATGTGCAAAAGTCCTCAGCCTTTTTTATGAGGCTTTTCCATTGTACTCTTGCCTGTCTCAATTCTGTTTTCCAATCTATTCTCTCGTTCGGTGATGTAAACATCGATCTCTTTATTTCCTTTTCTATGGGGCTTGGTGTATGGACAATTTTTACATTTTAATCCACAACATTCACCCCTAGATAATAAAAAATCTCTAGTTAGCATAGTTCGCTTAAATTTCTAATTAGCTTATCTTTTTCTTTATAGAGTTTGCTTTTTATTTTTTCTATTTTTCTAATTTCGCTATTAGAAATAGTGGAATCCAGCCTATCATTTAGGTCGTAAATTCTAGACTGGATTTCTCTGATTCTTTTCTCTATTTTTTCTTTATTCATTGCTGCTTGCAAATTTAATATTATTGTCTTCGTCAATGCCATCGATTCTTATATGGCCAGATGCAAACCTATCAAATAAAAGTTTGCTGACTTTTACTAGAACCATTGCTTGAACTACTTTGTGAATATTGTCTACATTAAAATCTGCTGTTGCCCGAACATATTGTAGTATGATTTTGTCTATCTCTTCTTCGGAAAGAGCTACAAAGTTTTTTTCACTTTCATTCCAATGTAATTCGTCCGTGGGAATCAATGCGTATATATCTTTTCTAGTTGTCATTTTCTTGTTTCTTTAAAAAAGCTTCTCTTCTGGAACTGTATCTGTTTGGATCAGCAAGATTAGTATCTAGCCTTTCCGAATATGTAATATAATACCCATCATCATCTTGACATATTACTTCATTTTTTTGTAGCTCCACATCAAATAAATCTTTGTTAACAACCATTTTCGCATGAGACCCATAAAAGCTAGGAGTGGTAATTGTTCTTCCAGAATCATGAGATTTTCTTGATACCACTTTTTTATTCACAGTCCAGTACTCCCAAATCCAGATTCGCCTCTATCAGTCTCTTCTAAAGATTCTACAGTTTCAAATTCATAAGTCAAGTATTCCTGAAATAAAATTTGAGCAACTTTTGCTCCAGATTCTAGATATACATCTTGGTCTCCGGTATTATGCAGGATTACCTTAACTTCTCCTCTGTACGAGCTATCAATAACGCCCGCCAATACGTCTAGTCCAAAGTCTTTAGCATATCCGGAGCGGGGCCAAATTAGACCAACTACGCCCTCTGGAATCTCTAAAGATACTCCGGTACTTACCGAAACTCTATCAAAAGCCGGAATCAAAACAGTTTCGCATGAAAACAGATCGTGCCCGGCATCGCCTAACTTTGGTGACTTTGGAGTTTTTGCGTTTGGATTTAATAGTTTTACTTTCATTTATCTTCCCTTTCTTCCTAAAATACAGCTATCGCATAAATAAGATGTTACCGAACCATCTCCCGCAATAACTTTAATTTTGTTATTACAATTTTCGTTTGAACACTTCTTATAAGTCGGTTTATACTTGGGCCTATCCCTTGGTGACAATTTAATTTTTGGCGTTTGGTCTGCTTTAGACATTGCCTCTGTTTTATCATCAAAGAAAATATTTTTTCTATTTTTAATTTTATTTACCGGCACCTTAACTTTACCATCTACTTTTCTTTTCATAGTAAAATCGCCAGAATCTTTTGTAGAAGATACTTGTTTTTTAGGTGCCTTTTTTGTTTTTTTACTGACTGGCTCTACAGCTTCAGGCTCTTCCAGCAATTTATTAGCCAATTCTATCAGCTCTTCATCTTGAGTAGCTAAAGCCTTTTTTAATAGTTGTTTTACAATTTCTGTGTTTTTCATTGCTTCCTCTTAGATAGTTCTAACATAATATCGGACAATCTTTTAATATTTAATGCTTTATTTTCTAAAAGCTGAAATCTTAAAGACGCTTCATTCTTTAAATTATATAATTTTTCTGCTAATGGATTTTCTCTGATAGCTAGGTTGTACTTCTTTTCATACTTAACATAGTTATCGCCATAATTATCTATTGTTGGTGCCACGATATAGTTTATACTATTTGTAGCGTAATCTATAATTGCTTTTAATCTATTTGATTCTTTATTTATATAATCTGCATAGCTACACAAAACAAAAGATGAAGTAATTAAATCTTGAGAATTCATTTCTTTAATTTCTTCGTATGATAAGTTTATTACTTCTTCGCACTTATCATGATTAATTCTAGAAATATCTAATTTATTATCAGATATCCAAGAATCAATTTTTTGCATAAAATCAATTACATCATCTGGATTCAATTTGCTGTCTCCATGTGTCTGGTTTATCTTTATGATTTAAAACAATTAGACTTATTTGATTTTGTTCACACCATCTAATTTTGTCACAATCTCTTTTTTTTGCTTTTAAAAAATTAAACTTCTGTTTGTAGAAAAAGCTGCTATAAGAATAATGCTGTTCTCCATGAGCTTCTACCATTAAATTTCTATTTGGTATGTAAAAATCTACAGATAATTCTTTCTTGCCTTTCCAATCTCTGCTACCTATTAATTCTACTTCTTCCATAATTATATCAAACGGAAAAATTTCTTTTAGTAAAAGTTTTACATTTTGATGCAAGGAAGACTTATTATCTAAGGCACTAGAACCTCTAGGCTTCCAATCATATTCTTTTCCATCTAATCCTATGATTTTCATAACATTAATTTGATTTCTTCCACTAATGCTTCGTATAGTCGTGGATTTTCTTTGATAAAGAAATATGTTTTTTCCGCCCCCTGAAACTTGCATTTCTTGAGTGCTTCATCTGGCTCTTTATATGTATTATCAGAATTTAGCTCAATCTCTGGAAAAATACTTTTCAATAATTCTGGTTTGTTGTAAAGAAAAGAACATGTCATCCAAGCCACAGCCTGAGAAATAAGCCCAGCTTCTTGACCCATGATTAGAATTTCTTGCACCTTATCAACACCATATCCATAGCGTACCCAGCTTTGGCATTCTGCCCCCGGCGGGCCCATAGAAGAGCACAATACCTTCCAGTTAATCGCCTGACCGATTTGCTGGTCGTCTTGTAGCCAAGGCTGAATAGACTTAACTTCCATTCGCGTATCTGCCTGATATTGAATCTTAACACCACCATCGGCCATTCTAGCAGCACCATAGCCGCTTGTATTGGTAATCATGTGAGTAATCAAAATCATTAGAGATTTCTGATTTGGTACAATCTGTCCCATTTTCTTAGTAAAGTCCGAAAGTATTTTTGGTAAACCGGGCCTTGTCATTCCGTTGATTTCCTGCTCTAAGTCTCTTTGTGGAATTAAAGAAGAGACAGAGTCAATAATACAAACACAGCCTTCATTTTCTTTTGCTGAAACTAGTTTGGCAGCTATATCTAAAAACTCTTCTGCACTTAGAGGCTTTTCTTCCGCCCTAATTACAGTTACTTTTGCTGGATCTAATTCGCTTATTTCAAAGTTCATTTCTTTTAATCGGCCCTCAACATCTAAATATATGATATGACGACCTTCTTTTTGACAATTTGCTGCAATTTGCATAGCAATTGTAGTTTTTCCAGACTTGCATGCTCCGCTCAACATAACCCAAGAGCCTTCTTTAATACCGCCGCTTAATGCTACGTCGATTACCGGGCTGACAGAAATAACCTTATAGTCTTTTCTTTTATCAAGTAGCTCTGTACCAGTTCTAATAACATCTCCATACTTTTTTGCAATTTCGGATAGTGTATTGCCTTCTGTTTTAGATACTTTAGTCTTCGCCATTATTATTCTCCAAATTTTTAAATTTTGCAAACATACTTTTTTTCTTGCTGGCAAAAGATGCTCTCGGTTGTTGAGAAGTATCTATCTTTTCTTTTGCTTCGACTATACTAACCTTTTCTAGTTCTTCTCTATATGTAAAAGCAAAATCTTCAATCATTTTTTTTACGAAATCTAGCGGGTGATAAAAGCCCAAAGAATATATCTTTTTGCCTTTTTCTGAATTAATAAAAGCTATTAAAACTTTATCTCCAAATTCTTCTATAAGTCTATGCGCGGCAACGATTTGTGCCTGATATGATTTTTTTTGAGACTTGTTCCAAAATTTAAACGCTAGATTGCCTTTATTATCTTTTTCTGCTTTTCTAAGGCACATAACCTCAGCAACATATTGTGCGGCATTACACATCACGCCTGTCGAGGGCGACTTGAATACTTTCTCTAGTTTTTTTTCTTGATCCATTTTTAAAAATCATCAACTTTGCATTTTCTGGAGTGATTAGTCTTGTTTGATTGAATGGCTCTATTGAATTTTCCGGCCAACAAAACTTTTTAACATCAATAATATCTTCATTATCCCTTAAAACACCAACTATTAACTGTTTGTAAGATGGACCCTGTTCTCCAGTTTCTATCTTAATATCTCTGGATGATCCTCTCAAGATAAAAACACCATCTAGACCATCGCTATTTTCAAACATAACTGTGTGAGGAGCACCAAACATGAGTGCCTCAATTTTTATTATAAATTTATTATTGTCTTCGCAGTATTTTTTGAGTCTGTTATAAGGATGATCGCTAACGGTAGGTCTATCATAATCAGAGTAAACTTTAGTTCCGTCGTCTAAAGTTGCCACCCATAACATTTCTAAATTTCTAATTAATGTTTTTACGTAGCTATCTATTTGTGTACAAATCATTGTTTATCAGGGTTCATTATAAAAATAAATCTGTTGTCTTTTTTATTTGCCGCCGGTCTATTTTTTCTTTTTTCGTCAGAAATCATAGACGCAGTAGGTGTCATAATCACTGCTCCATATTTTTTATTTCTAGATAGAGAGCTTGATATTGCACTTTCTTCTTTTACTTCTTTTGGTTCTTCTGGCTTTGTTTCTAGTTTTACTTCCGGCACATTAAATTGATCTAAGAATTGTTTAATAGATTCTTCTGTTCTTCCAGTCTTCTTAGACAAAAACTTTAAAGTTTTATTCTTGTTTTTTAAAAGAAAATCTTTGTCTGTGCTTGACATAGGTCCACGTTTCATGTTCGTTGCTCCGTTAATGCTACCCGTTGAGCTTGAATAAAATATAGTTTATTTTTAGTTTTTAGATACTTAAAAAATAAATTAAATGCAGATTCGGAAACGGTTTTTAGCTTACATAAATCTTTATCGCCCCTTTTCAATAGATATGGGCCATATGGATCATGTATCGCTCCCTTCCAGAATATAATAAAGTAATACGTCTTGTTTTGCAACTCAATTTTTTTAGCGAGGGCACTATTTTCTTCAACTTCTTGTCCCCCAAGACCATAACAAGTTTCACTCTTCATATTTTAAACTCTCCAAAACTTTCTTGATCTTTTCTATGCAATTTTCTTTATTATATCCAGATATATTAAAAATCGCCTTATCTTTTATTCCAAATTTTTCTAACTCTTCATTTGGTAATCTTTCCGGAATTAGGCTTCCGTCTTCAGATATAGGAAAAACATGTATGTTAAAAGAAATCTGAGCATGATGCGGGCTATTCAAATCAATCTCCTTCTACTATCCATTTTTGCTTTTGTTCTGGTGTCATTTTATTAATTTTACGCATTAAGTCTTTTTTATCTTTTGCTTCTTTAGAAATAATTTTATTATCTTTTCTCATTTTTTCTTCTAGGCCATATTTGCCTAGCTTTTTAGTATTTGCTTCGGCAAGCTGTCCTATAGTTTTAATTTCTTTGACTGTTGCGTGAATGCTATCTAATGAATATTCTCTATTAACTTTTTTGCTTTTACATTGATGACATTTAACTTTTTTCATATTATCATCATACTCTTGAACTCGCCAAAACTCTACAGATATAGAGTTACACTTTTCACATTTAAAATTATACTCAGGCATCTTTTAACCTACTTAAAATTTTTGGAATCAAGCCGTTTCTGACAACATCGGTGCCATCTAATTCACAAATGGCTACCTTATCTAAATTATGTAATCTAGAAATAAATTTATCTAATCCGCCCTTAGTGTATTCTGGTAAATCACTTTGGTCAGTATCGCCATTGATAATAGCTTTTGAGTTCATGCCAATTCTAGTAATAAACATTTTTATTTGTTCAAAAGTGCAATTTTGGGCTTCGTCAAGAATCATAAAAGCATTATGGAAGTTTCTACCTCGCATGTATTCTAGTGGACAAATTTCTATTATATTGGTTGCTTTGAGATGCATCAAGGCTTCGCCTAGATATTGTTTCATTTCTTCAAGGATAGGAATCATGTACGGATTAATTTTTTCTAACATAGTGCCGGGCAAAAAGCCTAAGCCTTTTCCTGACTCAATTACTGGTCTAGTAATAATAACTTTAGATACATCATTTCTCATTAACGCTTCGCAGGCTAATCCAGTAGCAATTGCGGTGTTATGCGTTTGAACAAATCCGTCTGTTAAATATAAATGACTATTAGAATCTATTAAAATACACTGACATTCTTTTTCTGATATTTTTTCTATTGAATCTATGTATCTTTTTAGAAAATATTTTTCTCTTACTAATAAATTTTCTCTTTTTCTGCTTAGCTTAAATGGCACTAAGTTATTATTAAATCTTATAAAAACCCTATAGTTTTCTTTAGTTATTATTTTTTCATTATTTTTTGTGTAATGTCCCATTCTTGCACTAATTTTTGCAAAACCGCCTAAAGATTGAACGATAGTTTGAACATCTAGTGCTAGCTGGTAAGAAGCCGTAGAAAATTCTATTGTACTGCTTCCACAATATCCATCTGTATCTAGCAAGCCAGACAATATTTCAGTTCTAACCTGTTTAGAGTTATAAATATATTCTTTTGGTATAAATTTATTATAAGAAAGCTTATTTAAAATACCAAGTCTTTCTAGTTCTGGTTTTAAAACTAAATATCCTCCTGTAATATTATAGTCACAATTATTTTGTTTGGAGAGAGAACAAGATATTTCATTTAGTACAGGCGTAAGTAAATCTATCATTTCTTTATCATTTGTGCTAAACCTAAGCATTTGTTGGCTTAATCCGCCGTCACCAATCAAGCATCCTAGCAAGTATGGATCGATATTAACTTCCTGATGATCAAAATCAACTGCTTCTATAGCGGGCAGATAGTATTTCCTTTTGCCGGATTTTCTTTTATAAGAATTAATAATTTTTTCTAAGGGCAATGTTTTTGGAGCTTTCCAATTTTCACTACATAATGTCCATAAATGCTCTTTACAGCATTCTACAGTTTGTCCATCTGAAAATGTTATTAAATAAACATCTTTTTTGCCTTGCGGAAAAACATTTAGTACTTTAGCTCTTTTACCATCTTCAGTAAGAACATATGAGCCTATTTTTACATCGCCCATCGCTATTGGGCCACTAGGAGTCCATATTGTAGAATCAAGCGGCTGCGCCTTGCCGCTACCGGCCGGGCCAATACATAAAGTAACATCGTTTTCTACAACGCTTCTAATATAATCAGCCTGATTTTTAGTTTTTGGAACTAAAGTTTTTCTTTCTTGTCTTGGGGGATCTTTCTTTGGCGTATTATCTTGTCTCTTTTTTTTCATAAGATATCCCTTAATATGATTCAGATGTTTGCGCGAATAACGCCGGATTAAGAGATGCATTACTTGCCTGTATCTGAGTGTATGTTAAAAAATCATTATTATTGTTTTGATAACTAATTTCGTACTCTACTATGCTCCCATCCGCACTACCTCCTGTCTGGTTAAAAGAAATCATTTTGTTTTTATTGCCCAAGTTCCATATGAAAAACTTAGTTTGTCCGCTGGGCAATGGTATGCCAGCAACTATACAAATTCTTTCATTATGATTCGTAATAAAATCGCTATTGACTGGATCAATATCTACTTGAGGCAATCTCCGGGCCGAAATAGTAAACGAGCATGTTACGCCAACTGGAAGTGCCAGCGTTTTATGCCAATTAACCTTATCGCCCTGCTGAATTTGTCCAGTAGTTAAATAATCCATATATTCTAAAGATAAATCAATCTTTATATTTTTTATTCCAAATATTTCTTGTCCATTAAAAAAATTATTAAAATCGGTCAAAGCTTTTATAGACTCTGGTAATACGCAAAAATGATTGTATACTGATCCTCTTTTTAAAATGATAGGATCGTTAATTGGATTGTCTATTGTTAAAGAATCTAAATTAAAGCTATTTGATGCTTGTTTAGTTTTAATTTTATTACTTAAAGATATATTTTCTGTAAAGAATCCAGACACATCTAGGTTATATGACAAGTTTGTTAGTAAGCACTTAGGCATACTAATGATATCTTGTGCCGTTCCAGAGTTTCCAGACACTTCGCCCAATAAAGATGTTTCGTCTGTAGCAACAAGAGTTAAATCATACTCTGGTATATTCTTTGCCTTAACATTATTAGCTTGACCGACATCCCATCCATTGATGGAGGAGCCAAATATTTCTGGCTTTAAGAAAAAAGTATTAGCATAAGTTAAAGAATTTCTGGCTGTATTACATAAAAAATTAGACCCAAGTTCTGCCCAAAATATATCCTTATTAGACAAAACTCTTTCGATGGTAATCTCATTATTGGGAGGTAATCTTAAACTATCATATAGCTGTGTCTTTCCGACATTAGAAATATTAGCCATTTCCATTCCTGTATCTATTCCTATAGACTGTACCCCGGAAAGGAAATAGTTAGTGATTGAGCTATTTTTGCTTATGCTGTTTAAGAATACGGCTAAAGAGCCATAAAATATTCTATTTGCCATTGTTACTCGCGTGTTCTTTTAAAATAGATCGCATTTTCCGCCGCCACAGGCTATTTCTTCCTGAAGTTTTGTATTGTCCTTTTCCTCTTGTAGGAGAGTATAGTCAACCTCAACATATTCTCTTTGAAGCTCTGTCCACAGCTTATAGTTATACACATCTTTCATGGCATGGGTTAGTTTCTTGATATCTCCCTCAAAGTATTTGACTGCATATTTATTGCATCTTTTGATCCAGTCTGTTTTTGCCGTACCTCTGCTTCTTGATCCGTTTCCTAGTAATGCTGAGCATGCTTCCCATAGATTATCTTCCCAGAGTGTTAGTGCTGTTTCGATAAGGCCGCTAACAAATACCACTCCATCGCCGTAATGAGATAGCATCTCGCTAGGTAGATATATGGTAGTAAAAGGAGCTTGTGGGTAGTCTTTATCGCCGGTCGATGCCAATAGACTAATTCCGCAGAAAAATTCTCTATTTTCATAAATAAAATCTTCAACCTGCACCCATTCGCTGGGCTTAATATTGATCGTATTACTCACATTATGATTTAGCCAAGGCTGCGTACATAAATCTTTATTTAATCCAGACATGACCCAATTCTTTTGTGTTGACTTAACAATTTCTAATAAATTGATAGCACTAGTCTGATTTTTTGTCTTTGATCCATCCGGAACCTCTACACAAAAACTAATTACATCATCCGTATCATTTGCCGACCAAACCGATCTTTCGCAAGCTCTTGGATTCATTGTACTAAAATATTTATATACATTTTCCATTTTATTAGCCTGAACTCTTCTGATATATCTTTTGGCATGGTGCGGATGGATGCCGCTAGCAGTACCTAAAACACATGAAGATGAACCTTCTGGTTTAACGCATGTAGTTCTAGCCGCTGGATTAATATTTATTAGTTTTGATATTTGATTGTTTGTTTCTTTTACTACCTCTGCTCCCTTTTGCTGTACTGTGGGGTCTAGGCAAACTTCAGGGTTTTCTAGCCATCCAGTGCCACTAACGCCTAATAGGGCCTCTCTAGCAAAGATTCTCTCTGATACTTCGCCCAAATAAGGAAAGCTTGTGAAACCAGCTTGTAAAGTTCCGATTATTGCAGCAGCCTTACATGCCTCATAAAAGTCTTCTTCGGTTTTTACTTTGGCACAATTAATGGTTGATAAATTACAACCCTGCCAGCCAGAAATTCCAGTTTTTTCATCCACTGGCCACATGCCAATTTCCACACAGGGATTCACAATTAATTCAGTCGAATCAGACCATACAAAGCCCGGTTCTCCAAATTCTTTTACGGATTTCATCAATTCTGCAAACTGTTCTTTTGTTGTAGAATCCCGCAATAGCAATGCTGAATTATTGGATCGGCCTCTTTGCGGATTATCCGTAAACCAATTACCTGTTTTTGCTTTAGCCATTTCTGCGTCATCGGGCGAAAAAACACAAATCGTAGCGGACCTTCTCACGCCACCCGAGATAACAGCATCAGAAGCATGCATGATAATATCATATGCCTCAATAGGCTTTATTTTTCTTAAATCATCTGAACAAAATTCTGTCCGGCTAATTGAATTGTCTAGAATTTTTTTAATATTTTTTAGAGCCTTTTTTAGTGGCTCTGGGCCGGGCGCTTTGCCGACCCCGCCAGCTACGGGCGATCCAGCGGGTCTAATTTGCGTGTAATCAAAAGTTACATTATATCCCACATACTCTGCAAAAAGCTCGTCCTGATCAAAATACGAGGCAACTAAGACGCCTACCGCATCTGACCATCCTTCGATACTATCCTCGATAACAAATTTCTTATTCTTCTCTGGCGCAACTGAAATAAGGGCCGGAAGTTTATCTATGTGATGTTTCTGTACTGAGAACCCAGTACCACAACCACACAGCAATAAATACATACATTCTTGAAAGAATCTTAATCGGTCTACATATGAGCTAACACAATTATAAATCCGGGCATGCTTGTTTAAAATAGGCTCTCCGCCAAATTGGAGCGCTCTTTGGCTTCCTAATACCTTCTTCTTATACATCATATCATACGCCCAGTCTATTTGGTCGTGTAGTTCTTGAGATGCATTGCTGTACTTCGTATGCATCATGCTTCTGACACGATCATTTGCCTCTTTCCATGTTTCTCTTCTTTTCTTTTCTGGCAAATACCTTGCATATTTTGAAGTAAAGGTATAGTCCTGTAGCGATTTCAAACTCATAGCTGCTCCTATATTTTATTGAAAGAAAAAGCGCTCTGACGAGCGCTTTTATTGAATGTTAATTAATTAAATTATTTTTTAATAATCAACTTAACTCGATCATTGATACTAACAGTGATTTCATCTTCTGTTACTTCTATAGTATCAAGAATGAATTTGATTTTGTCAACATGATCTTTAGAAAATCCCATCATTTGCAAAATTTTATCCATTACTCCGTCCATCATTCCGCCATAATTTTTTTCACTCATGTTCTTTATCCATTTTTTTAATGATATAAGTGACGTTTTGGTTTAAATGGTCCAGTATAGCATTGTTCTTAGCAATGTTAACATGGACAGATTCTAGCTTGGTTTCAAAAGCATTGATTTTTGTTTCAAGAGACTGTAGTCTAATAGAAACTGAATCATTTACTTTTTGTTCCAGTAGGGACAATTTACTGCTATGATCAATAACTGTTTTTAGTAACCAAATTGTAAAAGGAATTAATATAATAGCTACAATTTGCAAAATAAAATTTATTATATCCCAGCTCCATATCATAGTAATACCCCTTCATAAAAAGGGGGCGTTTCCGCCCCCAGATTGTGTGATCAATCTTACATACCGGTAATCGGTTTGTAATTGAAGAAGTTGCCACCTGCAATGGTCTTAGTTACAAAATCAACTTGCATAACGAATTCGCCCGGAACTGCTCTTGTTGGTGTTGCTGCATCATCAACAGCTTTATCCGTTGTATTCTTGTCAGTCAAGTCAAACATGTTAACATTGGTTAGGGTTGATGGAGCAGAGCCACCCACCGTATTACGGCTACCGCTGGTGAGCCATAGTCTACGAGACTTGATTTTATTGCCATTATCCAAGGTGCCAGTCCATGTGAATAGATTAGCTCTCCATGCTGTCAATAGTCTAGCGCCAAATCCATGAACAAAATCCAAGATTGGCTTTCTTCTTGATCCTTGGCTCATGAATAGCAAATTAGTTTTCGCTACGCCAGCTAGGCTAGTAGCAATTCTACTGATTACCCATGTTCTATTTTTTGCTGCATTATAAGCAAAAGCACCGCCAGACAAGATTTTTCTAGCGTTGTAGGTTCTACCAGTAGCGGTTATTTCTTTTGGACTTGCGTCGTAGCCAAAAAGAGCATTGTCTTCGAGGGCGTCTACTAGGCTAAAAGCCTTGGTGATAACGGCATTTGTTGTGCCATTACCCAGAATTACACCGCCGTAAGTTTGTTTAACAAATGTAGCATTAGCTGTGGTCTTTAAATGACCTCTTTTGCCGGGAACTGCCATGATAATATCTCCAAATAGATATTCTATCCTAAATTATCCTAAAAATTTATATCCTGTTATCCAAGTATAAATACACAAATATTAGGAAGTAATTTGATAGTAGGAGGCTATTTTCTGCTTGATTTTATTTAGCCTATTTTTCATAGATTGTCGGGATATATTATTCTTGTCTGCAATTTCTTGCACGGAATAATTATATATGTATTTTTGTTCAAATAGCTCTTTTTCCGGCTGGGTTAGGCAATCTAGCATATCTATGATTCCTGTATACTGCCTAGAATCAGCCACATCTTTCATTGGCTTAATGGCCTTAATTTTTTGTGATCTAATGTATAAAAGGATTTTAAACTTTAGACAATTACCAAGAAAAGTCGTAAACTTCATTTTGCTGGGATGATTGGGATCGTATTTTTCACAAGCTTCCCAAGCAGCCTCTAGTTTAAATGATTTAATTTCATCTTTACTAATGAATGCTTTATACCGTTTTGCAATAGAGGTCATTATACTAACACAATCTTCATCTTTCAATACTTCTTCAAATTTCATTTTTATTCCTCGTTTTTACCTTTTAATAAATAGCCGCCATGATCTTTTTTAATTTTCTCGAAAGAAAATGTATTCAATTCAAAATCTTCTAGTGAGTCTGTGTGATAAGAATAAATGTTATTATTGGAATCTACAAAAATAGACCAATATTTATTTACATTTATATTTTGTTTAATCTTTTCTACCTCCTCCAAAATATCGTCTGGTAAATTTTCAATTAGCTCCTCCTCCTTCGCAGAACACAATAATCTTCCTATCTCGGCTGCAACATGCTTAAAGTTAAACATCTTTCCTACGCCAATACAAAAAGAATATCTATCCATGATTTTTATAGCAGATATGCCCTCTACATTTACCAAAAGCGAGACTATATCTGTAGTTAGTCTAAAATTAGTGTGGGCTATCCAGCAATCCCATCTTTGAGCCGGGCGAAAATAGCTTTCTGGATCATAATTTCCAAAAGGTGTTGTAACAAAAGATGGGTTCATTTGAGGAAAAGCAATTAATTCTTGTTTATCTAATGACAAGGAATCGTCGTCTTCGTCAGAAACAAGCTCAATCTTGTTTTTATTTTTGTGTTTTTGACAAAGCTCATCTTCCACAACATTCCAGCTTTCCCAACTAATCTTATTCATCGCTATCTCCATTGTCATCAAATAAAGGAGAAATATAATCCCTATTGCCCGGATTAATTTCTGTACTTAATTCTATTACCTGCATAATCTCACTAATTTTACTTGCATCATCTGGATTATTTTCTATGTATTCTAAATAAGCTGATTGTAAGCTTTGCATGATGATTTGAGTATATTTTATTGCCATTAGTAGCTGTGCCAGCGTGACCACATCATCGTCATCCCTCCAGCCGAAGTCGTGCATTACGTTATCATCTTCGTCGATATAAAATAGAGACCAGCATTTAGTCTTATCGAATCGACGGCTGTCCGAACTTGAAGAAGAGTTCTCCATAGTATTCCTCTAGTAAAATATTTTTTTCTTGAATTTGGTCCAGTGTATATAGTGACCCGTTCTGAATAGAGTCTGACATATACTTTATCGTTGTCAAGTAAGAAATCTCACATTTGTCGTGATCCAAAACCCTAAATCCGCATAGTATTTTTGGATAAAAATTAAAATCATATTTTATGTAAGATTCATGAATTTGTCTTAATATATCATATTCATTCTTTTCAAATTTATCTACCGTAATAGATGGTATCTCATTATCTTTTGTAAAGAATAAATATAAGTACTTTTGATCATTTGCTTTTCTATTTTTATCAATAGCAGCAACTAGGTAAGATATTTTTATTTGCATTTTAAATAGGGCCTATTTCTAGGCCCTCAAATTATCGTGATAGATTCCAAGAGAGACCAACTAGGCATTGTTTCAGGCTATCTATTTCATCTTTTGATAAAATATGATCCTCGTCACCCATAATGCCCTCTAGAAGTTTTTTCATTTCATCCGATAAACCTGTATACTTACCGGCCAAAGAATCTTTAAATTGTTCTTTGACAGAATTAGCGTATAAATCTACCAACTGCTGACTTGTTATATTAGCCCCAAGATATTTGTCTAACCTGCTGGCAAACTGATCATTCAGCAGAGATAAATATAATCTGTCGTTTTTATCGGTAATTAAAGATGATACCGCTTTGGTTTTTTCAATTATATCATCTGAAGGTTTTTCTTCAACCACGATTGCATTGTTTTGGCTATTTTTTATAACAGAGCTAAAATTGTTATATATTTTTTCACCAAATAATGCCAGAAATATAATTCCTACACCAATAATAGCTCTATACTGCTGGTTCATCTGGTTTATCCTTTTTTACTAGAAGTGGAAAAATTTCCTCTAGTTTTTTTTCAGCTTCCGATAGATTATTTTGTTTACATATATTTTTTAATTTTTCCCAACTAGAGACAATATCAGATAAGCTATCTTTTTTAGTACTATTGTCTAGTTCTATTACTTCATCAGAATTAGCCAAATTTTCTTTAACTGTATTTTGATTAAGCAATTTCTTAAAATCTATAAAATTGCTTGCGATAAATAAAGCCCCAAGAGCAATCGCTATGATTTGAATCCAAGACATATTTCACCTATTCTGTTTTACGTAAAGAGTCGCCAACGATCCAAGCGGATAGTGTTACCACTGCAAATTCTACTTGTTCTTGTGAAAGTTTGAATCCAAGCCCCTCATTTCCGATGGCTACAACCAATGCTGCAACAGCAGCCCAAAAACGTCTAGATTGCAATAATTGTTGTGTCTTAATCATTTGTCTTTACCTCTTTAAAAAGTTTATTAGCCTCGTCAGATGACACATTCCATCTAACAAGCTCTCTGTATAAGTCCGAAGGCTTAATATCCGTGCCCAAACAAGCTTTTCCAACGTGTCTTCTTAATATAATTTTTTCAAGCAAATTAGGTTTTTGAAGCGTAGCTACTCTTTCTTCGCTAGAATTTTTGCATTCATAGATTAAGCGAACTACATTTAAAATAAGTCCGGCAATCATAATCAGTGTTAACGGATCAAAAGAATATCCGTAGTTATTGGTTAGTTTAGCCGATATCTTATTAGCTATAGAATTACTTTTATTTTGCATTTTTTACTATCTCTTTAAAAGATTCCTTAGACATAAAACCCGTATATGTATATTGTTTATTATTTATCCATACTTCAAACCAAGGCGCTATTGTTTGTGATCCAACTTCTACTACGCTCCAGCCAGAAGCTTCTACCCAAGGTTTAATTTCATTTTTCCATCTTTGGCAAGGAGCACAGCCGGGCAATGTATAAAAATTAATTATTCCGTTTTTTTGTTCGTCGGAATACATTGTTGTTAGCTTAGTACACTTGCAATTTTCCCCACATGGACACGGTGTTCTATGGCCGTCTCCATGAATAATATATTTATTACCCCCACATTCACAATCTTTTTTCTCGTCTGGTAACAAATTTTCTAAAACTTTTTTCTCTGCTGCGTCAATAGATAGGTTTATTTCTATTTTCTTTTTTTCAATATCTTCCGGCAAGGCGGCGCTTCTGGTTTTTGGTATAAAATTAATTACTGCCGCTAATGCCAAAATTGCAAATATTATTTTATCTTCATTTTTCATATTATAATACCTCGTCTAAGGACCATTTGATCTTTTGTGCAGGAAAACCGTCTACGCTACTCAATGCCCAAGTGCTTCCGACTTCTATGATATCCTCGGCAACTGATTGTCTCACCCAAAAAGAACCGTCTGGCTGATTAAATCTTTTCGGCCCACTGTTCCAAGGTCCCCAGCTATTTTGTATTAAAAATAATGTTTCATTGAAAATTTCTCTGGTATCGTCCATAGCTATCCAAGCCATTGCATGGGCCCAATTACCAGACCTTTGTGCTATTCCATTTTTATCTCTTTTTTCAGAAAAGCCTAAATTACTGCATGCAAAAATACCATAGCCATTAAATAAGGCATCTCTTGCTTCATCTATGCTCCTGATATTAGATGCGGTTTTTACCTGATTTTTCTTTGCTTCTTCTACTAGCGCTCTAGGTGTTCCGGATCGGCCCCAAGAAGCTGCCATTCTACCATTATAAACCGAAAGATCATGAGATCCATATTTTTTTCTTAATAAGATGCCACCGTCTTGCGTTAAGAATCTGACCGCTCTTTCGCATGTCATTCCTTGGCCCGTGTGTCCACGAACGCCATAAATGCCCTCCGTGGCAGAACGAACTATAAAAGACTCTTTATCGCCATTGATAATTTCGGTCGATCTTGTGGTATCTACGGCGTTTCTAGCGGCGTGACTTACACAATCCCCGGTGGTCTGTCTTTCATTAAATGCTTTTGGGTCAAATTTTAATAAATTTTTGAATAATAAAGCTGTTTTACCCTTGCCAGAGCCAGCTATGGACTGAGCCGCAAGTCCAAAGTAAGGATATTTAGACTCGGCCAATAATCTTTCTTGCCCCTCTTTATCACAAACAGAACCAATAAAACCATTTTTGTATGCGTTTAAAAGCTGAAGAGGGGTATTAAAGATCATATTAGTCTCCTATTTTATCCAGTATGGATTTCGCGGTATTTTTCCACGTAAATTTTTGAGAGGTATTAATGCCGGAATCATTATTTAAAAATCCTGCTGACTGTTTAATCTTGTGAACTTCTTTCATGTGATGTATTACGGCTTCTTTTTGTTTTTCTGTGATCTTAGCCCATAAGCCTTGACCATGAAACCAAATGCCATCTTGAGCTAATTCTAAGCTATCTATTTCGATTAGCCTAGCATTATTTTTATCACAAAATTCAGTATGGGCAGAATAATTTGTGGTTATAACTTGCTTTCCGCATGCTAGAACCTCTAATAATTCTAAATTCCAGCCTTCGGCCCTAGCTGGAAACACCCCGCAGTCAATTTGTCGCATTATATTATACACATTTTTTTGGGTGGCTTGTCTTGGTATAATCTTGATTTTATTTGATAAATGCGAGCTTTTGCATAAATTAACCCAAGATTCTCCCCTATCCATAAGGAAAGGATTATCGCACATAAGCCACAATTCTACGTTATCTTTTTGTGTAAATGCCCTGTTAAAGCATTCTATCAGAATATCATGACCCTTACGTTTTTCCCATTTTCCGCAGTTAAAAAAGATAGTTTCTGGCCTAGATATATTATTTAATCCATTAAATATAACATTATCTACGCCCAAAGGTATTACAGAGGTTGGCACACTAACATGCTGATGAACTATATCTTGAGCCCACTTACTAGTGGTAAAAATATGGTCGCAATGATTTAAGCTGGCGACTTCTTGCTGGGTAAAATGGGTTAATTCAAAAATGGGAAATCCTACGCGCCTTCCTTTTGTTATCCAAGTTGTTAGTTCGTGCTGGTGCCATATTTTAATTTCTGTATCTTTACTATTAATTTTTTTATTTATCCAAAATAAACTTTTGATATCCTCTGACAAATCTTTATCTGGGGAGCTTATAGGATACAAGCATACATCTGTTAGTAAGCTAAGCTCTTTCGAGATATGGTATCCAGTATAGCCATACCCGGTAGTATTTATTGGGGCTTGAATAATCATTTAACTTCCTCTTGTGCTTTTAAAAATTCTGGTATGTATTTTTTATCTTCTCCAAAAAAATGTACAGCCATGTCTATTTTAGTTTTTAGGACATTTTCGCCATTTTGTTTAATTAAATCAAAACTAGCCGCGATTTCTATAGGTGGATGTACTATAATTTTTGTTATATTAACAAAAGAATCATAAATACATTCATCGCATATAAATTCATATCTTTGTTTACCGTATATTTCTTCATGTTTCAGTAATAATTCTTTGATATGATTATCATCCCTTATGTCCAATCTGTAATCTTTGCAAAAGTTTTCTAGGCTATTTCTTACTCCTTCTGTCATTTTGATTAGTCCTGCGTTTGTATCATAAAGATATAGATCATTTAAATTCATAATCTTTTGTAAAAAATCTGTTTTTCTTTTAACGTGAAAAAAAGATATCTCATTTTCTCTATTCAATAAGTTATGCATTATGTGACAATCATTTTTCATTAACTCAAATATATTTTTTGATTTATCTAAAATTAAATCTAAATCTACCCACATAATTTCGTCATAATCTTTTGTAGTTAAAAAACCATAAACACTACATAAAGTCGCGGGGGCCCATATACATGGATAATAATGTCCATAAGATCTTATCTTGTTGTAAATAGTATTAAATGGGGTAGAGTTGTCGATTACTGATAGATCGCAATTAATGTATTCACAATATCTATCTAAATTATTAAGAGATCTTATTTGCCATCTAGACAGTCCTTTAAAATATGGAGTATATCCATTTGAGAAACATCCAGTAATTATAATTCTTTTTGTCATAATATATTCTTTAATTTAGTAATAAAATCATATACAAAGTATTCTCCTGTCAAAAAATACTTATCCATGTTTTTTATATATTCATGTGCTTCTATTATTTTGTTTATATTTAATAAATCTTCCGGGCCATTGTAATATAGAGGATAATCATTCCCTAAATATTCAACGGTCGCATCGAGTTTATTGGTTAAAATAGGTGTGTTTCTTATCATTGGCTCTATTATACCATTATTAGCCGAAGTAGCCCAAAGGCAAGCATATACTAATGTTTTACTTAGATGTTCGTCATACTGATTATTTTCAAGTCGGCTAGGGGCATGTACCTCGTAATCTTTTCCGGTAAAACAGCTTAACCTATTCCATATCTTATTGTATTCCTCAACAAAGCCCGGCAGACAATATGTTTCGTAATTAAGGTTATTATTTTTTATAAAGCTACATATATTGCTAAATTCTTCAAAGTTTCTTAACCAATATCCCAATTGCGAAATAGATGGAGACTTTAAAAATTCAAAGGGGCTCCAAGTTTTGTGCACTTTTTCAGTTGGATGCTTTACAGAAAATGTCGGAATTTTAAGTCCCCATATTTTTAACAAATTATTTACATCTTTTAATAAAGAATTAGATAAGGTTATCAGACATAAACATTTTTCTAAAGATTTATAAAAGTTGGGCTGACTAAATAAAAAATGCAATGAATTTTTTTTATCAAACTCGGGCTTATCATGAACTGGCACATGAATAATTCCAATCCAAGGAAAATTATAATAAGAGTTATCCGTTTTCCTGCCCCATATAAACTTTCTTTCTACAAAATCATCTAAAAATATTCCATTATTAGAATGGAATGGTTTTAAACAATTTATAACATAGCTCCAGCCAGACCTGTGCATGCTAAAGCCTTCGCATTTAGATAAGTTTAGTCTCATCCTATCTTTTCGCCTATAAAAGATTCATAACATCCAGCATCATATATCCATTTAAAAAAATTAATTCTTTTTTTGTAATCTTCGTCTTTAAATTTACAGCCAAACAAAAGCATGTCTGGATTATCGCTCCATTTTTCTTGATTAAAATAGCCCAAATCATAAAACCATTTTGAAAAAAATTTATCATCAAAGTCTGATAGCGGTATGTACTCAAATATATTTAATCTTCTAGACCAAATTAATTGATTATTTTTATTTATTAAAGATGGTGCCATTGCAGACATTGTTCTTGGCGTTAACACCGGCTTAAATCCACCATTAGAATTATAGTAATAACCATTAAAAATACAGCCATAAATTAGAGGCTGGTGAATTTCATCAGTTAGCTCCATTAATGAATTTTTATTCCATTCTCCCCCAATCTTTCTGGCATGATATATGCTAGCTAATTCATTATTAAACTCACTACTTTTTGTATTGTTGTAAACACACGAATGATCGCCCAAAAACCCATAGGCCGACCTATATAAATTATTCAAAGACATAACTCTTGCTAAATAATCGTCTGGTATAAGATTGTTTTCGCATAAAAATCCTACCAATAAAGATTTGGTTGAAGATGGAACTTCATTTAAATCTAGTTTTTTAATGTTTATCTTTACCCCAAGCTCCTTAGCCTGATTTTCAAGAGATTCTGAGCATGGTCTATAGGCAATACCTCGGTCGTCTTTGCTTGATGTAGAAAAAATACCGGGCACTTTTGTTTCATTATTTATTATAAAAAAGTCTATCATACTAGCTTCCAAGAGTTTCCATAGTTTTTAATGGTTAAATTTTTGTTTAAAGCAAATTCGTCTACGGCCTGCTTAACGCTTTCCCATCCGTAGTCGTGACCAGCAATAGTTCCGCTAACTTTAATCTTTGTAAACCAGATATTTAAGTCTTGCTTTACAGATTCATAGTCGTGGGACGCATCGATATAAACAAAGTCTATTGTTTTATCTTCAAAAAATCCTGCCGAATGCTCTGATGGCTGTGGAATAATATAAAAATAATTATGATATTCTTTTGTATTTTCTAGAAAAATTTTAAAAAGATTTTTTATGGTTGGATCGTCTTGATGCTCCCAAGAACCTTTAAAGTGATCAACGGCTACAAATTTTATTTTCTTATTATGTTTTTCAATAATCTCACACATCGCAACGGTACTTCGTCCTTTAAAACATCCAATTTCTACAAATATTGATGAATCATTTGCAGAGGCCACTATTTCTTCATAAAGATTAACATCGTTATGGTCAAACCAGCCCTCGATTGATTCGTATTTCATATTGTCTCCCATATTTATAAAAATTCCTCCATCATATTATATACAACGGAGGAATAAAATGTATAGCTATATATAAAAAATACTAATCTTCTACTGGCGCATTAGATCGCCATTGCCTACAGCTCCAGTACCGCGCTTTCCATTTTGGCCCCGGGCTTGTATCACACTTATGCCTTGCTCTAAACGATTTTCTGCGTTCTGGATCATCTCTCTTAATAGATAAATTTTTATCGCCAAATCTTACAACTACAACGTTGCCGCTTTCATTCTTAGTGTATACGGCAAACTTCTTTGGGCCCTTCGGAGTACGGAATGGTTTATTTAAAGTTACTTTACGGCCCTGATATTCGGCTGAATAAGACTCTTCTGGGCTTTCTGTCTCATCTTCTTCATCGGTTTCTGGCTTGTAATATGAAACAAAGTCAAAGATATTTTGAATGTAGATTTCTGCCTTGGAAACCATATCAGTTGTCCATTCTTCAAGCTCTATATCCATCATTTCCATTTTTTGCACAACCATCATTAGCTGATCGTGCATCTTTTTGATTTGCTCCTTGGCCATATCTGAACCAGACTGAGCCTTCTTCCAAGCCTCTGGGTCTGGACGATCTTTGTCGCCCGGCTTAGCTGGCTTGTACTTTTTGCCCATTCTTTCTTTTTTCTTACGAATATTTTCCCAAAGACTAGCGACTGATACTTCTTCGGTTTTTTCGCCAAAATCCTCATATTCACTATCTTCCGGAATATAAAGATTTGCTTCAGTAAGTTCTTCCTCAAACCCCAATTCAATATCTTCTAAATGTTTTTGGCAGCAATGGGCAAAGTCTGCTTTTTCTAAAAGGCTTTCTTCTGATCCTTCTGCTTTATCTTTATTTCTAAAAGTTGATAGACACATGGCCACTTTTTGCTCATTTGGACGATCTTCATTCGCCAAAAAGGTCATGCACCTGCTCATATACTCTGGTTCTTTTTCATTTTTTTTAGGGCTTGGTAATGGCATATAAGTCTTCCTCTACATCTAATTCTAAGGGTTTTGTTTGTATAAAATCACAATCAGGACATTTAAAAAGAAAAAGCCTACCATCTATAGTATCAAAAATATCATAGATTTTGCAATTGTTTTCTTCTTTATATTGTTTACACACTTCACAATAAAAACCATAACACATCCTATAGCTCCTTAATACAATCTATTAACATAGCGCCCGGGTCTGTATACTTACTTCTTTTTGCGAGTTTGATGACTACCTTTTTAGCATCTTCTTTTTTATATTTAATTTTTACTAAACCATCTAAAACATCCTGCATAACTTTTTTATCAGTCAAGAATTGTACTGACTGCTTTTGGATCTTTTTAGCTTTTTTCTGTGGCTCTAAGACATTTTTTGTGACCCAAGTTCTGGCTGAGCTATTTCCTTGCATTGCCTGCGAAATCGCTGTCTGCTTGATTGATTCGTAGATATCTTGTTCATAGTAAGTATTATCTTCGGCGGTAGAATATAAAGATCTAACTATTTCCATGAAAAAATGAATAAACAAAGGTAGTAACATAAGTAAAACTAATAATACTACAAAGTTGTTATCGTAAGTGTTAGTGTGTTCCATATTACCTCAAAAAATAAGGGGCGATTTCTCACCCCTTATTATACTATGTCAAGAAAGAAAGTCAAATCTTTTTTAGACGCCTGTTCTTAAAACTACAAGATATAGCATTTACAGATTCGTCTGTATTGGTAGGATCAATTTCAAATACGCTAAATAATGCTGAATTTGTCCTACGTTCAATAAGCCGGGCATATCTAGTCCAATCCTTAAATTTGTATTTTACTACAACATCTTCATCAAAATCATCATCTAGCTCAATTTCGATAATCTCTCCGATAAGATGTTTTGGATTTTTGATTGGCTTTAAAGGATTCGTAATTTTCTCCGCTTCTTTGCTTAAAAAGTAAGATTCTCTTTCTAATTTCCGATTCTGAATCCTCTTGGCCCGAATCTTTTTCATTTGGGCTTCTACTCTCTTGGCTCGCTCCATTATGCCTTGATACTCCTGCGTTCTAGGGCTCGTCTAGCAAGCCTACGTGCATCCTCAACACCCTTGTCTCGCAACAATCCTCGTACCAATCCTCCGTGTGCAGTATTCTTATAGACGGCATAAAGCTGTCTACCACTAACTGCCCCGTTGGCAAATTGCCTAAGAAGATTTACCTGAGTATTGTTGCCAGTCAAATCGTTCCAGTTCATAACATATCCCCTTTCAAAGAAACAAAAAAACACAGTATGGCGTGTTGGAATCGAACCAACCTATGAGCGCCTTATAAGAGCGCCGGATGCTACCAGCTTACCTTACACCACATGTTCTACTTATATTTTAACATCTTCTTGAAGAAAGTCAATACCTTTTCCCAAAAACTTTCAGGTTTTTCTTCTTGTTTTATATTTTTTACAAAATTATTATATGATGAATGATGTTTCTGAAAGCTCTTTTGGGCTTCCATAAACTGACTATCGCTCATGCCGGAATCTTTCATAGTTTAACTAGCTCCGGGTTTTGAAAAATGTTTCCAACTACAATAAAGCCTTTGTTATTAAAAGTTACGATATTACAGTCGTTATGTCCCCAATAAAGAGCGAGTCCACCAGCTTTCCACTTTACTTCACACTGAATCCAATGTACCCTTTCCTCGTTGATACTAAACCCTCCACCGGACTTATATGGATATAAAACAATATCGCCTTCATAAATATCTTTTCCATCACGATCTTTAAGGCCGGTATATTGCTGAATAACAATGTCTTTCATTTGACAGTTTAAATTACTATGATTTTTTGTTTCTCTGTCATAAATATAAACTTCACACCCTTCTCCAAAATCTTTTAAAGAAAGAATCGGGTCTTCTTCGGCCCAAGGGTCTAGCCAGCGGTTTTCTTTTTTGTGCCAGATTCTAAATTTAAATTCTCTCATTTATTATAACCTTTCCTTTGACCCAGTATTTTCCGTCATTATCATAGTACATGATATAAAATATATCATCAGAATCTGGCTTTAAAGCTATTCTAGTTTTATCTGAAGAACTATTCATTTTTGGATATGCCTTATCTAAAAACTCATACATTTCCATTAATGAATTTATTCCTTGATGGCATCCATCATCTTTACTGCGTCGATCAAAAATGCTATATTTATAACCCTGTTTTGCATATTCTTTTGCAATCGTTTCTGTCCAATGTTCATATAATATCATCTAAATCCCAAGCCTCTATAGTCTTTAATATTTTTTTACCCATAGCAATTCCTAGTTTATTGGGCTCAAATCTTGCTATTACAACATGATCTTTTCCAAGTAAATGCGGGTCTAATTTTGTTAATTTTTTAACTTCTTTACGGCTTCCTTTTAACAGCATTAATTTTTTGCCATTAAATGTAGTACATCCATAATATTTTGCTAATACGAGGCAAAAGTTTTTTAAAGGAGATTCAGTAATAGACTCAATAACAAACTTATATGGATCTGGATTGGGCGACTGAGTATTTGTAGCTGTATCACTAAATATTTTAATTCCCATCTTAATATCCCCACGCCTCTAGCGTGTATTTAAATGGATTGCCCTCGATATTCTTAACGCACTCTAGCATTTTAGCAGCAATTTCGCGGATTTCAAGTTGTGCCGCCTCATCCATGCGTAATTTTAGAAAATTTTCAAAACACGACATATTAGACATAATGCTTAGGGTTATTTGAGAGTTGTAAGTTTTAAAATATCTTGCCGACTCTTTGGCTCGCTTGCGACCAAGAACTGGCGTTAAATCTTCAAGGCATTTATGATACAAGCTATTGCCTAAAGCTGTATAGTCATTTAGTATATCTTCCCAAGTGTCATTTGTATAGTCATAACTAAAATCTCCAGAATATAAAGTATCTGGAAGTGAAGATGGTTTAATACTCCCCCAATCTTCCGGCAAATAATACTTATCTTCTTTCAACTCTTTATATCTTGCGCTTTCGCCGTTTACATTAAGTAGCCTGTGTTTTACGATATGAATGTGACTTGCCACGCAGCAAGTAATATTAAATTCTACTATGCCTCTCTCAAAAGGGGTCTTATGGGGCTTGCCAGTTCCGTTATTCCAAAGTTTATTAACAAGCAAATCACGAATTTGCCCATCTGTTTTTTTATCAACATCGGCTTGTGTAGAAGTCCATGCTGCTCTAGCTATAGCTCTATCGCCGCCATACCACCCAATTAATTCTACGCTATTATTCATTATCGCTCCATTGTTTTTCTTTTAATACAACAATTATTAAATTTTTGACACACTGATCAAAATCGCCCGTTGGATTTTTCCAATTTTCAAGCACATGATTCAAAACTTTTTTATCTAGTTTTTGAGATTCGGCATCTCTATCATATGAGCCCGTATTAGTCATATGTACATCTAAGGCACAGTCTAATATAGATCGCCCGTCTAAAGCTTTTTCAACCCACTGTGGTCTATACATCGTAATACCCATTCAAAAAATAATCTTCTACTTTATTTTTATATAAATTTATTTGAATATTAGCTTCATGAAACATTTTTGTAGAAATTACAAACTCGTCATACCATCTTGTCTCTGGGACATAATAGGATACCACTCTTTTTATGCCAGCCTGAATAATCATACCAGCACAAACAGGACACGGCATAAATGGATAAGTATAAATTGTACAATCTTTCAGAGATTGCTTAGCAAATAATAAACTATTTCTTTCTGCATGTACAATATATTTGTACTTAATATCTCGGTTATTAAGTTTTTCAGGATCATCTTCAACCCCGCGAGGAAATCCGTTATATCCTAAAGATACAACAGTCCTATCGCTATCTATAATAACAGCCCCGACCTTAGTTGACGGATCTTTTGAGGCAGTTGAGACATATTCTGCCATGCCTAAGAACCATTTGTCCCACTTATAATCCATAGTAAATTTCCATTGCTAATTAAATTTCCAGTCCTGTCTTCAATACATGAACCATTACTAAAAAAAGTATTAATCCCAGCCAACTGTAGCATACCAGAATTTAGTACATGTGAAGAGTTATGAATGTGTCCAAATAGGTGTAACTGTGGTCTAATTTGGCCTATTCTTTTTAATAAATTTTTACATCCAGCCCTCTCTAATTCCATATGCATGGTCAAGTCCAATATTCCCATTGGTGGCCCGTGTGTAATTATAATATCTGTATCATCAGGAATCAAGTCCCAATATTTATGAATTTTTGCTCTATCTACATTCCATGCCCAGTCTTTTCCAAATGTTGGTGTTTGTGGCGCTCCGTAAAATTTCACGCCATCAATTATAGCTTCTTGGTTCTCTAAATAAATAATTCCACTCGGTATTTGCTCGGGGAGAATTCTTTTATGAAAAATAGAAACATCATGATTGCCCGGCACCAAAATCTTATATTGAATATTTAGTGCCGAAAACCAATCCAGAAAAGACATAGTTTCATTATAGTTAATGTCTATGTTTCTAGAATTTGAAAAATCGCCCGAATGAACAACAGCATCTACCTCATGTGGAATTTTTAACTCCCCATGTTTACAATGCGTATCGCTAATATGCCAAATTTTCATTTTATAATCTTTTTAATACTAAAAATATGACCCATTCTGCCCGGCCATGTAGATACTCTAAACTCTTTTTCTGAATTTGGAAGGACATTTTTTCTTATTTCAAATTTCTTATCTTTAAACCAAGTATTACCACCCGATACAACCCCTATAACTTCTTTTTTACTATTTAAAACTGGGGAGCCTGATTCGCCAGATACGAAAAATACATCTGCAAAAATCTCGTTTTCATCCATCGCAGAAACTTTGGTTCTTCTTATTCCTCTCGGAGAACATATAAAAATTTCTTCTTCTTCCTGTATTGTTTCTCCTAAAGAAATAGGGCTAATTTTATTGGGTGTCCATGATTTTAAAATAGCTACATCGGCTTTTTCATCTTTAGACACTAATGTAGAATTTGATACTGGTTGTCCATTTGTATATAATATGCTGTATGTTGAGCTACCTTCAACAACATGAGCAGCAGTCAATATAAGTGATCTATAGCCCTCGCCCAAAGCATGGGGTGCATCTTCAAGCTTTTTAATTACTACCCCAGTTCCTTGCGCAACTCCCCCGCCCGGCATGTTAACACTAATTGTAACAAGAGATTCTTCTTGTGCAATTAAATTAAAAGCAAAAAGACTAAAAAATAAAAATAGAATATACTTCATAATACATTTCCTTAAATAAGAATATCTTTAATTAATTTTCCATTATCAACAATTTCGATAGGTCTCGGGCCCGGGGCCAATAATTCTTTTTCTCCAACAATTCCTAATAAATGATACATCGTGTAAGCTAAATCTTCTGGGCTTGTTGGATTCATATCAGGGTCAGATGCAGTAGGATCAGAAGAGCCATAAACCATTCCCTGCTTTATTCCGCCACCAGCAAGTAATACGCTAAAAACTTTTGGCCAATGATCGCGTCCAGCATCTTTGTTTACTTTTGGCGTTCTACCAAATTCGCTGGAGACCATTATCAATGTTTTACCTAGCATACCACGCTCCTCTAAATCTAATAGTAGAGTCGAAATAGCTTTATCTAAAGGAGGAAGTTGATTATTCATTCCGCCGGAGATGCCTGTGTGCATATCCCAGCCACCATATGTAACAGTCACCATTCTTACGCCAGCTTCAACTAGTCTTCTAGCTATTAGAAGTCTTTGACCCGCTTCATTTTTGCCATATCTTTCTTTAGTTTGATCATTTTCTAATTCTAGATTAAAAGCATCTCTTGCTTGAGCAGAACTAATTAAATTATAAGCCTGTTCATAAAATTTGTCCATAGCCACGATTTTATCTGAATTGTGTTTAGATGAAAATTCTTTATTTAATAAATCAAGAGCCTCTCTTTTTTTGTTGAATCTATTAACTTCGTCTTGAGAATTTAAATCTAAAACTTTAAAATCCTTGCTTGCAGGATCGGAATTTAAGCTAAATGGCTTATAAGAAGAGCTTAGATATCCATTATTAGCAAACTCATTTGGAGTATTTGGTACACAAACATATGGAGGCAAATTGTTTCTTGAGCCATATTCGTGACTAATTACACTTCCGAAACTAGGATATGATAAAGCCGGGCTTGGCTTATACCCAGTAAACATATTATGGGTGCCTCGCTCATGAGCGGCTTCGCCGTGAGTCATTGACCTAATAAGAGTAAATTTGTCAGAAATATTAGCTAGCTGTGGCAATCGGCTTGAGAGTATATCGCCCGTTTTTGTTTTAATAACATTAACATCGCCCCTGTATTCTATTGGAGCAAATGGCTTAGGGTCAAAAGATTCTTGATGAGCTATTCCGCCCGGCAAAAAGATATGAATTACGCTTTCGGCTTTAGCTGGAATAAAATCATATTTTTGTTGCTCTGATTTTAAATATAGTGCCTGAGCTAGATTAATACCGAAAAAACTACCAATCTGTAGAAAATTTCTTCTATACATAAAAGTCCTAATTAAAAGAGCTGTCTGCGGCTAATTCGCCCTTAATATCTTGGGCAAAACAAACTAATTATACTATAATAAATACACTAATCAACTAATTCTGTGATTATTTTGCCACTATTTGCTATTTTCATAGGTCTTCCATCATTGGAAGTAAAATTTGTTTCTAGAGAAATATCAAGCGATTTAAGAACTGTCGCCATTATATCTTGGGCAGAATAGGGTTCAGTGGCTACCGATGTTCCATCTTCGTTTGTAGAGCCGATTACTTGTCCGCCCTTAACTCCGCCGCCACCAAGCACTACGCTCCAAGCTTTTGCATAGTGATCGCGTCCGGCATCGGTGTTAATGTTTGGAGTACGCCCAAACTCGCCCATCCACAAGATTGTGGTGTCTTGATAAAGACCACGTTGATTTAAATCTTCTATTAAAGCACTCATGGCCTGATCCATGATTGGTAGCTTTTCTTCTAGTGTATTAAAAATATCCGCATGATTATCCCAGCCACCAAAATCTACCTCGATAAAAGGAGTACCGACTTCAACCAGACGGCGGGCCATCAAGCATCCTCGCCCAAAAGAATTATCGCCATATCTCTGTTTAATTTTTTCTGGCTCTTTATCTATTTTGAATAGATTCATTTGATCGCTGGCAACAACTTTAACGGCACGGCCTAAAGTCTTTGAATGATCTTGAGGAAGAGAGCCTCTATTTTCTTTTATAAATCCTTTTTCTATAACCTCCAAAGCCCTTAGTCTCTGGATCATCCTTAATTCATCTACATTAAATTTTAAATCTCTAATATTTCCATTTGAACCAACTACAAATGGAGAATAGCTAGCTCCTAAAAATCCCGGGCCAATACTGGCTCCTCCAATAGAAACAAATTGCGGTATTTCTAGTGCTGGATTATTTAACTGATTAGAAATTACAGAGCCATAACTTGGATGCTCCATAGTTGGAGAAGGTGCATATCCAGTATGTAAATAATATCTGCCCCTTGTATGGTCGGCTTCTCTGGTGCTCATGCTTCTAACTATGCTTAGATTATGCATCTGTTTTGATAGAAGGGGCAAATGTTCGCAGATTTGAATGCCATCTGCCGATGTTGAAATAGGTTTAAACTTTCCTCCAGTCGGAGCATTTGGCTTCAAGTCCCATATGTCGATAGTGCTAGGCCCACCATTCATCCAAAGCAAAATACATGATTTATTTTTTTTCTTTATTTCATCCGCTTTTGCAAAAAGTCCAGAACCAACAAAACCAGAAGCCAAAATTAAATTATTTACAAATTCTCTTCTATTCATTTTTATTACCCTTGTTTTTTGTAGCATAACCCTTTTCGACCATAACATTTGATACATCGTCTAAAGAGCCATCTCCATCAACATCTTTATAAATATATCCTAGTACTCTAGACATATTAACAGAATTTGAAATATTTCCATCAAAAGGCACTCTTACATGCACTTCATCATTTGGTTTTAATATTTTTTGTAAATATTCTTTCGATTCTAATCCTCTGGCTTTTTCTTGCTGGTTTTTTGTTTTTATTTCAGGCGCCCAACAATCTACCATTCTTATATTTGCTCGGATTTTAAATTCTACTGTTACAGTATCTCCATCATAAACAGAAATTATTTTAGCCGGGGCATCAATAAATGTTTCTGTCTTAGAATAAGCTAATGTAAACCTTGTAGCTACTACAAATAGCATAAACATAGCGCAATAACTAGAAATAATATTTAAGATTTGAGCAGCTACAAGTTTATATTTCATATTTATTCCTCTTGAAAGATATCCGAGTTTGCCCGGGTCATTAGGGCTATAATATTTTGTCCGCTAGAAGTTTCCGATATAAAATGCACAGAGCCATCACATCTTAGGCTCATTATACCACCATTATGAAAACTGTAAAGCTCACTATCGTTTGTACAATTCATGTTGCACTGTCCTACTATAGTAACAGCACCACTAGAAGAAGTGCCATTTTGTACGCCAATTTCGTTAGAACCATCTAAACTAAATCCATTGTTAATATCGGCCCAGCCCCATCCATCTCCAACAAAAGGCGTATTAAAAACTAAACCAGATTTTGGATTCTGTGATATTCTACTGCCTCTTCCATAGAAACTTGGTCTTCCGGAGCCCTCTGCCACAATTACTGTTTGGCTTGTTCCATCTAGAATCTGGCTCATTTTAACGCCTTGAGGCCCTCTTGCAAGAGCACCAAAGACTTCTCTGGTATTTATTGATGGAAGCCCATTAGACACAAAGAATGAGTTTCTAACAGCATTCACGGAACCATAATCGCTATAACCAAAAACCGGCTGACCATAAGTAATTCCTAAAGCAACATATAGGCTTTGAAAAGGAACTTCTCTGGTCGCTGGTGCTGTTGGGCACAAATATGTAGGGATAGACTTAGTTGTAATTGGGGTATTTAAAGAATCAAACCAATTTACGCCATGATAATAATTGTTATATGCAGATGTTTGTTCAATAAAAGGAAGAACCATTTTTTGCCAAGATTGCTGAAAAACCGGAGGCGAAACACTAATCCGGCTTGGCGGAAATAGTTTATATGTACTTTCGTAATTCAATAAAGCTAATCCAATTTGCTTTAAGTTGTTGGAACATTGCATTCTGCGGGCTGCTTCTCTGGCTGCTTGAACTGCCGGAAGCAATAATCCCACTAAAACGCCAATAATTGCAATAACAACTAGAAGTTCAATCAATGTAAAACCATTCTTTTTTTTCATTTTTTTTCTCCATATAAAAATAGTAAAGCGATATCTATAATTACACTTTACAAATCATATGTTAAGAACTTAACCAAATCTTAACTTACTATCTTTATATGATCTTTAATCCAGTAAACAATGTCTATCACTTGCCAACAACCAAGAAATACTAATATGATTAAAATAATGCAAATTAAATTTGCAATACAAAAATTGAAACATTCTTTGTCGGAGCACGATTTCATATAAAAAAATCCAATAATAATAAGGATAAAACCAAAGATGCTAAACAGAGAGCATAAGCTACAAGTTGATTTGTATTTAGATTCATGCTATTTTCTTTAAAGGGCTGGGCGGGATTTTACCCGCGAGTCTAGGCTTGTCACCCTGTCTAATACCGACTTCCAGCCAAATAGGTCTGCCCAGAATTGAACTGAGACCAAATCCTTAGAAGAGATTTGTGCTATCCTTTACACCACAGACCCGAAGTGGAGGTAATGGCATTGAGCCATGTCCAGTATAAAAATCAAAATAAGTATCTACATTGATAGTAACTTGTTTTTGCACAAATTACAAAGCTACCAGAATTATCTGGGTCAAGTTAATTATAACTATTGATTCCTTATTGTCAAGTAGAATCACACTTTATCCGATTATCGGAGTCATCACAATTTGGTAAAAAGGTTTGTGCAACCCCCGCTGCTAAGCAGCTAAAGCGAAAGTTTCGCCAGTTATCATATTAATCGATTTTTAAACTAGCCACTCGATTAACTAGTCAATGCAACCTAAATCTATTTTACCTGTCGATACTTTTACCCCCATATTCTTCCGACTAAAACTATCGCTAGCATACCAATAAAGTATACAAATATCATTGATTCAATAATAAAACAAAATACTGATAAAAGTCTATTCATGTTATACACCAATTTGGAGGATTTCTTTTTGTCCACTGAAACATGTTCTTGCCATTTTTATCGGTCTTCTTGTCTGATAAATAATAGGCCCGGTATGCTGCGACTGCATCTTTATGCTTGTACTGTTCTGGCATAGCCTGAGCAAAAGGAGTTAGTTCATCACTAACCACTGGAGCATTATTAAAACACCAAACTAAAAAAGAATAACAAAAATGATCTTTATCAAATCTAAACTTGCGTTCGTTGTATAAAGAAAAAGTATGAAGTAAAAGCCATTCGAAATTTTTGGCTGACTCTAAAACCCATTTAGAGCAAGGATGATGTAGATAAGAATGTTTGCGAGGGGTGCCATTTGCAGTTAAAGGCGCTTCTTTTAATTTATCTAGCGAGAAGCGATTAGCAAGCATTTGGCACCCTTCGACAACCATTTTGTTAACATGAATATCTATGAGAGACTGTGCCGCAACTTCTGGATCATAATCTACAACAAAGATGTTCATATTTTATTCCTTATTCTGCATTATCGCAATAACAATAATTACCACTTCGGATTAATAAATCCTTCATAATAATCATCATCATCATCATCATCATCATCATCATCATCATCATCGCGTTCATAGACTTGGCTGTAGTCATACTCTTCGTCATCATACTCTTCGTCATAGTATGTGTCAACTACAGCACTATTAAATTCTACCTCAAAAACACCTACTACTTCATATTTACAGCACCGAACCTTTTGCTCGTTGCAATCCAAAGGAACACTGACGACATCGGCTGGGTCTACTTTACAAATAATAGTCTTATCATTGTCAGAACCAAAACCTTTGACGTATTCAATTGTACCTACGTGAAGACCATAAGAACAACCAATATTACAGTTATCATCGACTTGACGACGAGCTACTTCGGGAGTTGCCCCCACCGAATTATCAAAAGTCTGGGTTCGCTTGTCCTTAAAGTCATGAGTTACTGCCTTGTAAGCTAAAAAATAACCGTCCGGAGTAATGGGCAGATGCTTATGCTCCAAGAAATTATAAAGCTCATTAATGGCCCGGTAAGAAGGATTCTTGTATAAACGCTCTAGAAAACGTAACATCGGCTTATGGTCGAATCCCTCTTTAATCATATTTAGAATACGCTCAGTAATAACCTGATTAACTTCTTCTTTTGCTCCATTTTCTGGATGATAAAAGACAATGCCGTTAGAGATAACAAAATTTCCATCGGCCCATTCATTAATAGTTTTAGCTTTATCTAAAATGCTAATCATCTTTTTTGCGTCATTGTTTTTGACACATTCAACAAGCTCATCATAGTTTTCGTGGCTTGGGTTGAATTGATAAGTTTTAGAATCAACAACTACGGTCCAACAATTTTTTCCATCTTTAATGTAACTTAGCATAACACTCTCCAAAAATTTAAACTACAAACACCACGAATACATTATAACAATACTACTAGAGATATCAAGATGCAAACTGAATATATTTTGCTAATTCTGAAATTATTTTATCAGAACAGCAACTACCATCATTAACAAATGTCAACAATGGATACTTTTCTAGAATTTTTTCTTCTAAAGTATCAATAGGATTTGTCGTAACAGTGACATTTGTATCATACAATTCAATAAACTTAATAGCATCTTTATTAACAGTTTTGCATAGCTCAACACTTTTAACAAAATCTTTAAACTCTGTAAAAGCATCAGGTAATACATTAGCAAGCCTACAGATTAGCCCGCTTCTTTCAGAAGAATTTTGGTCTCGTATAGGGTTTGCTTTCTTCAAATCTTCAATCATGCTTTTTAGATACTGATCAAGGCTAATCCAGCTTTTGTCGTTCAAGAATTCTTTTGAGTGTGCGAACTTAGATTTTATTCCAAATAGTTCAGTACCACTCATAAAGCTACTTGTCATTAATTTTCTTAATCTATAAAAATTATTGTTAAATTGTCCACTGCTAACAATATCATTATTAAAAATTTCTACATAAATCTTTTGTTTAGCAGGAATACTTGTTGCACTGCATTCAATCCAAGCTGTTTTTTTGATTGAAGAGTTATTATATCTATAAACATATCCTTTCTTTACAGTCGCAGTAGTATTACTGCGTTCTACTTTTGGTAAAGATGATGGATCACTAATAAACTGTGGCTCAATTCCTGCCTCCTTGATCTGATCTTCTGTAAAAACAGCAACTCTAGAATTAGTATCACGAACAAGATTTTTAATACGAGCAGAACAACCTTTAACATATTTAAATAGTTGCGAGTTTAAATTCAGGTGTGATGTATTAGTAGTCTGATAACTAGATACACGACCTCTCGACGACTCATAAATTGTAAAAGAAGTCTTTGTATTCTTGAGAGAATATTTATCAGAAAGTTTGTCAATATAGGCATGACCAAACATGTACCTAATACAATAGCCCTTTAGAATATTTTGTAATGCTAAAGCCTTCTCAAAATTTGTTGTTTTTGATTCAATGATATCTTCTACGTAAGATTTCATATTGTTTTTAATTAGTGCAATTTTTTCTTTAAGAGCGGCAATAGTCTTCTTGTCCATAGACAAATTTTCTCGCCCGGGATCAAAACTAAGCTCTCCAATATTAAAGTAAAGATTAAAATCAATATCTAATCCTTCGCAATACTGGTGAGGAATAGTGTATGCAACATTTCCCATGACTGCATGCTGATAACCACTAATGAAGTTTGCTTTAAACTCCGGCGTATCAATAGTATATTTCTTTTTATTATTTAATTTTTCTACTACGCTTGGAATATTGATATTAGGTAGTTTATTAAAAAAAGAATAAACATATTCCGCTTCTTCGCGGAAACTATCTATAGAGTTATTCTCAACATCTACGCTAATATTTAATCCGTTTGGTTCGTCCGTAGCTACTTCAGAAAGTAGGGCGATCTGAGGCTCACCATCTTCAGACTTATAGCAGCTATAGCTACGCTTAAAACCATTGTGATAGCTAACAACAGTAAAACTATCAACTAAGCAAAAAGGAGATTTAGACCCAAGACCTAATGCTCCAATATAATCATTGGAATTAGTCTTTGTGCTATAGAAATATGTAGTAAATACTTCTCTGATATCTTGGTCAGACAGACCGATACCATAATCACGCACCGAGAACCAAGGTTCAATATGGGTAGGAAGATGAACATCGAATAGAGCATCATTGCCCGCTGCAATATGTGCATCGTGTGCGTTGCAGCTAATCTCACGAATAACGGCCCGGATTTTATGGGTATAAATATTTGAACTAAGAATTTCGAAAGCCTTAGAGCTTGCCTGAATTTTAAAACCGCTGTTCTTGATAGAACCAGACACAATAACATCGCTCTTTGAATCGCCAATAATCATTTCTTTTACCTCAATAAGTCAAAAGTAAATACAACAACAATAGTATAACTAGAAAGTTTCAGAAGTCAAGATGTCAAAAGCTTGTAAAAATTCTTCTTTTGCGTTTTTTGAAAAAAATAACTTTTCAGAAGATTTTGTTCCCCACAAAACTTTTTTCTCAACTTTGAGAATCTTTCTGTCGTACTTCTTGATTATAGCATTATGTACTTGGAAGTCAAGGTTAAATTTTTTTTCTATTACAGAATTCATTCTAGATTCTATATCCAAGTATTCTTTCAGGTGTTTTTTTAGAGGAGATACAATATCACCTAAATAAGCCTCGCTAGCATCATGCATTAACAGTGCAAACAATACATCCCTGCCCGATATTCCATCAAACATAGCCATTTGAACCATGCCCAAGCTATGCTCTGCCACGCTATAGTCTTGCGGTGACTGAGCCCCAAAACGAGAAACTCTACTTAATCCATGAGCAATAGTTTGAATAGAAATCATTTCTTCAACAGGATTAATCAAATCAATTTTACTACCATCGCACAAAGTAATACAGCTTTCGTTCATTTTGCACCTAAATATTCATGAGAGTAACAAGTTCTAACGGCATCTATTTCTTTTCTTTTATCTTCTTTTCTAATTTTATCACCTTTTGGAATATATAAATAATCCTTTCTGGCTCGGCCATTTTTGCTAGTAGCTTTCCATAGTGGCGATCTATTTCTATACTCGCCCATTCTGGGGTGCGCGGTTTTAGAAAAATATCTATGTCCGCTATCAGTAAAAAGCTTTGCTATAAAATCAGAAAATCTAACGCCTATACCAAGCCCCTGATAATCTGGCAATACTACTGTTCTATGTTCTCTCCAAGCATTTTTAACCGTACCACTAGGATAAGCTAAAGCAGAACCAAAAGCAATAGGTTTAGTGTCATATAATCCCAAAAAACACCGGGCAGATTTATTTATTTTATCGTCTAAATAATGATGGTGCCTAAAAACTTCCCACCACTCGGTTGTGCAAGAGTAGATTTCGAGTTGTATTTCTGGTCTACTCCGAAGAGACCTCCTTGAAGTCAAAACTCCTGTTTGTGTGTCAAAAATCCAGTCTGGTTGTAGCCATTCAATAATATCGTAATGACAGGTAGAAAAAACTACACCTGAAATATTATTTTGTCTAATATATCTTTGTGTGGCATGACAACTACTTTTGGCCACAGTACGATCAATAACACTGGTAAATTCATCTATTGATACATTGCTATCTAAAATTCTAGCAAGTCTTGCCCGGAATTGTTCTCCATTACTTAATACGTGAAAGGGTCTGCACCATGAAGGAACACTATTTAAACCAACAGCAGACAGTTTTTGTTGCTCTACTTGGCTAACAATAGCAAGTTCCGGATTCCAATCGGGATCATTTGTGATGCCATAATAATGTTTTAATAGAGAGGTTTTACCGCTTCCGCTTGACCCTACAATGAGACCTATTGCCCAAGAATTATCTCTTTTAGGAGCATTAAAATCTGGCAGTTCAAATACGCTATTGCCGTTAAAATTATAATCAAATGGTTGAATAGCATTTATTAAATTTTCGTCTAGTTTAACAGAGGTATATAGTTTCATGATTATGTTTCGTCAAAAATTCCAACCAAAGATATTCCCAGATTTGATTTCTGGTTTCTGTTCTTATTTGCCCCATGATTTTTGTAGAGACCTGTTTTCTATTTTGATAGCCTACTTGACTTCTAACTGTTTTCATTTTCGTCTTTAAACTGATCCCAGACTTGGTCCCCGACTTGGTCCCCGACTTGGCTCCAGACTTGGTTCCTGACTTGGCTCTCGACTTGGTTACTGACTTGGTTCCAGACTTGTTTCGTGGTTTGGTTCCAGACTTGGCTCCTGACTTGGATCTTAACAGTTTTCATTTCTTGCTCCTGACTTGGTTCCCGACTTGGTCCCAGACTTGGTCCCCGACTTGGCACCTGATTTCATATTGAATCGGCTTCATTATACACCCGCATAAAAAAAGGTACAGTATATTTTACTATACTGTACCTAATTTGTCAAGTAGTAATTAAAAATTAGTCGCGGGCTCGGCGTTCTCGCTCTAGTTCCTTATCATACTCACGCTGATAGGTGCATTCGATGATAAACCCAGCAGGAACAGTAACGTCTCCATGAGTTGGGTGTAGTACCGTTGTTTCAGAATTACAAACCAGTACTGGACCCTTCAAGGACTCTTCATTCCAAACTGGTGGTAAATAAACATCTACACCATTTAAAGATTTAAGACAGTGCTTTGCTCCCTCGGTATTACCAACAACAAGCTGGCGATTAACCTCGGAAAGCTTTTCTACTTTCTTGTAATCCTTTGGAACAGATGCGACAACAGTTAGTGCCAAGTCGCCCTGCCAGATACGATCACGCACAGTTGATGCCTCAGTAAAACGCACTGGGGTACCGGGCTTAACTGCTTCTTCGTTGTTAAGAACACGCTTCACAAAACTCTGGATTTCTTCAATTGCATTAATAATTGCATTAATCATAATAACCTCTTACTAAGTACGAGCCAAAACATTAAACTTTTCACCACCACCTAGCCAAACTTGAGCGTCTTCACATGTTTCAATGCTATCAGGAACGCCCAGAACAAACATTCTACCCGTTGGACAAGTTACAACAAGCCGATTGCCATAGTTTTCAGTATTATACAGTGCCTCTTTAGTATTTTCAATATCGTTATGACGATAATCTAAACATTTTGCACCGGATTCCTGTAGATATCTCGCCCAACCAAAACGATTAATCATAATGGCCCGGGCTTCATTATTGTTGGTAGCATTAATTTCCTCTACCGTCAACGTCTCTGGAGCCATAACAGTCTTTTCATTTAGTCTTACACCATCAATAGCCCAAACCTTGTATCCATCACGATATGCAACGGCTGGACCATTTTCATTATGTAAACGAAATTGATCGTCTAAGTGAATCTCTGAATGCTTGTGCTGAAAAATAACACAGGTATCATAAGGAGCCCACCAGCCAACATTCTTGGCAATACCAATTAGTCCTTCTAGCTTGCGGCATTCTTCAACACCTAGCTCATTAAGAACATAATCATAATATCCTAGCCAGCCAGCTTCATGACTACCAAAAGTTTGATTATTTAATTCATCATAAACAGCAGAGCGATATCTCTCAGTATCCGACTCATTGACTTCTCCCTTGAGTTTAACCGCTAGCTTTGCAGCAGCAATCGGACTATCGGCTAAATAAAAGTTTTCTGGACAAACTAAACCAGCAGCTTCGTATGCAAGCCGGGCATACTTCTTGGCTTCTTCTAGGTTACACTCTCCGCAGTCAAGGCCAATATCGATCCACTTCTGCCGATACTTTGGCAACAATGCTTCTTGTTCTGGCGTTAGCTTGTCGATAGTCTTCTTACTCATAAAACAAATCCTCTCAATAAAGTCTCAAAAAAAACATAACCAACTACATGCTCATTATACAATCTATTTATCGACTGTCAACCTCTTTTTTACAAATTCTTTCACTAAGATAGAAAAAGATTCTTCAAAAACAATATTGCCCGGTATTCTGGTGCAGGCAAACATCTCGGCCATTTCTTCATTGGTATAATGACTAAGATTCTTTCCAGTTCCGCTATAAGCAATTAAAAATTCTTTATCCTTGTGCTGTTCTGCGTAAAAATAAAGGTCTTTAATCTGACGCATTATTTCTGCTCTAGACACACTAGGATGCTTTTCTGCATTTAAATCTTTAGTGCAAATAGCATACGATTGACCTTGAGGCCCCCTGCCCTGATTCCATTTAGCTCCAAAAAACTTGAAGGCATAAGCAGCAGCACCAGCCCCATGAAAACCATCTACATTTGAACCAAAAACAAATACTTGATTCTTGTCTAGCTTTTCTATTATTCCAGTATATGTTTTCATTTTTACCTCAAAAAACAGGGGCCTTTCAGCCCCTATTTAACATCGATGTAACTTTTGTCTACTCCACCAAAAAGAGGCCGATGGGGAACTCGAATCCCCTTAACTTATTTACGAAATAAGCGTTTTACCATATAAACTAAAAGGCCAAGTTGGAGCGGGCGGAATCGAACCACCTACCACTATTATAACAAGTATCTAGATAATTGTCAAGCTGATTATTTATTTTTAGTGCGAGTAGTCAGAATCGAACTGACGCATTTTCGTTGGCAACGAAATATACTACCATTATATTATACCCGCATGTTTTGTTAAGTCCTCTCGTCCGGCACTGCCCCGGATTCCCCAATTTAAAAGATTGGTGATAATCTAGTTACATCTCCGAGAGGTTATTTAAATTATCCCGCCTAGATTCGAACTAGGGCCGTCATAGTCAAAGTATGAAGTGCTACCTTTACACTACGGGATAATAGTCCCGCAGAGACTTCAACTCTGACAGGCATGGTAAGAGCATGCTATGCTAGCCGTTACATTACGGAACGAATTAATCACCATCATTAGTTGCCGGATAAAATACCATATTTCTATTTTTACATACTGGGCATTTTTCTACAGATTTTTGTAAATATGGCGTAGAACCTTGAATATCGCTCATTTCATATTCTTCGGCCCTAGCTTCTGTTCCACAAATATGACATGTACCATACCATACTCTCTGGGGTAGTCTTTTACCCTTTTTGATGATTTCCATCTCATTATATCTCAATAAAAAAGAAAGTCAAGCTCTATTTTATTTTTCTTCTTTTAATATTATGAGCTTTTTGAGCACATATTTTATTACAATATTTTTTATCTACCCTAACAGAGCACTCGAAATCGTTGTGACAAATTTCGCATTGTTTTAGATGTGTTTTAATTTCTACATTTTTAACATTAGAATCTTCTTCAAAATGAAGTTCTCTATGACAATTAGAACATAATAAATCACATTTATCAAGTTCAATTTTTGTTTTTTCCCAAGACCTAGTTAGTCCTTTTTTACTTAATCCAAACTCTTTATCAGAAGACTCCCTATGATGAAAATCTAATGCGGCAGAACATTTATCATAGCCACATTTTTGACACTTTCCGCCTTTATATTCTAAGGCTAATTGTTTTAATTTTAATCTTCTTCGATGAACAGCGTTGGTGCGACATTTTTTACATTTTCTTCTTTCTTTAGGAGTTCCAAAATTTTCTAAAGCAAATTCTGTTTCCCCATGTTGCTTACAAGTCCATATTATTGTTTTTTCTGGCATATATAATCTCCTATACCTATATATACACAAAATGTATAGGTAGTAAGATTATTTTTATTTTACTAGCTCCGAAGTCAGGATTCGAACCTGAATACCGTTCGAGACGGGTTACACAAAATTAACAGTTTTGCCGCTTTCCAATTAGCGTACCTCGGAATGTTTGGCTAACGTTGATCAGCCGATACAATGCCTACAATTGGAATCGAACCAATCAATCCAGACTTATGAAATCTAGTTCTGCTCCAACAGCATAGGCGTAAGTTGTGGATCATGGTATTGCACCACACTCATTCGCGGCTTATGAGGCCGGAAGGATCACTTGATCTATCCACAATAAAAGCCCCCAGCAAGAATCGGACTTGCTTTTCTAAATTACCAATTTAGTGTTCTACCATTGAACTATAGGGGCAAGCATGGGCGGACAGAGTCGAACTGTCGCTTACGATTTTGGAGATCGTTGTGCTACCGTAACACTTCGCCCATGTATTGTATCATTCTTTTACTCATTGTCAAGTGCGTCTGCCCGGAATCGAACCGAGAACTTAAAGTTGGAAGCTTTTTATTTTACCGTTGAAACTACAGACGCTTAGGTTTGTCTTTGTAACTTGCTCTAGCCAGCTTCGCTAGGCCGGATTGATGCCGTTTTCACTGTCGAATATTATATTCCATAGGGGCTCTCTTTTCACTGCCCGAAAGATATATTATTCATTTAAGTCACTTTTATTTATCCAGAAAGACAAACAAATGGGCAATAATGGAATCGAACCATTTTCCTCTAATTGTAAGTTAGAAATTTTAGCCATTAAACTAATCGCCCTATATAAGTCGCCACTAGGAATGGACGACAATGGATCGCTAGAGAATCGAACTCTACCAGATTGCTTGCAAAGCAGTCTCGCCCCCTTGGAACATGGCAACCCTTATTTTGCAGTCTCTCCCGCTGTGTTCCGTTCGGCATCACCCGTTGACCCTCTCTTACAACCCCCATTCGGGAATAATAGTCCTTGAGGCACTTCATAACAACTTCACGGTCTTTTGCTTAAACTGAATATTTTCAGCATTTACCGATAGCATGTTTCGCATAAGCAGTGACGCGCACCGAAATCGAATCGGTGTAATATGGATTGAAAGTCCATACTGGGAAACCAACACCCTGCGCGCCATATTTTTATTGTAACAGATGATTTTAAGTTGTCAAGCGGAAGGTACACGATTCGAAATTAATATTTTTGTGTATATTATATTATACCAACAGGAGATATAATATGATATTTAAATGTACTTTATGCAATAAAGATTTTGAAAGAAGCAAAAGAAATGCTTATATGAGCATTAAAAAAAATTGCAAGCCGTTTTGTTCAAAAACATGTTTTAACTCTTTTCAAACAACAAAACAACAAGTTTTGTGTAAAAATTGCAACAAAGCTTTTTATAAATTATTAAATCAAATCAAACAATCAAAAAATCATTTTTGTTCTAGGTCTTGTTCTGTTACTTATAATAATAAAAATAAGACAAAAGGAAACAGACGATCTAAACTAGAACAATATATTGAATTAAAACTTTCTGAAATATATCCAAATCTTCAAATATTATACAATAATAAAGAAGCTATAAAATCTGAATTAGATATCTATATACCATCTTTAAAATTAGCTTTTGAATTAAATGGAATTTTTCATTATGAACCAATTTTTGGTGAAGATAAATTATCTAACATTCAAAATAACGATAATCGCAAATTTCAAGCTTGTTTAGAACAAAATATAGAACTTTGTATTATCGACACTTCTTCACAAAAATATTTTAAAGAATCTTCTTCGGAAAAATTTTTAAAAATTATATGTGAAATTATCAACAAAAAAAATAATTAAGCGGAGAGTTGAGATACCGCCCCCCATGCTTTCGCACCAACAGTTTTCAAGACTGTGTCCACAACTTTGTGAATTAACTCTCCATTTGCTACGGACGCCCGAAGACGCCCGTGTTACTCACTGTACACTTGGTACATGAGCTAGCGGAGAATAATGGAATCAAACCATTACCGGGTTTTAAACCGGACGAATTTAGCAAATTCGCGTAGCAAATCAGTATCTACCTATTCTCCAAAGCGACTCATAGGGTAATCGAAACCCTGCTTCAAGATCGACAATCTTGCGTCCTGCCCGTCTGGACCAATGAGCCAAATAAGAGGAAGAAGGGAGTCGAACCCTTTTAGCTTGTTTTGCAGACAAGCGCCCCACCTTGGGACAACCTCAAGCACCCCACACAGGAATCGAACCCATTCTTACTAGTCCGTAGCTAGTCGTGCGAAAATTCCACTACACCAGTGAGGCATATTCTTTTATTAACTCGGCCAATCTCTCGGCCTCTTCTTTTGTTAAAAGTATTCTAACCTGCTCTTCATTATTTGTCAACTGTAAAAGTATTCCATACGAATTTTTATTTACACCAACAAAATGACCAGATTCTAATTTTTTGCTAAACATTTTATAATCCTATATAAACAGTAGTCCCAGTCGGAGTCGAACCGACAAACACTTCGTCCTAAGCGAAGCCGCTTTTCCAGTTTGCGTACAGGACTATTTTTGGCCATGCTTAATGATTTTTGCTGATGGTCATTATACCTTGCTGACGCATTAATACAAGTCGAACAAAATATTTTTTCGCAGCTTTTTGTCCCAAGCCAAGCCGGTATTAATGGTATCGCACCACTCTCTTATGCTCTTCAGGCATACGCTAATCTATCTCAGCTAAATACCGATAAAGGTGGAATGGAAAGAATTGAACTTTCGTAAGTTTTGTTCACAGCAAAACCCCCAAACCAACATGGGACAGTCCACATAAAATCTCACACGGCAGAATCGAACTGCATCCTCGATACCCCAAATATCGCGTACAAACCATTATACGTCATGCGAGTTAAAAAATACACAACCAAATTGTAAAAGATCGAAAGTAGTGCGTGACAGAGTTGAACTGCCGTCTCTTGTGTATCAGACAAGGATACTAAACCGTTGTACTAACGCACTGTTGGTATTCATAGTATACACCAAAAAAGACTTTTGTCAATGATATTTTTCAATTTTCTTCTGGGCCCGAACAAAATCCAAGCACAGTTCCGCCCTCGCCATCAAAAATAAGCCCGGCATAATCTGCTTCCGGATTGCTTTTTTGTATATCTTTATAACAAAAAGCCTCTAACTGATACCAAAAATCCTCGGCATCTTTTTCTTTTAGCCCAAGCTTCAGCATTTTTGCAAGCACGAAACCTTTTGGTGTTATTTTATATACTACATTTTCTTCGTCCATTTTTATTCCTTGCTTAAAATAAAGTATTTAATATAATCGGCCGGGTCATACTGGTCATATCCGAAACATTTGACTTGTATCTCTTCAAATATAACAGATACTTTTGAAATGTCAACATCTTCGCCCCATTTTTCTTGGGCAAAAATAATTAAATCATTTATGTTTTGCACTAAATATTCTTCGATATGAATTTTGTTATCGGTATCTTTTGGTAGTCGCATAGTCTATCTCTGTTTTTTCAAATCATTGAAATAAATATATCTGAGAATTCTGTAAAAAATAGTACCCGATGCATTACCGCAAACACCAACCCAAGTCTTGTCTATAGCTTTAATACCTATTTTTTTTCTAATTGCTGACTCAATTGTTGCACGAGTATTTAATTTATATATAACTGATTTCATTTTCTTTTATCCAACTTTGTATTTGCGATTTAACCCAACCAATCTGGCTCATGGTTTTATCAATTCGTATATCAACATCGCCATTAATATTATCCCAAGTTGCTTCGCAAGCCTGTTTGTCAACTTCATTTCTGATTTCGTATATTACTGATGTCATCTTTTATGTAGTCTTTAAATCTATAAAATAGTAAAGATGGGAAACTTATTTTTTTTATAAAAAGGCTCCAGATAGGATATGATATGTGGCGATGAACGTCAATACCCTGTACGACCTCTCTTTGGAGCTTTTCTCTAAGTTTCATTGTTCTTAGTCTTTAAAAAATCGTGAATAGCAATAAATGGCAATCTAAACATTATACGGCCATCATAGTCGATAGTCATCCCAAATTCCCAAACAATTTTTTCTAATTTAAAATTAACAGTTTTCATTTTTTGCTTACAACCTGACTCCTAATTCGATCTATGGCTTGTATCCAGACTTGGCTCCAGACTTGGTCCCCGACTTGGCTCCAGATTTGGCTCCTGACTTGGATCAAGATTTGGTCCCCGACTTGGCTCCTGACTTGGTTCAAGATTTGGTTCCTGACTTGATTTTTGACAATTTTCATTTTTCGTCCCAGACTTGCTCGCAGATTTGGTTCCTGACTTGGTTCCAGACTTGGTTCACGACTTGGTATCCGACTTGGCTCCCGACTTGGTTCCCGACTTGGTCCCAGACTTGGCTCCAGACTTGGTCCCCGACTTGGCTCCAGATTTGGCTCCTGACTTGGATCAAGACTTGGTCCATGATTTGATTCTTAGTTGTTTTCATTTCTTGCTCACGATTTGGCTCCCGACTTGGCTCCAGACTTGGCTCCTGACTTGGTTCAAGATTTGGTCCCCGACTTGGCTCCAGACTTGGCTCCAGACTTGGTATCCGACTTGGCTCACGACTTGGGCCCTGACTTGATTTTTGACAATTTTCATTTTTCGTCCCAGACTTGCTCCCAGATTTGGTTCCTGACTTGGTTCCAGACTTGGTTCACGACTTGGTATCCGACTTGGCTCACGACTTGGGCCCTGATTTGATTCCAGACTTGGTTACTGATTTGGTTCCTGACTTGGCTCACGACTTGGCTCACGACTTGGTTACTGACTTGGTTCCAGACTTGATTCATAGCTCGATGCCTGACTTGACTGCTGACAGCTTTCATTTTTCGTCCCAGACTTGGCTCCTGACTTGGAACCTGACTTGGCTCCTGACTTGGTCCCAGACTTGGCTCCTGACTTGGTCCCAGACTTGGTTCCCGACTTGGTTCCAGACTTGGTTCCCGACTTGGTTCCTGACTTTGCTCAAGGCTTGGCTCCAGACTTGGTAAATAAGTGATTTCATTTTTCGTGCCTGACTTGCTTCCAGACTTGGTTCCCGACTTGGTTACTGACTTGGTTCAAGAATTGGTTCCCGACTTGGATCATGACTTGGTATCCGACTTGGCTCACGACTTGGGCCCTGACTTGATTCATAGCTCGATGCCTGACTTGACTGCTGACAGCTTTCATTTTTCGTCCCAGACTTGGCTCCTGACTTGGAACCTGACTTGGCTCCTGACTTGGTCCCAGACTTGGCTCCTGAC